AGATAGGATCATCCGGCAACGGTGCCAAGATAGGATCATCCGGCAACGGTGCCAAGATAGGATCATCCGGCAACGGAGCCAAGATAGGATCATCCGGCAACGGTGCCAAGATAGGATCATCCGGCAACGGTGCCAAGATAGGATCATCCGGCGACGGTGCCCAGATAGGATCATCCGGCAACGATGCCCAGATAGGATCATCCGGCTACGATGCCCAGATAGGATCATCCGGCGACTATGCCAAGATAGGATCATCCGGCGACGGTGCCAAGATAGACAGCACAGGCGAAGGCTGTGTCATCATGTGCGCAGGTATTAACTCTGTAGCAAAAGCCTCAAAAGGATCATGGATAACACTATCCGAATGGTCTTATTCGGATAAAAAGCAAAGATATATCCCCGTTTGCGTAAAAACGGAATTTGTTGATGGGAAGAAGATCAAAGCAGATACATATTACAGTTTGAAAGGGGGAGTTTTTGTGGAAAGTGTCAATAATTAAGAGGAGGTATTATATATGAAATGGGTGATAATAAAAGGGGTTAGATATCCTATCTCCGTGGTGTCAGCCTTCGCTGCGTATTACGGGGATAATCCCTTTTTGAAGATAAGGATAAGAAACAAATATCACATAATTTATTTTGATAATATGGATTATCTGAATATTCAGATAAGGTATTTGATTAACAACTATCCTGACTTCGTGCAGATAGGGAATTGGTATATATCCAAGAAGCAGGTGATGTCGTGGGCACCCAAGGGGCAGGCCGTGGACGGGTCGGGCTGGGTCATATCCTTTTACCTGTTTTTTGGCTTGGAGAACAGTACTCAAATTAAGTTCGACAAGGAAGAGGAGTATCAAAGAGCTTTAGATTGTTTAAATGAGAAGTTCAATGTAATATTATGAGTTGTATCATGAAAACCATGATACTTAGAGGAGTATTGAGACTGATGGTGATCAAGGCAAATGATGTTATTTAATTTTAAAAAAAAATAAATTGTTATGGAAATAAAAAAGTATTTATCAGTTTATTTAGAGAGTGGATATCTTTTTGACGATATGTCAGAAAGATTAAAGTGGTTTGAGATTGATAAAATCTTGATCAGTTTTACATATGGAGTAGTTAGATATGTAGGAACATGGGGAGGATGTAGGACTGAGAAGACATTAGATGGGAAATTATTTTATTCGTCCGAAGAATGTTTTAAAAAGGGTAAGAGCATCCCTAAGACAAAACTATCAATATATGATGTTTTTAAGTCATTATATGGATTCGCTCCAATAGGTGATGTGTGGAAATACAAAAACGGAAGAGCTGTCAAGGGTGAGTTGGAATATTTTGATGTTGAAATAGATAATAAAGGAAAAATTTATTGTAAGGAAACATATTACAGAACATGTGAAGATGTGTATAAATTCAATGACTTAACTGTAGTTGACAAGAATGGAGACATGAGATTAGTAAAATCTTCAAAAAGTAAATTAATGCTTACTAATGATCAATTAGATGTTGTGGAGAGAATGAAAGGCATCATTGATGACATGGTTAGGTTAAAGATGATTATGTATATTGATCAAGACTATAATCTTTGTTTTCTGCCGGGAGATAAAATAGAAGATTTGACAATGGATGAAACAGATGGATTTGTGGATACCACCGGTATAGTGACATCTATAAAATCTAAGAATGTAGTGGAGTTTTATGTAGAAAACCCATTCGTAAAGATAAAGGATGAGTAATATCTGAATCTGGATTGTGGTGGTTCGTGAGAATAGCCACAATCATATCTCTAAACGTGAACACGAGGAGGTACGTATGTCATTCGATTGACGTTAGGGATCTAGTTATATTAAAAGAGGAGGGATTATGAAAAAGATTGTATTAAAACTGTATGAGTTCGATGAGCTGTCAAAAGATTCACAAGAAAGGATCATAGAGCGTGAGCGCTGGAATGTAATGGAGCAATGTATGAGTGCTTATAATGTAGACTATGAGGCGTCAATGAAAGCCTTTGGGGAGCTAACTAACGCTAAGGTCTATGATTATGAGGTAGGATATTCAACATGCAATTTTAGTTACGGGTTTAAACACAGTGATATATTCACTGAGAACCTATGCGGCAAATTATTGTTTAGGTATATTAACAATAATATTATGCCACATATCACGAAAGGTAAATATTATTCTATAGGCAAATATATAGATGGGAAATATAATTACAAGTGCAGACGCAGTCGGGTAATATTGGGATACGAAGACAATTGTCCATTAACAGGGTCGTGTTATGATTATTATCTTCTTAAACCGATAATTAATTATTACGATACTTGGTGTACTTACCCGGGTGATTTCTCGTTTGAGGATCTGATAGGGCGATGTTACGATAGTTTCTTCAAGTCCTGGCATGAGGAGTATGAGTATTGGGCTGATAATGAAGATGCGATACGTGAGGAACTTCATCATAATCAGTATGAAGATAGACTTTATTATGAGAATGGTGATGTATATGTTTGCCCATTATATACAGTGTGAGATTTCGCCGATTTTATTTTTCATAAGTGTAACAATTAAATTAAATAGTATGAAAACTGCAAATAAGCTGGTTTATTCAAAAGTGAATTACTATACCGAGAACGGATATGAGTATAAAATCAAGACTACAATATCGTTAGATGATGATTGTCATAATAATATGTGTAATTGGAGTATAACCGCTGACATTTGTTGGAAAAACAAATATGGGATATATAAAGAGTATATGGGGGGCTGTTGCCATGATGAGATTGCGAGACATTGTCCGGAATTGGCAAGATTCATTCTGTTATATTACTGCAATCATTATGGCGCTCCTATGTATCCGGTGGAAAATGGCACGTATCACATAAAGAATAGCGATAAGTCCGTGGCGATTAAATATTTGCGTATATCAGATAAGGAATATCTTAAATTATCTGAAGCGGTGGACGATAAGATGTATTTTAAGTATCTGCTTTTCAATCTGGGAATTGTGGATAGATGGAAACGTGAATCAAGCGAGCTTATTGCGGAACTTGAAGACCTGTGTGGAAAGAAATGGGTTAATCCATATAAGCCAGAAGAAGAAAGATTTACCCTGACACTAACGGACGAGGAACGTTTGCTTATTGAAGAGCGTATTAAATCCGGGTATTATTCCGCAGAAAATATCGAAAAACGTAGGGAGGAGGTTCATAAGGCAAAGATGATGGAAAAGCGTGCTGAAATTTGTGAGCAATACGATAAGGTAATCAGGAAAGCGGAAACAGATAAAAAGATAAAGCTCTGTGTACTTGATTATGGATTGTTAACCGATAATGTGATATATTACCCTCACTCAAACACTTTATCTTTCAACTGGAATGATTATGAAAAGAAAATCACACAGGAAGAGTTTGATGATTTCGTGAATAACGTGGATCGCTCCCAACTCCCGGAAGGAATTAAATTTGAGTTAAAGTAATTTTTAGTCTACACATAATCACTATCAGATTTACGGGAGAGACATCCAAGATGTCATGGGCGGCGTTACCGGTGGGGCCGGCGTGTATAGGTAAGACGTGCGGAGGGAAGCGAGGCGTCCGCTCATGTTCGTTGGATTGGCTGGGCAGGCAAATAATATATAAACACATAAGAAGATATGAATATTAAAAAAGGAGATATGGTATCTATAAAGCAAGATTTTATAGACCGGAACAATAGATATGAATATGATAGCAGGGATATATGGGAGGTCAAGGAAGTGTATAAGATAGGTGGCGGATATCATGTGGCTGTAATAAACAATTTAACCGGTTACGGGAACGCTCATCTATGCACATATAATATGGATTTAAGGACTATAGATGATCTTAAAGCAAGATTGCTACAAGATGATAATATAGCTAAAGTGAAAAATAACAATATAAATACATGTAAAATTATGGAAAAGAGAATGATAACAAAACCATTTGACTTAGAGCTGGCAAAGAAAATCAGTAATGGTGAACGCAAGGGTGAGATTGTAACGATCGGGCATAATCATAAGGTAGAGTTAGTGTATTATAATAAAGGTAGGGGGATGTTTAATACACTAGGAGTGATTTATTCTGATGGCGATATAATATCTGACTGGTTCTCTGATAATGGAATGGGAGCAAGAGGATGTAGGCTTTGTATTAATATTCCGGAATATACGGCATTTAAGGATGGGGATGTATTGAGCAATGAAGAAGGTGATTACTTATTCATATTGAATACAAACGGGGAATACCTTACGTCTCATTATGCCTCTTGGAAAAAAGGGAGTTATTTACATTTAAATAATGGACATGCCGATCAAAATAATATTGAGAGATACAGATTTGCTACTGAGGATGAAAGGCAAAAGTTTATTGATGCTCTTAAAACAAGCAAAGAGCCTAAAGCTAAAATGTACTTGAAACAATTCTTTGGTATTAAAGAGAAGTTAAGGTATGATTTCAAACCATTTGATAAAGTGTTAGTAAAATATTATGAAGATGATGATTGGGAGGCCAGTTTATTCATAAGAACAATTACAGACGATCAGGATGGGAAGACTAAATATGAATGTTTGAATGGGACAGTGTATGTTTATTGTATTCCTTATGAATGTAATGAACATCTTTTGTAAAAAATGTATTAAAATGGAAAATAAAGAACAGGATTTTATCAATCGATATAAAAATGTGCAAGAATCCATCGTGAAGACAATGGACAAGGCATTGGAACGGGCAATAGGGAACAAGGTAATAAATTTCGAAAAGTGTGAAGGCGATTATTCGGACGTCTATCCTCTTATCGGAGCGGTTTTACAAAAAGAGCTGGATAGGGTTTTGGGAGGTAGCGTTAGTAAAGACATACATCAAAAAACGAAGAAAGACGCAAGAAAATATGCAAATGATTTTCGTGTGTGGATTGATTATGCGGGCGATTACAGATTTTCAAAATAAATATTAGATATGAAAAGAATAGTAACAGTACAGGATTTAATTAACGAATTAATGCTTGTCGTGAACAAGAAGGCAGAAATAAATGTGACGGTAGCCGGTGATGGTTACGAGACAGAGTACACACCATGTTTATATGATTTTTCGATCATTGATTTTACTGATGTCCATCCTGATGATGGGGAGGCGGAAGATAGGGTTGTTTTACAAATGTATCGTTAATAAGGCAAAAGATGAGAACAGTAAAATTATCTGATTTTTATCCTTATGACAAGGATAAAGGAGGGGTACAAGAGTTACCCCATAAGTTTAAATATCAAATACTTAATTATTGGGGAGGAGATACCGGAATCCTGATAGGGATCACCATGGTATATGAAAGACATTTGTGGAGCGAGGAGGTTAAAGTAATATGATTATGGATGATAATAAGATAATAGAAGCGGCTAAGTTAATAGCCAACTCCTCAGCGGCCTTGATAGAGGCTATGGGGATGATGAGTGAGAATATAGAAAGGGCTAACAGAGGGGAATCTTTGGCTTATACCGAAGATCATTTTATGGAACTGATTCAAGATAACAGAATAACGTATAACGATGTAATACAAGGGGGGGTGGGATTTATGAAGGATGTAGAAAGAGTAAAAGCGTTGAATAAGATGTTATTGAACGCACATGTGGTAGCTTATGGAGCTATCGTTGACCTAATCAAGAAGATAGGAAGGCTTGATCTTGACATGGATAGCGGAACATATGTAGATGATTTTCCGGCTGAAATAAGAGTCTTTACCGATAACGGGTTGATTTGTTTATATATAACATCCGTGTATTTATCGGGGGAAGATAATTTGATGGTCGATGGGTATGATGACAACAATGATAAAGTTGATGGGGTGAACGTTTATTACGACCAGATAGACGAGGTAGTATATCTGGTTAAAATCATATTAGAAGAAATGGAGGGAAAAGATCATGGGGAAAGCAGTTAAAACAGATATGGAATATATGGAGATATTGGAGAAATCATTATCAGCTATCCAATATCTAAGGATACATGGATTCTCGACATACATGGAATCGGAGGGGATTGTAAATAGGATAATGATGTTTAAGGATAAGAATGAGATGAGAGATCGAAAGATCAGATCAATTTAATAAAACTAAGGTAATCATATTAAATGGAGAATCATATGGGAGCTAAAAATAACTTTGATGGGACCGGAGTGGATATCATTGGATGGTTCGCTGCCAAAAGTGCAGGGACCATGTTATTTCTTGGATAGAGAGAATGTGTTTCGTGGGGTGATGGATGTTCGGGGTGCGCTTTTGAAAATGATAATTGCGCAAATCCACGTTGCATGGAATCCGAAAGGGAAGATGGGAAAAGTGTTAAATATACAATAGTTAATACATAATTTACAGAACAACATGAGTGATAGAGTGCAAGAAGCCAAAGAAGAAGGCATAAGACAAGGGATATGGCTATGCATACAAAAATTGGTGCATATGGAGCAATACGATATGGCAAAATATTTTATAAGGTCATTTGAGTTTGGTAGAAATGAGCGCAATGAACTATTGGACAAGAATGGCCCGGATGATAAAATGGAATCATTTATTTCCCGGATGATACTTGATAAAGATGATATAATAACTTTGAGTAATATAGGGTATCATGAGATATGCTCTGTATTTAAATACGATATTGGCTCAAAAGAAATAAAGCTGGAGGTGATTGAGTCTGATAATTATAGTTGTGATGGGTGTATATTTAATGATGGTATCTATTACTGTAAAGATACTTATTGTATTGATAAAGATAGAGAAGATGATACAAATATTATATACAAAGAATCGACATACTCCCACCACTAAAGTGATTGGAATTCTTGGATACAAGTGTACGGGACCCCGGTTTTACAACCGTTGGAATTACCCGTACTCTCCAATTCGGAAATGCCCTTCCGAAGGATATTTTGGATCTGTTTGAATATGCGGATGAGATGAGAAAATGTCTTGATAAGATATTTGATTTGACGATTGATGAAAGATTAAAGTAATAACTTAAAATATAACAATATGAAAATTCAAGTAGAGTTAAATTTAGAAGATGTATTTGAGGACGCTATGTACAACGAAGCGACGTTGAAAGAGGAGTTTACCAGCTCGGTCAGATTAGCCGTAGTACGTGAGCTTAAAGAAAAGTTCAAGGATGAGCTGATGAGGGAAATATCTAATCCGATATCAGAGAAAATTGAGGAGATAGCGAGGGAATCAATGAGCGATCTCATCGAGAACGCCAGCGAGAAGAAATATAGATTCAGGCTAGATTATATGGATGATGAGTTGACGGTGGATGAGTTTATAAGAGGTAGGATGAAGAAAGTTATAGACGTAGGTATTGGGACAATGATAGAATCAAGAGCTAAATCTTTTGTTGATGAGTTAAGGAAGAGGTATGATATGGCGTTCGCTACCTTTATCGTGGATAACATGAGAAAGCAAAATATGTTGAAGGATGAGAAGATATCTGAACTGTTAAAAGATAATCCAGATGAGAGGTAGGGAGGATGCCAAAGGAAGGCTGCGATCGGTGCTCATGACGCCGGCTGCTCCCGAAAGGATAAGGGTGTTGTCTCCGTCATGGCACAGGGCGGCGGCGGAATTTCAAGGGAAGCCTGAGTCTGAACAGCTAGATTTTTGTTCATGGTGCTGTTGTGCTGGAGGGTGTAATTTATGCGCTGATATAAGTAAATATAATACAAAAGGACTTAAAATATATGGAGGATAATTATATGGAGATAGAGAAGCTTAAAGAAAAGTATGACTTCTCTGATGGGTTGATGAGTAAGATAGAGCATTCTATTGACGTATTAAGAAAGGGAGAGGAGTTTGCCCTTAGGTTTTATGATAAGGGATATTATCTTGCTTTCAGTGGAGGCAAGGATAGCCAAGCTCTTTATCATGTAGCTAAATTAGCTGGCGTTAAGTTTGAGGCTCATATGAACATGACTACAGTAGATCCGGCAAACATAGTATCTTTCGTGAAGAAGAACTATCCGGATGTAATAAGACATGTTCCGGATATAAACTTCTACCAGCTTATACGGAAAAAGAAATGTCTCCCATCAAAAACTCAAAGATATTGTTGTGAGGTACTTAAAGAAAGAGGAGGAGGAGGTACGGTAACTTTAGTAGGGATAAGATCAGAGGAATCAAAAACAAGATCTAAAAGAAATGAGATCGGAACCAGTAAAAGAAAGTATGATATATCATTCGATCAGTTCGATGAGCATAAAGAAAAGATGGTATCTTGCGTTGGAGGAAAGGATAAGGTAATAATATCTCCGATACTTGCATGGACGGACAAGGATGTATGGGAGTTCTTGAATAAGATGGGTATAGAACATTGTGATCTATATGATAAGGGGGCGAAGAGGATAGGATGTATATTATGTCCGATGTCTAGTATTGAAGAGATGATGAGATACCCGTTTGATTACCCTCATCAGACAAAGAAGTTCTTGAGTGAGATAGAAATGCTTGTAAAGGATGGTCATTATCAAGAGCTAGGGAGAAATCCAAATACGGTATTAGCATGGTATTTGTCAAAGAGGACGGTGGATGATTTCAAGGGGCTGGTAAAAAGAATACAATCCGGGAAATTTAGACCTAATAAAAAGAATAGGAAGCTATGGGATAGATTTATAGATTATTTTGATCTTAAAAATATAAACATATGAGAAAGATAATAGGAGCGAAAGTAAGAACCCTTTGCCCTTTAAAAAGCAAGGGCGGTACGGTTATAGAAAAAGGAGAAATATGTACTATAGTCAAAAGCTATAAAGAATATAGTATCCGTACCGATGACTATCGAACAATAACCAGAGTGGATAAATGTTGTGTTGAGTTTATGAAGGAATAAACATGAATGATAGGAGAAAGGATGATATTAACTATTAATAATGTTTATTTAATTTAATTCAAAAACAAAATGTCTACTTTTGTAGACAAATAAAAATTACATATATGAAAAAGAGTAAATTTGTAAAGGAGTTAGAGAAGATCATCGATATGGTTAAGATCGAAGATGATGGTTTCGAGTATGGTGGTAAAGTCATCTTCTATAAAGAAGATGATGATAACTATGAAATCACGGTAAAGAACATTGAGATGGATCTGACGGTAGAGGCCAGTGCTATGGCTAGTATGGATGATAGGACTTTTGACTGCCTTATGAGTGAGGTTTATAAACAAAAGTTTACAAAGGCTATAACGATGTCGGAGGATGAGGATGATGAAGACAATTGATAAGATGACCGATCAGGAGATATATGATCTTACTGATGAGCAGGTAGAGAAATTGATCGTAACAAGATGTGCGGAGGAAGGTGTCAGGTTTATAGATGAGCCTCCAATCATGAAGACGTATGGCTATAAATCTATTTCTCCATCTCATTTCTTCTACTATTTGGAGGGCTTGAATATAGCCGTTCTTGATCAGAATGATGCTATTAAGATAGCTAAGTTATTAAGTGAATTTGATCTATACAGGACTAGATATGATTTCACCATATCCAATGAGGAGCTATGCAGTAGATTGGATATAATCAATATCAGGCATGTTCCGATGTTTGACGCGAAAGATAAGGAAGCTTATAAGTCTGTCAAGGATAAGAACAACGAGATAGAGGAGGAGTATAAAGATCAGGTAAACGAATACAAAGAGAATGTAAAAAAGATGGGTGAAATCCGTGCCGAGATATGGCCAAAAGTAATTGATGTAAGGCGCAAGATTGATCACATGAATCATCTTAAAGTTCTTTTCGTAAAGGAATATCTTCCGTTGGTGGATCACGACACGGACAAGGCTATGATATTTTTCAAGAAGGCTTATGATGTGGATGATGATACGGAGAGATATATTCGTGAAGGAATAAAAGATTATCCTTTGTTTAACAATAATATAGATTAAAATGCACAATTGGTTTAAATGTACAGTTTCTTATGAGACCGATGCCGAGGGCGGTATGAAGAAGAAGGTAAAGGAAGAGTATTTAGTGGATGCCCTTTCTTATACAGAGTGTGAGGCTAGAATCATAGAGGAGATGAAACCTTTTATCTCCGGTGAGTTTAGCGTTGATATCAAACGGTTCAGAATAGCGGAATTGTTTGCCATGGATGGAGACCGGTTCTATAAGGTCACGGCTGATTATATTACGATAGACGAGAAATCGGGCAATGAGAAACGCAAGGCGTTTAACTACATCGTTCGGGCCAATGACCTTGATCATGCCAAGAAAAACTTCGAGGAGGGCATGAAGGGTACTATATCAGACTTTATCGTTACCTGTATCAAGGAGGAGAAGAAGCTAATGGACTTCTATGAGTTTGATGGTAAGATCAGGAATCCGGAGAAAAATGAGAATAGTAAGCAATAAAGCTAGCTATGAAACCACATCATCCATAGCCGAGAAGTTGATGGAGATAAGTAAGATGGAGGGTACGATTTATCGTATCCTCACATTATCTAATAAGACTTATCTGGCTTCTAAGTTAGGATATAGCAGGTCCGGGTTCTATAAAAAAATACAGAACAGGAATTTTAATATCCGGGAGCTGGCTCAGATATTTGATACGATCATCAACTTCAAGGATCAAGATTGGACTGAGGGTAAGATTAATAGGCTTAAAAGATATAGGGCTATGAGCCTTATGGAGTTCAATAAAAGTTATAAAAAGAAAAAGGCATGAGAGGTAGGATGTTGCCGTGTGAGAGATGCGGGAGGATGGTAGCCATAAGGAGCAAGGGGTTATGTCCAGCATGCAGAGCCAAGGAACTACCGCCAAAGGGGAGGACGGCGATACGGGCGAAGGCCAAGCCCCGGGGTAGGAGCCTAGCCGTGTTCTTTGGCGCCCACGTAGCTAAGTTAAGTATGATAAGAAGATCTGCTACCGGCGCATATATACCATGTCCTGGGGTAAGCAACATATGCCACTTATACCCTAAACGGAAATATAAATCGGTCGCCGAGGATAATGATAACATTATCTACTTGACGGCTGATGAGCATACAAGATTCGATTATCTATTAGATACGATGGATTTCAGCCGGCTCTTGGATGAGTTTGGTAACGTATGGCTGTTGGCAGCCAGAAGGATGAGGGATCTCACACCTAGAGTCGAGGAGGATGGTAAATTAAAAACCAGATTATTGTCATGGATAGAAGAAAACAAAAATTACTTTTAGCTCTTGGATACGAGGCTATAAGTGATACGATATATAAGAAAGGAATGGATATGGAAGTCATAAGCGATCAAGAATCGTTTGATGATATGAGAGTTCGTTTATCCAAAAAACATCATGTGGTTATCACGGATGATGGTGTTTTAATAGAGTTTGTTCATAATAAGTCAATGGACGAGAATGCGCCATCATATTATTGGCGATCATCATTACCAATATTAAGATCATATCATACAGATCCTAAATTTACCGCATTCTTTGGCATATTAGACGTTTTATCAACGGTTCCGAAGGAAGATATCTATGAGGAAGAAAAGCCTGTTGACGAGCCTAAGAAAGAACCTGAGGAGGAGATAGAAATTGAATATGATCTGGAGACCGAGCAACAGTATTATGCCGCTGAATGGATCAAGGATATCCCGACACCAGTCTTATACAGAATGACCGTGGCTGGCAAGCGTGTTTATTATGAAATGGGAGCTGATGGATACCCTATCATATATGATGGGGCTACCAATAATATTGCGAATGGGTATTGTGATACTTCCGGGGCATTAGAAAAATGGAAAAATGAGATGAGACTCAAGGGCAAGGACCCTGATGAGTACGCTAACTATAGGGCTGACTTAGGTACTATCATGCATTATCTATTTGGGTTGTATCTGACCGGGGTTAACATAAAGCTGATCCCGACATGGATCAGGAAGGTGGTCAAGGAAGCCAAGCTAAGAATAGACAAGTATAGGATGGAGCGGATATTAGTGGATAACATTGATGAGCTAATAGAGGATCTAATATCATTTGCCATATTTTGCAAGGAAAGACATGTAAAACCTGTATTGATCGAGAAGATGTTGAGGTCAAGCAGGTTAAAGGTAGCTTCTTCGGTGGACGCAGTGGTGGAGATGGATAGCGAGCCGGAGATGGTGGAGATAGAGGTCGAGACAGGAGAGTTCTATAAGACGGGAGCCAAGAAAGGTCAGCCTAAGACGGAGAAAAAGAAGATAAAAAGATGCAGGAGGATATTCGCTATATTGGACTTCAAATCAAACAGGAAAGGCAATTTCTATGACGAGTACGCTTTCCAGCTTGAGCTATATAGAAGAATGATACTGGAGAACTACGGAAAGATATTGGAGATAGAGGAGATATATAACTTCGCTCCGGGTGATCCTACCGCTAAGACAAGTCAATATAAGTTGAAGAGACAAACCGATAATCCTATACTTAATATGGCTACGGTTGTATATCTTCAAGGTAAGTATAAGTTTGAGAAAACCAATTATATGGTTACGTCAAGGATCGGATCTTTAGATATAGAGGGTGATTTTGAGTTGAATGGTTTGATAAGAAAAGAGTCGCTGAGAGATTATATATATAGAGTGATGAGTGAGAGGAGAGGATAATGGAATTCAGGGAGTTTGACAAGAGCGTACATCGGTATGAGTTGGATCATAGCAAGCCAAGGAGGAAGATGACGTGCCCGCAATGCGGCAAGGATAAGTGTTTTACGCCGTACGTGGACGTAACCACCGGTCAGATCGTTGGAGAGCAGTTTGGGGTGTGTGATCATAAAAATAAATGTGGTTACTTTAAATATCCAACAGGGAGCGAACTTGGGAACAATGATCTTTTTACCGATTCAAACAAAGTATTAAGGAGGTACAGACCTCCCGTGGATCCGGATATAGCCAACTGCATTCCGGTAAGCAAGATGTTTGAGACGCTTAATCCTTTCGAGACATCTGATCTTCAGGATTATCTATCCAATATATTCGGATCATATCATACCAATAGAGCGTTCAGCTTATATAAGATCGGGATGATGAGATTCGGGGATTGGGGTAAATGCTGCGTATTCTGGCAACTTGATAAAAGTTGGGTGATAAGGACCGGGAAGATAATGGATTACGGACCAGATGGTAAGAGGGTAAAGGTTCCCATGGATCATGTATGCTGGGTTCACATCCTCGACGGTCAAGATTATTTATTAAGGCAATGCCTGTTCGGTGAGTTTCTTATCAACTTCTATCCTAAGGAAGCCCCGGTATATATAGTTGAGTCGGAGAAGACGGCGGTCATCTGTAATATCGTATATCCGGATAGGCTTTTCATGGCATGCGGAGGTATCCATATGTTGAAAAGGGAGATGATAGAGACATTGGGACGTAGGAGAATAGTCCTATATCCTGACAAAGGATCGGCGTTTAACGAGTGGAAGAAGAAGGTGGATAGGGATATGAGGGGGATGAATATCGAGATAAGTGATTTTCTTGAATCAAAGCCCAATATAAATGAGGGAATGGATATAGCTGATTATTTTATCATTAAACAAAACAATAATAACAATGGCAAAAGTAGTTGATAATTACAAGGGATTCAAGGTGCTTGAAATAACAAGACAGGAGATGATGGATAAGTTTACCAGATATGGGTGCTTAGGTATTTGCGATATGTGTAACAGACCTACGTCCGTGGGCTATTACGTGGCGGTAATCAATCAATGGATGTGCAAGGACTGTTACGATGATTTTATTAAATCAATTAACAGGTATGAGGAGGATATGGAAATAGAAAGCAGGAATTTCAATAGATATTGCAGCTTATTTAATGTTGAAATAAAGGAAACAGAATGAAAGAACTGTCTTTAGCCCAGAAAGCTATGTTAAACGGATCCGTATGCCCGTATTGCAAGAACCCATCCACTATGATAAATACGGTGGAGGGGAAGCAAGTTGGGTGCGAGAAGTGTGGGGCTTGGATGAGATCCGATCCTTTCGGGAAGCCGATGGGGAGGCTGGCTAAGCCGGATCTTCTTAGGAGTATGGATATGGTAATGACTGAGATTAATATATTTGCGTATAGAACAAAACGTGATGTGCAGGATATTTACAAAAGTCTATCTGGTGAATTGGATATACCAATAGAACATGTATCCCCATATAAGATGTCTTTGCCATCACTACTTAATACCATGAGATATATTGAAAAGTATGGCGATAATCATATACGGATATATGATAGAACCATGGTAAAGAAGGCTTGTCCTAGGCACGGAGCGGTGGCGATCGGGAGCAACGCCTGCCACGGATGTCCGGAGTTCCTATTCCATGTGGTAAACGGCACGACCGATACGGTGGTGTGTGATATGGATATGAGTTATGGAGATTATATAGAAAGAAATAAATAAAGGTGATTATATATAATTTTACACCAGTTTTATATAGTCATGATTAACAAACGATACCGGAGGTACGCCGGGAATTGAAGCACGTGGAGAGACCTCTTTAGAATCGGTTTCGTGTAAGCAGATTCAACAATGTCCCGATGAAGCGTGAAAATATGCTTTTGGTGTAAAAAAGTATATAAGTACCTAAATAAATTTGATAGACAATATTAATTATATAAAACATGAAAGTAATTTTTATTCATAAGCCAACAGGATTTTATGTAGGAGGATCAGTGTTTAACAAGACATGTGGTTTTTACAAATGTAGGGATAAGATGATAGAAAAAGGCATAAGCGAGGATAAGGCTAATATGCTGATTGATATAATAGGTCCACACGTATGTGTGTGGGAGATAAAGGATGGAGACGATCCTTATGAGAGCATGAGAGATAGACTCGGGGATAAAGCCTCGTATCTGGATGGAGAGGATATTATCGTAGAGAATTATGATTATGATGAGGAGGACGAAGAGGATGGGGAAATCGACTGAATATTATAGGACACATCCGGAAGCCAGAAAGAAGAAGGCTGAGACGGACAAGAAGATTAATGCTCGTCCTGAGCAGAAAGCCAAGAGACGGGAGTTGGGTCGTAAGAATTACAAGACCGATAAGCTGAAGGGTAAGGCTTATAGGAAGGGGAAGGATCTATGCCATACGGCTAAGGGATTAAGATATAAATCAAGATCAGCTAACAGAGGATCTAAATCCGATACGGCTGGCGATAGAAACGCAAGAGGATGAGTGAGGATAGGATATGGAGGTCATCCAAGGAGATCATCATGGATGCCTATGAGAGGATAAGAAAGTATCAGTCGGGAGAGCTTCTCCCGGCTCGTACTGGATACGCTTATCTTGACAAGGCGTTACTGGGCGGGTTCTACCCACAACATGCGGTGGCTATAGGCGCTAGGCCCGGAGTTGGCAAGTCTTATCTGGCGCAAAAAATCATGAGCAATGTGATGAATGTCAATATCAATCCACAGGCAGATGATTATGTATGGTTAAGATGTGAGTTTGAGATGAACCCAGAAGATTTGATGTTACGTTCACTATCAAAAAAAATGGGGAAAGACATACAAGATATACTCCTTAACGAGATGTCAGAAGATGAGGTAAAAGAAATGCAGAGATGCCTCAGGGAAGAGAACTCTAGCAGAATAACATACATCCCTAAACCATCAACCGTAGATGAGCTTCAAAACTTTCTATGGAATGAGTATATGCCAATAAACAAAGATAAAAAAATGGTATTCGTGTCTATAGATCATACGGCCCTGATACAAGGTTCAGGAGATGCCAAAAGGAATATCGACTCGTTGATAACCATGTGCAATATAGCTAAAAGGACTTTTCCTAATATTTTCTTTCTTATAATATCCCAACTCAATCGTGATATCGAAGGACGACGGGATCCAAAAGATCATATGCCAAAGCAATCTGATTTTTATCAATCAGATACATTGGGACAGTTATGTACGGCTATGGTAGCGTTAAATATCCCGAAGAGATACGGGTACTCCTCATACATGCAATTCCCGCAAGGATGGTATCCTAATCTGGAACGTTTTAAAAGTGAATCAAGGCGATCTTTCCGTGTGGATGGATTATTATTCCATCATATCGTAAAGGTCCGTCAACGGTCATTGGAGGAGATTGACGCTATACATGTAGATATCATGAAAGGATATGAGCGATATTATCCTGATGGAGGGGTGGTGCGCCAAGAAAGATCGGGAGGCTCGGATGCCCCTGTGGGCAGTGGCAGACCGGACACGACCGTGGTGACGCTGCCGCCCCCACCTCCCGGTGTTCCATTGGAACAACAATATATACCGCCTAGCGATGATTTCAATGTAGTACATGACGAAACACCTTATTGACATGAGATTGAGACATAATTACTTGCTTGTAGTGATAAAGGTGCTGGAAATGTTCTTGAAGACCGTATTGTCGGTTGAGGATAAGATGGGTATAAAGGAAATTATATCCTCGTTAAAGGAAATGGCTAAATACAGCATCAGATATATCATAAACCGGGAACGGGAAAAGGAGATCATGAGTATCTGTGATGAGGTATCCAATAAAGTACAGGAGTATAAAAGGATAAATGACAACTCAATGATATTGGAATTGGAGAACCTAAAAAGGGAAGTTGTTGCGGTGGAGGATCTTCTTAGCTCATACAAGGGGGTTCTTGACGCCGAACTGGTGATAGCCGAGGATGATATCAGAATCATACGGGACAAGATCGCTATAAGCCTGAGGGAGGACGGAACATGTAAGAGCATGACTGATGCTGATAAAAGGGCTAGGGTGGACGTAAGATACGAGAGGGCGTTAGAGGATTATCGAATCCTTCTAAGATGCGCCAATACGGTTAGGGCTAAGATGTCGGTTGTAGGGCATCTTAACCAATCTATAAATCAATCTATATCAGTTGGTAGAGTTGGTATGGCTAATGAATCTTATACGGTAAAACAGTATGAAAAAGGGAAAGAGATTATCGAAAGCAGACGCCCTTAGGGTGTTGACAAGGGCTTACGATCTAATAAAGAATGATAATTATACATTTATGTGCAGAGCGATAGAAAAGGCAGCGGTTGAATTATCACTTGCTGAAAGATCATGTGTGGCGTGTTATCTTATACCAGAACTGAAGATGTTCAAACCTGTAAACAGAAAAAATGGAGATTTTTGGTTTCATTCATCAAAGAAAAACATAAGGTTACATATAATAGATACGCTAATAGATATATATAACGGAGATGATCATCCCGATATAGTCGAGAGGGTAGCCAGAAAGATTAGGTCAATATTTTAACTTATTTGCATATGTATAGGTGATTATATACAATTTTACACCAAAGATGAAAAAGATATATTTGTACGATAATTCATACTGGGTGTCACCAACACCCTCTACCGGTTGCTCAAGAGCGAGATCACCGGATTCTTTTACTGAGCTAAACGTTTTTGATTTTACCTATCTTACGATTTTTTTTCAAGATAGAACCTTATATCAAAGACCTATTTTGCTCAACCGTCTTTCCCGAAACAAGGGACTATATGATTAGATTGAGTGAGACAAATGTAAGAAAATGAGAAATAAATACATACATCAATAATATGTTTTATAACACAGTTGATGTAAAATAGTATATAATTACCTATGTATATTAATTTTGAACAGATGATGACATCAGGATTAACGATGTCTGATGTCGGGTATCTTTTGATGATCCGGCAGAAAGAGGAGATGGCTAGCGTCATTCCAAAGGAGAAAATAGATAGTTATAAAGCATCTGGTTATATCGAGCTTCAGAAGAACGGCAAGTGGAAGATAACGCCAAGGGGAGGGTCGCTGCTGATGCTGATGGAGACACCCGGCCTGACACCGGAGGTCGAGGGGATCCGGGACCGTATCGTTGGGGTATATAACGATACGGGTAAGGATACAGGAGCTATCAAGGAGGTAGAGAAACGGCTCGTATGGTTCGTGGCTAATACCAACTTCAAGGAAGAACCTATAGTAAGAGCCGTAATATCCCACATAGATCTTAAACGTGAGTATACGATGAGATTGGATAACTTGATCTGGAAACCATCAAATGTGTATAGCGTGCATATGAGTTTATCGGAATCAACGTTATTCGATACGATCATAAAAATGTATGGCATGACGTCTGACTTGTATCTTAGGGAGAACAAGAACAAGGAGCTGGCATGGTTGTTCGCCATAAGCCGACTCCCGGATCCTCCAAGGAAGATGGATAAGGAGTATACTATTACTGGAGATGTTAAGATGGACATCGAAAGAATATCAGATATAAAAAAAGAATTAGGTAGAAGATTAAAAATGTCGATTTAGATTATGGAAAAGGATAAATTATTGAGAATGATAAAAGAGGTGATATTCGAAAGGGTAGGTGAATTTAATGGGTTTAATCGTCCTGAATCGATAACCGATAATGATGAGTTGGGTGCGGATATGGCCATGGATTTACTTGATTTCTTGGAAGTCGTAATGGAAATAGAGAAGAGAACTGGTAGATGTATACCTGATGAAGTACTTAATGTCAAGCCTTATCACGAATTGACGGTAGGAGAGTTTACAAATATGTTGTACGATTATTTAAAGGATTATGAAAAGAGATGAGTTATTGGAGATAGCGAGGGAAGAGATATTCGAGAAAATGCATGAGTTCAATTACATTAATAATATAGAGGTAATTAACGATGTAAGAGAAGACAGTAACTTTTCATCTGATCTAGCTATGGATCCATTTGATTTATTAGAGGTATTGATGGGGATTGAAGAAAAGATGAATATAAGGATACCGGATGATGTCTTTGGTGATAAATCTGTCGATGAACTAACTGTAGGGATTTTTGTGGATATGTTGTACGATTGGCTTGAGAGTAAGTAATGGATTTCGGATATGATGATTGGGAAGAGGGGCTAGAAACCCCTCTTGTCGATGATTGCGATGACGATCACAATGAGGAGGATGAGTATGATTTCGGCTAAAGAACTAAGGATAGGGAATCTTGTAAAAGACAAGGCTGGCAATATATGGAGGGTAGGGTGCGTTACTGGTATGCGTAATGAAAGTAAGTCATTGATTCTTGAACGTGAGGTTGATGACGGGATAATGAAATGGTATTCCGGGGAAGATGATGTCATGCCTATTGAGATAGATGATAACCTGCTTAATACCATCGGGTTTAAGCGTGATAAAGGACGGGATGTATATCGAGGCTACGGAATATCTATAGAGATTTTTGATGATGGGTATTATCTTGGGCTTAGGGATCTGGAAGACGATCTAAGCGATCCTATACATATCAAGGATCTCCACCATCTGCAAAACCTGTCAATGGATTTATATGGACATGATATAGATAAAGACTTATGATTATACCGGAGAATAATTTGTTATGCAAGGTCATAAACGGAGAGAGGGTTCTTGCCGCATCCTACTCACAGATAGACACGTTCGTCCAATGTCCATACAAGTGGTATAAAACTTACGTGGAAGGGAATAGATCCACGGAGAAGCATGAGGCCACGTCATATGGTACGGTTATCCATCAGACGATGGAGTATTTCTTCAAGAACGGATGCAGGCCTTCTTATGAGGATATGAGCAAGGCATTCAACTACTACGCCGATATAGAGCAGATTCCTTTCGATAGCGTAAAATCCCAAATCGAGTCCATGCAACATGCGGCTAGGCTAATAAGATGGATTGTGGGGTTGTTTGAGAAGGATGCTGCTGGCAATTATAAGAAGGCATGGTCCGATCTTACGCCAATGGAGAAGGTGGTCCGGGGGTCGAGACCGGCCGGCGTGGAGGAGGGCTTCGTCCTGCCCTATAAGTTGCCCAAGCCCCTTACTTTGGATGGTGTTACGTACGATAAGGTACATATCATAGGATCGGTGGACTGGCGTGGAGAGTATAAGACAAAAGACAGGATAGCTATGTATACGATAGACTGGAAGTCCGGGAGGAAATTATTCGATAAGGATAAGTTGCTTCACAACCTCCAGCACCCGATATACGCCTTTTACATACTAAGGAAATACAAGGTACTTCCGGATATGTGTAGCTATTTCTTTACCCGTATGCTGGACAATCAAAATGTGAAGGTAGATAAGGAGAAAGTGGAGAGATCGGTCAAGGAACTTAATGATATCCTTCTTGATATGTATGATTTCGAGACAAAGAAGATTGATAGCTACCAAGCTCACGTTTGGGACGATGCCAAACAAGGGTATAAGTACGAGAAGCGCTACCTCATGGGACTCCAGCCGGCCTGCCTTGAACCCCGCCCCAAGCCCTTGTGTTTTTGGTGCGATTTCTCGATCCACAAACAAGGGACATGCAGGTACTCATCGGATTGGGACGAGTTAAAAAGAAAGAATAAAAAAGATTAACTTTATTAAAAAGCCTAGGCAAACATCTAGGCTTTAATTATATTTGTATCACCAAAAAGAACTGATTATGGACAAAAGTGAAAAAGAAAAACAGATATTAGATCTTCTGATGTCTAGAAAAGATATCAGGAAATTGGTAGAGAAATCAAATGAATGTTATTCTAAAATGGATTTCGTGGGAGCCATGAAATACCGGAAGGAGATAAAGGATATAGTAGACCGGGAATCGAAGATTATGTTAACAAAAAGCGAGTCTTTGGTAAGCTTGATGAATAACGCTGATAATGAATATAAATTCAATATGCTGGTATGGCTACATTCCATGATGTGCATGGCGGATGTATTTAATGGGATATTGGAGGATTTCAAGGATGGAGTAAGAAAAGCCAATGGAAACTCCAAGTTTATTAAATTCGATAATCTAGATCGATTGATGATGGAGTGCAAGAAGGAAATTGATTATCTGATGAAAGGCACAAGTAAATCATTTCAAATATCCTTTGCCGTAAGGAGCGATGAGATGAGGGAGGTGATAGAGAATATGGTTGGGGATAATATCCGGGAAGGGTACGACATGTTTAAGGAAGAGGCTAAGATGACCAAAGAGACAGACAGGAGCAAGATAGAGGAATTTAATAAAAAACTAGATCATGATTAAATGCGATATAAAGGCAGGTGATATAGTTCATACCCAGGTGGGCACGGGAGAAGTGATAGCTATAAGTAAGACGATGGATACATTGATGGTAAAAATGTTTGACGGTCGTGAATGCCCAGTGAAATTAAAATACGTAAAGGCTGTTTTTGATAACTATAAATCCAAATGATATACAAATTAAGGCCATATCAAGAGGAATGCGTTAAAAGTATCTCCGATTACATAAACTCTGATAGACATGACCCGGTGTTGATCGTGGCTCCCGTAGCGGCAGGGAAATCTATCCTCATAGCCGAAGCGGCTAGATTGATGGGAGATAAGACGCTGATTTTACAACCATCAAAAGAATTGCTGCAACAGAACCACGACAAGATAACGTCGTATGGCATACCGGCTACCATCTACTCCGCTTCCTGTGGCAAGAAAGAGCTATCTAACATGATATATGCCACGTTAGGATCTATCAAGAAAGTTGTTGGTCAGCTTAAGGAGATGGGAATCAGAAATGTATTGATAGATGAGGCTCATGCCGGATACAGTCCTGAGGATGGCAGTGAGTTCATGACATTCATGAATGAGCTGAAGCCGAGAAAGGTGATAGGGTTTACAGCCACGCCATGTAGACTTAAAAACATGTCGATAGGACAGACATCATATTCCCAACTTAATTTCATCACTCGTATGAGACCGGTATATTTCAAGAACCTAATCCATGTCATACAGGTGGAGGAGATGATAAGGCAAGGATTTTGGACACCTCTTAAATATGAGACATGGGATTTCAATGGAGATGCCCTTAAACTTAATTCTAACGGCTCCGAATATACGGCCGAGTCTATTAGTGAGGCGGTGAGAAAAAACGGCTTAAACAACCTTATTTTACGTCGGTTGATGGTATTAAAAGACGTATGCAGATCTATACTGGTGTTTATGGATTCTGTTGAGAGCTGCAATACCGCCGCCGAATGGATGAACGCAAAGATATGCGCTGGCATGGCGGAAGTGGTTCACGGAGGCACGCCAAAGAAACAGCGGGAGGCTATAGTCGAGGGGTTCAAGTCGGGTAAGACGAAGGTAGTGTTCAACTATTCCGCCCTCGGTACGGGATTCGATCATCCGGGTCTGGATTGCGTGATAGTAGGAAGGCCGACATTCTCGTTCTCGTCGTTTTATCAGTGGCTTGGAAGGGCAGTCCGTATAAAAGACGGAAAGGATAGTGCTTTGGTCGTTGATTGTTGTAACAACTCGTCAAGGTTCGGTGATATAAGGAAACTTAGTATAGAGAACTACAAGGGGTATGGATGGGGAATGTTTATCGGCGATAAGCTAATAACTAATATCCCGATGGGGGATAAGGTAACGAAAACAGATCTGGATATCAAAGCCGCCAAGAAAGATCGTAGGAGGGGGCTGGCGCAGGGCATTACCGCCTCCCCTGTACCCGGGAGACCGGATCATCCCCTTGGCTCTACGGTAATGACATTCGGGAAATATTGTGGGTGGATGTTGCATTCGATCCCAGTATCGTACTTCAAATTCATAAACGAGACATTTGACTGGGATAATGATAGGAACAAGGATATAAAAGAATACATAGATTTTTTAATCAAAAACAACAGATTATGACAGGATGTATATATCATGAGGCTGATCTTGACGGAGTAATGTCAGCGGCTATAGTAAAAAAGTATTTCAAGGGGGACATTGATCTTCTTCCTTACAATTACGGCAAGGAAATACCTGACGTGAATAAATATGATAAGGTATTTGTAGTTGACGTATCATTTGGCGATAGAACGAGATTCTTATTCGACGAATGGGAAGACAAGGGGATAGATGTCACATGGATAGACCACCATAAGACGGCGATAGAAGCTGTGAAGGACTATAATGTCAAAGGCAAGAGACGTATCGGAACGGCGGCTTGCGAGCTTACGTGGGAATATCTTTTCGATGACATCAAAACTCCTAATGTGGTAAAATTATTGAGCGCTTATGATGTATGGGATCATGATCGCTTCGAATGGAGTGACGTTCTTTCATTCCAATATGGGATGAGAGGGTATTGCGGGCTTGACGTTGACATGGTCAGTGAGGTGCTAAACAAGGCGAATGGCGAGTTTGTTTCTGATATGATAAGAAATGGCGAGGCCATAATAGAATATATCATCGAGAAAAACAGAGGAGAAATGAAGATGTTCTCATTCGAGGCAGATATATTTGGATACAAGGCGATATGTATGAATACTACGGAGTTTAACTCCACCACATTCGAGTCTATGTACGATCCTAGAAAACATGATTTGATGATGCCATTTTGCTGGAACGGCAGATTCTTCAGATGCTCGTTCTATACCACCAAGAAGGAGGTGGATGTCTCGGCGCTGGCACGCAAGGCTAACCCCGGTGGAGGAGGCCATAAGGCGGCTGCCGGATTCCAGCTTAGCGTGGAGGATATGATGGAGTTTTTGAAAACAAGGAAAATGTTATGATTGGATTAGTATCTACCTTTATAATAATGGCGTATTCTATCTATTTGATAGTAGAAGGAAATGAAAAGAATGATTCGACTAAATTTTATGGAGGGATAATAGCAACGATCTTATCTATCTTCTTGATGTGCTTAGTAATACAAAATACAAATACAAAAGATATGGGAAAGGTATATAAATTCAAGAGACTTAACGAAATGAAGCTAGACGATTACGGCTTCGGTTTATTCGAGTACAATGGCGTTCTTTATTTCAAGGAGGCAGATGAAGGGAGATGCTTTGATGTAAGGAGCGGGAATGAGACTATTATCGGGAAAGATAAAATTGTAACGGCCTTGGAGGATTGATCATGAGAAAACTTGGCGACACCAACAGGACAAGGAAAAGGAGCATACGGCACTCGTGGGTAAAGGCAGGTCCGGGAATCCAACGCTGCGCTGTTTGCGGGATTACGAAGCAAAGCGAGTGGAGAGACGGGAAGACCTCGATTTGTGTGCATCTATCATCTGGTGAGCTTTATTCTATGACTGGCGAGACACCAGAATGTAGGGATCTTAGTGAATTTTATATATAATTACATATGAAAGAGGAATTTGGTAAATACGAAAAGGTCGTTTATGACGGTGAGGTATTTGAGGTACTTGAAACCGCCGATCGTACAGGAATGATGAAATTAGGCCCATTATTTAAAGCATCATATGAATATGCTTGGGCTGACGAGGAAATGGTTGTATCGTTAAACAGGGCTATTAAATTAAGGATTATTGATGAGGAAACGGTCGATAAGCTTACGGATTATAGTTCTATCGGCGAGGGTCTATGTAATACCAATGATGGGAAAGCGACAGATGTGCCGTTCGTTGGGAAGGACGGCAGCGGTAAGAATGACCGGGCCGACGGCAAACTCCGGTGGGACCTCCTCCCTTTGGCTGAGATAGAGGACATCGTGAGGGTATATACAAAAGGTGCCAAGAAGTATGCTGATAACTCATGGCAAGATATACCTGATGGGTTCAATCGTTATCTAGGTGCACTCATGAGACACTTGGTCGCTTATACGAAAGGGGAGAGATATGATAAGGAGGGATTCATGCATCTATCCGCCGTATGCTGGAACGCTATAGCGTTATTATATTACGATAAACATAACAAAGGGTTAATAGAATGGAAGGATCAAGAGAAATAATAGTAGACGAGGAATTAAAAGCTATTGACAAAAGGACTGGTAGGTACATTGATGTGATCGCACGTACTATTGACAATGGTACTTCATTCCCGATAGTTAAGCACCTTGATAAGAATCGTAAAGAGCTGAATTATGATTGTGTAAGGCATCTTAATTTTGATATAGACATAGATTGGGAGTTGAGAAGATATCAAATCGTGAAGGATTTATTATCTAACAATTTCGATGGGAGAAAGATGAGTATAGATGAGGTAGATAATGCTATATTTACCGCTGATTTGATTATTAACAGACTAAAAACTATTTGATATGGTAAGAATTGATTTTTTCACGAAGAAAGACGCTGAGTACAGCGACTACATGCGGTATATTATCGCCAACACATTACAGGAGTATGAGGGTGAGGTCACGTTAAACCAGATCCCGGAGAACAAAGCCACGGAGGAGGAAATATCCAAGTACGGTATAGAGGTATATCCTACTATCATCGTCAGCGGAGATAACATGGATGGCTTTAATAAACTTGAGGGGATGGCCAGAAAAGCTGATCTTATTAACGTCATGTCGTTATACGACAAGAAATAGGCTTATGACGATAAGGGATAAATATTTTGGTTGGAAAGATATATTCTTTGACAGGTTCGTGCATTGTTGTAATGAAAAAAGTGACCAACCACAAGGGAGTAATATACCTCTAGCCAAAATAAACTTCGATAACAAGACAGGATATGTAGAGGACGGGACTATTAATATAGCCGAGCTTCTTCAATATCTTTGGATAAATAATAAGGTCTATAGGTGTGAATATGCACCCATAGATATATCTTCTGTCTTACAAACATTGATTAGATTGACCGAGAACGCTAAACATATGTTTGAGGATCAACCGGGTATATATGATATGATCCCATATAGAGGATTTTTTCTTAGAGATGACTTTTCATCCGGGAAAGATTATTCACTTGATTTGGATAAAATAGTGAGCGGGATGGGAGGATGGTATGGGGAGGATGAAGACCCATGCTATTCGATGTTTGTTAGCCAAGATCAGATATGGAACTTAAATCCGATATTAAAGGTATTAGCTGATGAGGGATCTATTCTAGCCAAGGAACTTGGGTATGATATGAACTCATATGTCAGCGATAATGGATACACGATATACAACCCATATCTGTCATGGATCAATCATTACTATCATTATTGCCCGACATTTAATGAGGATAAATTAAAGCCTTGGGATAGGGTGGAAGACAGAAAGAATAAATTCAAGATGACGGATAAGGTCAAGAGAGGCGCCAATAACTGGTACTATTCAGGCGGAACTATATCTTGTGTAGATAGCTTCTTAGGGAAGAAATACAGGAAGAATCTCCGAACCTTTATCTATCGTGGAATAGTATTCTTCCTTGACAGGATATGGCATACGCCTTTATTTGAGAAGATGGGTGTGAAAATGAAATATAACGCTTATTACTGTTATGCCGCCACCTCCGGTATTTGGTACAATAAAGGATTCAAGAAAAGGCTAGCCAAGAGATTTAACGAGTCTTTACGTAGCGGAGGGGAGCTGTTCGGGGCTAACCTAGCCTGCATGGTATGTGACCGTAAGGATATCGATTGGGAGGCGCTTCGTCTTTGGCTTGACAAATACGATGATCCTACTGATAAGGGCATGGTGAATAGCCCTATTCAATTTATGTATTTATATTTATATTACACTTTTAACAAATAATTTGAGAACACAATTGCAACGATATGATCATAAACAAGACATGGTCGATGCCGAATAAAGAGACATTCAGCATAAAACCGATAAGGGAACTTATAGACAAATATCGAGAAGAGGGGATGGTTATAGTGGATCCGTTCGCCAGAAACAGCGATATAGGGACGATAACCAACGATCTTGATCCTGAGACTAAGGCTATGTATCATAAAGACGCCACGGATTTCTTGTGTCAACTTGATGATAATATAGCTGATATGGTACTATATGATCCACCATATTCCGCTAGACAGGTATCCGAGTCGTATAAAAGACTTGGAGGTGCTGTTAATATGCAGACAACACAATCTAGTTATTGGACTAGGCAGAAGAAGGAGATAGCTAGGATCACCAAGAAAGGAGGGGTGGTCATTACCTGCGCGTGGAACTCCGGCGGTATAGGGGCCGGGCTTGGCTTCGAGCAGCAGGAGATTCTTCTCGTGGCCCATGGGGGATGGCATAATGATACGATCGTTACGGTAGAGAAAAAGATCAAGGATTAGATGAACGAAAGGATATTCACCACAAAAGAACAGGGGAGAATGCTGGTCGAGGCTGGTCTCCCTATCTCTACCGCCAGCGGCTATAGGTCATATGGGGTAGATAGACTTTATTCTATGGAAGATAACGCCGGTCGTGTAAGCCTTACTGAGGTCGTTACCCCGGACGTATCAAGTCCTGTTTGGGATGTAGGTACGTTACTGAATTTGTTCCCGGAGGAGGTAGATGGTTATACATTCGAATGCTATAAGCTAAAAGGAACATGGCTTGTATCATATAGGGATGTGGATGACATTGCTATATATTGGAGTAACGAAAAACTTCTTATAGATGCGTTATTCTCGTTGATGATGGATTTAATTGAACATGGATTATATGGAACAAGTAACAAGAATAAGATACAAAACGGAGGATAATCCGCCTATGGATAATGTCCCTCTTATAGGATACAGCAAAAAATACGACTGTTGGGTAGCGTTAGTATACAGAAGAGGAGACAAGTATGATTAAATTATGGAGTGCGATGTTGAATATAAGACATCTCCTCCAGATGAGTACGAATACGTATATCCGTGAGAACTAGAAGGGATATATTTATATTTAAGCATGATTAATATTATTTTAATATTATTCATGCTTTTGTTTTTGTTTAAGTCGTACTTTTGTATCAACATTAAAAACCAGATTGTTATGAACAAATTGATCTTGAACGATATCCAAGACCTGTGGAGGTGGAGGGAGAAGATAAACATTGATGACTTCAAAGAGGATCCTATGGCTGAGGATATGCCATTATATTTCCCGTGTGCCGTCGTATGGCATGTGGATTATGGTGAGCATGACGATGGTAATTATGTATGTTATGGTTTTGTTTATGTAACAGAAATATTAGGGATATGAACATTAAAAAACAGATAGTTCTTGACGAAAAAGATTACGATGAATTAGTGAATTATGCTAATCTTAGTGATGATGAGATAAAAAGCAAAATCGCCAGCGCTCTAACCACTGACATGATATTTAGCTTCGATTTTGATGTAAACAAAAAGGTTACGGGGAATATGAGGATCGAAAGCGCTACCCATAATCTAGGATATGACGAATATGATAATATCGTAAGGGCTAGAGACGAGAATATTCACCATGCTGTCTATACAGCGATATATGATTATCTTGAGAAAATAAAGAGAGATAATAATGAGTTAAGTACAAAAGATTGGATATTATTCACGTCTATAATCTTATCTATTTTCGCAATGGGATTTGCAGGTGGATGGTTGGCATTTAATTGATTAAATTATGGATAATTTAAAAGACATACAAAATATAACCGGTCTTACGTCAGAAGCTATATTCAATATACGTAAACCTGTTGATTATATGTGTAGTGATATAGACAGTCATATAAAAGATATCAGGACACAATGTGATTATATTATGGATGGGGATGAGGAGGATGTTAAATACTATTCAAAATCAATCAAATCAGACGTAGATTCTTATTTCGAGGATATACGGTCAAAGGTCGAGAATCTCCGTGATTGGGGAGAGCAGTGGAAAGTACTGGCTAAAGATCTGTTTGATGAGTTGATGAAAGTGAATAGCAATAAAGCCATAGACAGCTATCTATCTTATAAGGCATTGGAGAAGATTAAGGAACATTTTAAAAATCAATAGATATGAAATTACTATTTTTAGATTTAGAGACAACCGGGGTTAAGTTCTGGAGAAACGGGATACACCAAATAGGAGGGATCGTGGATATCGACGGGCAGGAGGCCGAGAGGTTTGACATTCGCCTAGCCCCGAACCCTGCCGCCACGATAGAGCAAGAGGCGCTGGACGTGGCTGGAGTTACCTTGGAGCAGGTGCAGTCGTATCAGCCTATGGAAGAAGGGTACAGGCAGTTAGTTGGTGTATTATCCAAATACGTGAATAAGTTCGATAAGAGGGATAAAATGTATTTAGTGGGGTATAACAACGCTGGATTCGATAACCACTTCCTACGGGCTTTATTCCAGCAATGTGGGGATAAGTATTTCGGATCATGGTTCTATCCTAACTGCATGGATGTATATGTTATGGCAACGCCATTCCTGATGGACGTAAGAAACGATATGGAGAACTTTAAGTTGATGACCGTAGCCAAAACCATGGGCATTGAGATCGACGAGAATAAGCTCCATGACGCTACTTACGATATTGAGCTGACTAGGGACATTTTCTATCGTATAATCGGTAAAATGGATGTTAAGTTATGAGGGAAATTTTAGAGGCGATGCATGATTATCCGGATGAGGCGCTTGGGTTGTGTTTCTTTTTGATAGTGGTTATCTGGTTATTGTCAGGTATATTTGAGAAAAAAAATGAATGATAAACTCGATGAGATACTGGATCTCCTGAAATCTCAAAATGAGATGATTAAGGATATCCACGATTATGTAAAAGAAGTTACCAGCGAGAAGTATATAGGGGAGTCTAGGATGACCAGCTTCTCTATCAACTTGGCCGCTGATATACTTACCGAGGCTATCAGTCCTAAGATAAAGGGGATGATGGTGGATCTATTGAAGAAACAAGGATGGAAAACTGAATGAAATATGGGGACTTACGAGAGAAAAGTAAATCAATTAAAGGATTTGATGATAAGGAAATACAAATCGGCTTACGATAAGTCTAAGGAAATGGACATAGATATAAGTTCAATGACATATCTTCCAGAACCGGACGTATTCAATGTTATGTATACTGAGCATATGTCCGTTATTCTTGATCGGGTTAATAAGATCATAGATGATAACAAGGATAAGCTCAAGAATCCAACTTGCGCTACTTGCGTACATCTACATGATCAGGAGTGGGCGAAAAGATACGGGGAAGTATGTTGCCCCGTTTGGCAAGTGTGCGACCATTATATAAACCCTAATAGAAAATATAATAGGGAGCAAAAGACTTATGCGAGACGGCCAAGCAATAAGGCTTGTCCTAATTATGAGTATGGTGATGATAATTTTGAAAACAGAAGAAGATGTATAAAAGAAAAGAATACCCGATAAAGAGCTATGTGCCGATGCGCACCAACAAGGATAGGACGTGTATCTGCTGTGGCGATACGATCCCAGCCGGCAGCAGCAGGATGATACCTAAGCATGCCAAGGCAAATCACGGTCTATGTTTCCCGTGCTTCAGGAAATGGAGAGATACCGGAGGAGATCTTAAGCTTATGAACAACCCCGGAGATGCGAAGAAAGAGCATGTCATACATATGTCTAATATCCTGAAAGGGAATTGTGATATAATAAAAGGTCGAAAGCTTTACGTGGCTTTTAAAAAGGCGATAAACGGCGGAAAGAAGATCGTTATCAAATTTGACACTGATCAACCGATATCTATGTCAACAAGAGTCATGAATCCTTCATTCGGGGAGATTATGGATGAGTATGGCAAGGACATATTCCAAGGTAATCTCAAACTGGTAGATGTTCCAAAAGGAGTTAAAGACTTGATAGTTAACTATATAGAAAAATATCGCAAATTATGAATATAAAAACATTTATATACATGATCCTGACATTCAGGAGAGTAGATCCTATACCTAAGAATATAGGTCTTATGTTAAGTACAACGTTCTGGATATCTATAGTATGGATAATATCCAACTTTACCATATTGATAATGAGATTAACAAAGTAGACGAAATGAAAGAAGGTGATGTGATATACAAGAATGGCGTGGAGCTGCTTGTGGTATTAAGCTACGACCATAATGAACCATGTAAGGGTTGCTTCTTCTACGAGGATAAGGCGTGCGGATCAGAAAAACTGATAAAATGCTGGGATTGTAAAAAGGAATGGTGATTATATATAATTTTACACTAAAAAAATGACATATAAATAGGAATTTATAAATATTCTATTTATATTTGCGATATGTATTTGGTGGAGCAACATATAATTACTATTAACGATAAGAGATATAAGGATTTAGATCGAATATGTCTCTTATCCAAGAATCTGTATAATGCGGCTTTGTATATAATAAAGCAGGAGTTTCTTAGTACAGGTAAATGGATAAGAGCTGTAGATCTTAACAAGAAGATGGTAGCAGAGAATAACATAGATTATAGAGCAATGAGTGGATCATCCTCTCAGCAGGTTCTTATGGCTTTAGACAAGAACCTAAAATCTTATTTCTCTGCTATCAAGGCATGGAAACGTGATAATAAGAAATTTACCGGATGTCCTAAATTTCCAAAATATAAGCATAAAACAAAAGGAAGGAACGTATTTTCTTATTCTTACGCACAGTTTAAACATAGAGGAGGTTTTATCTATTTCCCTAAGAAGGAAGGATTATCTCCTTTAAGAACTAATTGCAAGGAAGGAACTGTAAAACAGATTAGATTTGTTCCTAAATCCGATTGTTATGTCATAGAAGTTGTATATGAGTCAATTGTGAAAAAGCAACTTGATGATAACAACAGGATCATGTCTATTGATCTAGGTGTAAATAACCTCGCTTCTATCGTGACCAACGTAAGCAATAAGCCTATTTTGATAGATGGAAGGAGACTTAAATCCATCAATCAGTATTACAATAAAAAAAGGTCAGATATTCAAAAACAATTAAAGAAAGTAAATGGAAAAGAAAATTCGAGACGGTTGATGTCCTTAACAAGAAGGAGAAACAACAAGGTTAAAGATTATCTTCATAAGGCGAGTAAGGAGATAATAAATACTTGCTTGAAGGAGGATATAACAACATTGATAGTAGGTCATAATGATGGATGGAAACAAAATGTTAACCTTGGTAAAAGGAATAATCAGAATTTTGTTTCGATTCCATTTGAGATGTTTATATCAATGTTAAGGTATAAATCGGAAAGACAAGGACTAAGATTTGTTGAAGTAAACGAATCTCACACGTCAAAATGCAGTTCTTTCGATTTAGAATCAGTAGGTCATCATGATACTTATGTTGGTAGAAGGGTAAGAAGAGGTCTTTTTATGACAAGAGATGGTATTCTTATTAACGCTGACATCAACGGAAGTTATAACATCATGAGAAAAGTAAAGGGGGATGCAGTAATGCCACTCCATACAGGGTTTGGGTATAACCCAGTTAAGAAATTTATTAACTAATTATATGAGTGCAAACTTGTATATAATTACCAATAACGTTGACAAGGGAACAGCTAATGCTGATATCCCAATGCGTGGAAGACATCAGTAGATTCGCCGCTGGCGACATGGACCTACAACATACGACAGATACGTTGATAAATGATATGGATGGAGCGGAAACGCTAGGGATAAGAAGCTTTATAATCAATAACTCACGAGCGATAAGAAGAAGACTGTTCCCTGATCTTGGGGATTATGAGCATATAGGATATGATGGGGGTAGTAAGGATAAGATAAATAGGAAGAGACTTATCGGTAACACCTACCAGATATATAGGTCGATATTACATCAGTTGGCCATTGACGAGAACTGGAATAACGTGTATAGTGATATCACGTTGCCTTCAGGTGATATGGGAACGATCAAGGTAGAGAAGGTTGACGATGATAAGAATAACGACATTTAACGATACTAAAATATGAGCTTATTTGTATGCGCTAAATGCGGTTGCGTTGATAATACCGCCACGTCTAGTTACTGGATGTTGACAAACGAGTATATGGTGGACAAATTCGAGTATGCCAAGGAACTACAGCCGTACAAGGGCATGGGGCTGTGCAGCGAATGCGGGAGGCTGGCTACCAGCCCTGACGGCCGTGATGTCGTGGTGCCCGGAAAATGGCACGGGAAGTTTCCGAAGGAGAAAGCTACCGAAGAGCAGTTAAAGAAAGTAGGATATAAAAATCTGATAAAATGAATAAGATAAGAAGAGGAGAAGTTAAAATATATAAAGGGGTAAAATACATAGCTATCCCTGAGGTACAAGAAGAGAGTTGTGAGGGATGTTGTTTTTACGACGAAGGAATTTGTTCAATAGAGCATAATAATGATCCTAATTGCCTTCATAGCGGCATGATCTGGGCAAAAGAAGAAAATGGTATGAGCGATATCAAAGAAAAGGCTATTAAATTGGCTATAGAGGCCATGAAACCTATCCCGGTATATTCATCGCCATGTTATAGTATAAATGACAGCAGATCGCCCGAGGAAAAACATGAGGAAGATATGAGGTTTTGCAAGGAGTTTAACGACCTTAAATGCGAAATGCTTATTGACATGGCCAAGAAAATAGAGGAGTATTTATTATAAGGATACTATCTTGATGATCGGGGACGCTTCCGGAAAAGAAGGACAGTTCTCCGACTCCGATAAGAAGACGGCGGAAAACTTCGGGTGCGAGTATATGGATGTGGATGATTTTGTGTATAAATATAATAACCGATAACGAAAATAAGAAGGATAGGATGATAATTTCCTATCCTTCTACTATCTTAATCAAATATCTTACCCCCGAAAGAGATGAAAGACTCTCTTGATTGAGGTTTGTTCTTGATATTATATAACGTTTTCTCAAATCCCTTCCTAGTCATATAAACCGTATTCCTGATCCCGGTATCCGTATTGTATCTGTAATGCGCGTAACCCTTCTTCATAACATTCTCTGTCAATATCCATTCTCTCTTATTCTTGTAAAAGAAACCCTGCTCTTGTAAAAACTCTCTTAGAGATCTTTCCGCTATATCACATCCATGAGACTCTAACTCTCTCCTGACGTCACGGATCAACATATCATCACCTTTGTCATTGGCCATGATAGCTGTTTCGGCGAATCCTACCTTAGGAGCCTGCTCTTTGATAATGTTATCGGATATTCTCTTAGCCTCCTCTACCTCTTTCTTGGCCTCAGCTAACGCCTGTTTCTCTTTCTCGGATGCCAACAACGCTTCTAATGCTTCTATATAATTATGTGGAAGATTCTTCTCCACGGATTCTTCCATCTTATTGAAAGCATTTACCGCACCATGAAACACACTTCTATATACATCAAATACTCTTCTTTCTTTTCTTGCTATTAAATATTCCATACAAGACACAGAAATCATATACACAATCGTAGGTCTCCCACCAACTGGGTTTTTGCCATTTTGGGTAAAAACTTTATAATCAATATCTTTAATAAATCCATTATCACCAGTAAGCACTCTAACAGCCTTGCCCTTATCAGAATATATCAAAGGCCAAACATCATCTAAATTAACTGGAAAATCTTCTCCGGATTTAACTAACTCAAGAACCTTCTCGAAATACAATCTAATAGACAAATTGTCATTTAAAACAATATTACACATAATATAAAAAATAGGCTCAAAAGGAAATGTCGGATCTCACCTCGACAAATCCTAATGAGCCAAAAATATCTTACACATTGAATGACCTTGAAGTGAGATCCCGTCATTCATTGTTTCATAATGCAAATATAGCCAATCAAATTGTCTTAAACAATTGACTGGCTATTTTTTTCATCACGCTATATCAGCAGTTATCTTCCCCTGTCAAAGTACCAATTAGCGTCCTCCCCAGACTCGTCCTTATCCCTACCTCCTAAGAAGAATCCCATCGTCATGCCGTTGGTCATCAACCAGTAGTCGGATGTCTGCTTAATATCCCTAGCCGTCTTGATATTATACCATTGCTTACCAAACGAGAACTTCATGAGCTGCCTCCATAGCTTGCTCTCGCCCTTATACACGCCGGTCTGGACGGTGGCGAACGGATCCCAGTTCCGAGGATCGGTGAGATCACCTAGCTTCCGGGCGGTAACCAGAGGATCCTGCAGCATGTCTATGGCGTTAAGCTCCATAAACGGGGATGTCTGGGAAGCGATCTCATTGATCGTCCTGAATCCTATATAGGTAATGAACTGCCCGAACCAACTATCTTCATTATCCTCCCTGTATCCCATCAAAGCCCGTCCTATGGCTATCATGGTAGCGAATACCGCCATATTGATAATCGATCTCTTGATATTGATCTGCTCGTAGGGGGTAAGCTTATCATACTCTTCCTTAAGCACGTCATATGCCTCCCCCATCCTACCCTCGGACATCGAGCCATAGACATTTCCGGCCAATCTCCATAATGTTCTCATATATCCTTCCTCGAACTGGTTGGTCTGGAAATTGAACCCAGCTTTCTTATACGCCCGCTGCACGGCCAATATAAACCATCCACGATGAGGCAGCACCATGTTAAGGATAGCGTTCCGGCTAGCCCCCACCCGGTTCTGCTCGTTCAAGGCGCCGTCACAGATCTGCACCATGCTCCTGACCCTACTGGACAAGGTGGGTATATATCGGTCTATAATATCCTTGTTAGCCTCGCTCTTAGCCACGATCTTTCCATCCTTGACGTCTACCATGTTCCACATAGAATAATCCCTTAAACGCTCCCAATCACGTTTAGCCTCGTTAGCGGACATATTCCTGTCCTTCATCATCGTCTCCTTGAAATTGGAGTATGACCAAAACTGACCCTCGTATAGGCGGGTATCATCCATGACCGAGATAATAACCTGCGGATCCAACGGGGAGTTAAGAACCTCCATCATCTTAAACGGCAGGTCCCGGAATAAGGTTCTCCAGATCTTGTTGTAGGCCGCCGATCGTACACGGTTGCGGACATTAAACACACCTAGGGCCTCTCCAACGACATATAGCTTGTTGGTACGGTTTATGTCCCCGATCTCAGACACGTACGTACTCAACTGCTTCTGGGCTTCCCCATAGGCGTATTTCATGGAATCCTTGCTTATATACTGCCCCACCATACCCTCCAAAAGGAAGTTGGCCTGCCCAGTAAGGGCGCCGGTAGCCGCGACGAACGGGGAGAAGCCTAAGTTGGATTTGGATACGAACTTAGTAAACATAAGAGCTAGCTTATTAAGGTCCACCTTATAGCTTCCTACGTTCCATTCTATACGTTTGTTATTTATCCTGACATCATAGATACTGGCGTTAACCCAATCTTGAAACATCCTATAGGCATGCGTTGCCTCCGGATTCTTACCGCCGTCGTATTGTGTCTCCAGCATCATGTTCCTGTATCCCATGACATCATCCAAGGCCGCCCTCTTATACTTGTAAGAGGTCGCTTGTAAGGATAACATGGAATAGGAGTAGGCGAAGTCATGGGACACGTCATCGGCATTCTCTAGCTTACTTAGATAGTACTTGGGGATCATGCGATATTTGTTATCGTTCTCATCAAGCTCTCCTAGTTCTTGCCCTTGACCGTGTATAGGGTCATCCACCCTCTCGCCAACAATATCACGCACGGCGTTGCCGATGGCCGCCTTCGGGTCAACCCCGGCCTGCACCATCCTCTCCACGCCGCCCTTGGATATTTGTGGTATCTGGTAGATGTTCCTGAACCGCTCGTCATAATCCTCCATAGCCTTACGGCTTATGTTAAGCAGCTCCTTCCTCATCTCCCACTTATCCTTATTGATCGTAGCTTCCTCCCCTTCGTTGGTAATACCGTATTTCTTGAAAAAAGCCTCGTTCTTGTACTTATCGAACCTAGGCGTATGATACCCATAGCCCAGATCGGGATTATAATTAGGATTACGGAAAGAACTCTCGGCATCGGCCTCTTCTAGCCACTGGTTATTGATCGATAAGTCAATCATATTAATATCGAACCCGAAACGGGATACGCTCTCTTCCTTTGATATACCATTTTCCATGGCATCAAAGAACTCGGATACCTTATACGTACCGTTATTTATCTTCCTGACAAAGCCAGAATACCCCTTGGGAGAGTATTTTCTCATATAAGGATATAGCCGAGTTCTGGCGTACTCGATAAGTATACTATTAGCCTTACCCATAGCTATATCATTAGCCAGCTTATTGTTGAAGTCAGGACCGTACTTCTTTCTAAAGAACGCCACCTCCACGGTTGTCCATGACGGGTTCTTCCGGGATAGCTTGGAGGCCATCCTATCCACTTGGCTGCGGGAGCGGGCGGACATATGCTCCTTGGCGAATTTAATTTCATCCATGCCCTTGTCGTACGCCATGACGTCCCTTAGAGCGTTACGGTAGGAATCCGTGACTCCACTCTCCACCGTATCAGGCATATCCATCTCAATAGCCTCAGCGGAAGCGGCGGCATTAATGACGCTCTTGGCCTCGGCCAGACGGTCGTATAGCTCGTTTATCTTCCTTAATGACGATGACCCACGAAGACGATCGAAATCATACTCGCCATATCTGGTACTGTCCCGGTACTGAATAAGCAAAGGTCTTAACTGATCGTTGATCTCATTTATTGTTGCCATCGCCTCCTCTACCTTATCTATCCTTGATGATGATACAGATTGCTCCGTGATCTTATCAACCAGATTCTCGTAATAATCACCCTCCTCGGATCCCCACATATCCTTAGAGAAACCAAGATGACCGCCAGCCAGCAGGAACTCGAACGCCGCCTTACCGCCCTCTGACCGCTCTATCCCGCGAAGTATCTCCTTGAATTCCGCGGAAGCCTTACGACCCTCGTTGGTATTCCCGAACTCCTCGGCCCATGCCTCGTCCCATGCCTTTATCTCCTCGGACATCATCAGAGCCTCTGATCCCTCTTCCTTTGGTGTCCCATCGGAATACCACTCGCTCTTAGCTATAGCCCTGTCACGTAAAATATCCAGATAAGATCTCCAAGCTATAGGATCGGATTGAAACGCCTTCCAATCGACCTTCCCGTTCCTCACGAACTTATCCATAGCCACATACCTGCTCCTGCGGATACGGGACATGAAATCGGATGTAGCTTGTGATACCCTGCGACCCAGCCTTTCCTCTACCTTCTTGTTCACATTCTCGATCTTATCGTAATAAGCCTGCACCATAGGTTTCTCACGATTCTCATCCAACCACCTATTTATCGCATCGAGATATCGTTGCTGATCTTCGAACGTCATGTCCGAGATATCGAAATTCTGAATGGTAGGCTTGAATATATGATATACTTCCTTCGTAATAGGTTTATCCCCATCATATCCTACGATATCGTCACGAGTCTTGACCTTAAGCCCCTTATCAGATAAAAGCATGTCGACAAGTTGCTTCTCGGTCTTACCCGTAACCTTTTTAAGATCATATATATCAATAATAGCTTTCGCCTGCTCTGTCCGATACAGTAAATCGTATTTGGCGAAATCACGGGACGAATCAAGGTAATCAGAGTTCTTACCGTTTATCTTCTGTATAAGATCCTCATTATCCTTTATCCCCCATCCACGCTCTTTCATCATCTTCGTCATCTTATTGATATTAGCCACGCCCTCAACATGAGCGTCGTTATAAGCCTTGGCAAGACGTTGCCCTAACATGCCTAAGATAGCGTTCCCGCTATGTTCTAACGTCCCGAAAAACCGGGACATGACATTGATATCCTTATGGATGTTATTTATCAACTTCTTTATCCCATTCCAATATCTTTCCGGGATATTAAACATCCGGAACTGTCCATCCAGCCAATCCTCGTTACGATCGCTACGAAGGGCGTTTATATCAGACATAGATGTCTCAGCCATCCGCAATATATCATCCATATCCTCTACCATGCCAACCTTGTTGTTGCCATAATAATCCGACGCCTGATTATTGACGAATCCACGAAGATTCCTAATTAACGGTACTATCTCCCCATATACGTTATCGATAACCTGTATCGTCTCATAATCCAATCCCTTGTCGCTTTTACGCAAGCTACTGGCAACAGTGACCAAATACTCCACCTCAGCCTTGGCGGTCGCTATGACACTCTTGGTGGATAACAGGTTGTTGTTTTTATTAAGCTCACCCCCGACTTGTCTCACCTTCTCGCCTATATCACGAAGAAGGGAGATACTCTCACCGATCCTCTGGCTTTGGCTTGATCTCATCCTCTGCAATCTGGTGTATAGCCTTTCCAATGACCTACCGTTCTTGATCAACTTATTAGCCACGTCAACGTCCGATAACGAGTACATGAGATGATCGCTATCCTTTAGCAGAAGCACGTCAAAGGCGCTTGGATCATCAGCTAACGCCGACTCCTTTATCCTGTCAAGTACCTTATTTAAATCCGATCTTTGGCTGGAGAAGAAATTACGTATAGCTCGTACCATCCTGCCAAACAAGGAGAGCTGGGCGTCCTCAGACGAGGTCAGATCCTCTACCGCCCGCTCCATGCCCGGAACGAACCGCTGGGCCAGCGTCTTACCTAGGATCTCCCGCTTCACCATCCGATCCAACTCCTCTCCTTGGTATTCCTTCCCATACACCTCATAGTAACGACCGGCGAATTGATTCCATAATGGCGTGCCAACAACAGAATCCAGCACCTCGTCAATCTCCTGCTGGTTACGATAAGTATCGACCAAAAAATGAGCCACCTCCTCATTGAGATCCTCTACCGTAGCCCCCTCAGCCAAGGCGATAACCCCATTGGCCATATCAGATAACGCCCTAGCCGAAGGATCCACGCCATTACGCATCTTATACTTGTCCATATATTCGGACATACCCATCACACGGATACCTAATGTGGATAAGATGTTGGTTATATCGGTCCTGTTTTGAAGATCCTCCGCCTTCTCATTCTCGATAACCCCACGGACATTGCTCCCGTACAAAGCGTTATCCTCCATCATCAACGACAAGGCTAGCTCCATGAATCCATCATACTTGTTATTAAGCTCCTCAAACTTGCCTTGCCTTAACATACCCTTGATCTCCGATCTGCTTACCGTAACCTTCTCCCCGGACGTAGTGATAAGATCAAGATCATTACTTACCTCCGTATCAAAACCTATAGAACCCAATACGTTCATTTCGGAGGACTGACTTCCAAATCTATTTTTAAGGCTAGAGAAGGCATCCATAGCGTTATAGATCTTAAGACCATCAGAATTGCCGGCTCCAGTAAGATAATATCTATCCCCTAGCCTTATACGTTCCCCACTCAACATACCTTTCTTGATAAGGTAATTAACAAACCCTCCACGGGTGCTTATATTAGAGTCTGAGCTAATACCAAGGATCGGGATGAATGACTCGCTGTTATTAAGGGTTATTGAGGAAGAACCAAAGGAGATGTCAGTCGTGCCAGACGGGATGTCGCTCTCCTCGACACTGCCGGCCAAGAACCCGGCCTCGACCCGCCCACCGGACGATCCTTTTATGGCGTTGGCGTAAGATTCGTGTATCTTGCCGTCATCCGATCTAAAGAACAGGCGAGGCTCACCGGAATCATATACCAATCTTGAAGATGGAGGAGTATAATTCTCAATATTATTTAACGGCAAGACATTGCCAGAAAATATGATCTCCCCGTCTATACTTCCGCCTTTCACCCTAATATTAGGTCGTTGCCCGGTAAAAGCGCTTTCCACGGCCTTCCATAACATACGGGCTGTCTCCTTAATGTCTATATTCTCCCTGATAGCCCTTATATCATCCCATGACACCTCTTTCAGTATCGTGTCGCCAATATTATCCTCATTTATGGAATCCAAATCCACCTCCTGTACCGTGGATGTATCTACCACCGCCATATCACTGACCTCACCTACCTCTCCGGAAGTAAGATAAGCCACTACATTGTCGCTATTCCCAAGGCTTCTGGCCAACGCCGGGGCGTCCATATCACTTATGGCAGACAAGACCTTGGCTGACATAAGTTGTCCCAACTCGCTAGCGTTAAGTCTGGCACTTATGGATCTGGCGGCCTCCTTATTCCTTGGTACGGACTTCGTCCAGTCACCGAACTTAGACCTAAACTTATCGTTATAAATAGTCATATAAGCTTCAGCGGCCTTATTAAGGTCACTTACGGCGGCTATACCCGCTATCTTATCGAACAAGGTGGATACCTCGCCGGAAGGGGTCAAGACACGGGTTATCTTACCCTCCTTATTTCTTTTAATTACGCAACTGATCATAAATAAATGTTTTCACAAAGATAAATAAAAAGCCTCCACGAATAAGCGGAGGCTGATATTCTTGTATCCCTTGTATGAATTTATAGTCTAATCCATATCCTTGTTGTTGATAAACTCACCAACACAATGACCCGCAAAACCGGCTATATACGCCGCATGTTCATCCTCTCCAACCTTAAATCCAAGCGACATATTACAGAACTGGCACACACTCATGGCTATATGGAACGACTCATGACATATATTTCTCATCATTATATCATCGTCGCTTGAAAAATTCCAAAGTATGGCGAATTTATCATCATCGTCCCTATCCCTTACCAGATTCACGAAAGACGCTTCCTTATCCATATCATCCTTATCACCCCATTCTCCCTTATGATCCGGCTCCATGTTCTCGAAACGGTTACATAACGTCTCGTAATCCAATCCTACCGTGATAATCAAATCCAACGGATATATCACGAAATCAAATCTCTTCTCTATCATAGTTCCCTCAATTTTTCTATCACCTCAAAACACATCTCGCACTCAATCCTTCGATATAGCTGCCTCACGCCATCTATGGTCACCCAGTAGCGTCCACCCTCACGATGCAGAAACTCGCTCATAACTTTGGTGTCAGCCACATCATGTAGGTCGTATGAGTCAAAACATAACTTACATATATCGTCAAGATCAAAATAAGTAACCTTATCATACGACATACAACGGATTTGTCTTCCATCAGGAATCTGAACATCGAAAACATTTATCTTCTCCATATTAAAAAATAGAGGGATACCGATCCCATCACAGACCTATATCCCCTTATAATAAATTAGCGACGAAAAGCATGGTGATGGACATGCGCCACAAATGTAATTACAAATTTTGTAAAAACAAAACCAAAAATCAAAATCCTACTGGTAATGATATAAATTCAGCGGGATCTTCTATAACTTGAATAGGCCCTCTATATTGGATGCGAGAGCCTACACTGTTAACAGAATTGCCAGAATCATTACTAGCACTGAAACAAGCGACACCTCCATTAGCATTGGCAGAATAATGAGAGCGCCTAGCAACACGCCAACCAGAATTAGCCACAACGCCCGAGTCACAGTAATGTGTGGTAGAGGAAGCACTTACTTCTATAGGAATCATATCCCCATGTTCGCCCCAGTATACTTTACTTATATATCCATTTCTAGCCGATCCACCTATATCTACTGTACGATAACTAGCGGTAGGTTCTGCATCTGGTTCAAATCCATCATAAATATAGTAAATAGAACCATTAGAATGTATTCCACTCATCCATTCATACTTACCTCCGTAGAAATCTTCTACACCTAAGAAACTAATTTGAGTAGAAGTTCTGTCATCATTATTACCTAATGAGGATGTAGTACCAATAGTTCTGGTATATGAACTTTCTCCATATCCGAATTGACTCATTTCTTGTGGATTCCTGTTAGCATATTTAGCATAGAATAAATGAGCTATTTTGCAGTGAGTTTCATAATCAATAATGTCAAATCCACTTCCTAATGCTGTAGCATAATTATGAAACACCACAGAAGTTAAACGTCCAGTAGATTGTCCTCCCTTTTTAGACCATAATTTATTGCTAACATTTACAGCTTCAGTTACTCCTACAAGACATCTCCTAAATAATCCAGAATTTCCCCATTCAGTAATATTATCATCTAAGTCGTTATGGGTTAACGTAATTTCATGAACAAGGTTTGGGATATTATTAATGTCACTCAAATCATACTCTCCTCCCTTATGATTATATCTATAACTAGGGATATCGGTCATCCACTGTCCCATGCTTCCATCGAGCGAGGCTGCGGTAACGCCGTCATGGAACAGTTCCGAGTTATTCCCGTCAAGATAGCAAATGGCGACCCCGGTATCCGCTTTCTTCACCAGACACCTCCTGCCTTTGATCCATGAGGTGTCACCGCTGGAATTTATCAACGGATCAGAATTATTGTCATCTATAATAAAATTGACCTTATTAGATATAACATCAAAACACTCGCATGGAGCGTCACTCTTCAGTACCCCATACACCCGGTTATCGCTGGTTAACCACCGTTTCCCGTCACTCGTGATATAAGCCTGCCTACATCCCTCCTGATTCACCGTAAGCGTCTTCTTAACGCCTTTGGGGGTTGTTATCTCCAACTCAAGGGTACGGTCAAGACCTTTGTTCATTACCGAGCCAAAAGAAACAGCGGCGTCCCCAGTCCCGGACCCCGGACTGACGGTCAGAGGCTGGTTCGTTACCTCGCCTACCCCGTCCTTCCAATTAATATTCAAATCACTCATAATTATGTCTTTTAATTATCATCTACCCACAAAGATAATAAAACAAGAGAACCCCAACCGGCTTTAGTCGATCGGGGTCTGAGTAAGCGAAAAGAAACTGATTATCGTCCCATCATTCTCAATACGGTTCTAGCCGCAGCTTGCTCCCATGTCCAGCTGTCATTAGATGTTACGTTAACCGTCTGTTGAGTACCATTTACATCCAAGTTAATAGTCTCCTTGTCAAGCTCGATAGTAGAGTCTCCAGCGGCTTGCGTTACCGTCACGTTGGCTGTCTGGCCACCAGCGGCAGTTACCGTCAATGTGGCTGTCAGTTCCTCGATCGTGACGTTGGCCGGTACGTTCGAGATCGTGATGCTCCAAACGAACTCGCCATCGGCTCCGGGATCGTCGGCGATAACCGCTCCGTTAGCCGTAGTCTTTCCAGCCGCCGTGTAGTTAGCAGGGAGTAGTAACGTAAGCCTGTTCTCCTCAGCCGGCGTGACCGCGAACGTAAGCTTAGTACTGTTAGACTTACCGGTGATGGTAACATTACCGCCTGTCTTTTGTACGGAAGCGTTAGGGCTGTCTGATCTTACCACCTCAGCAGCCGCTGCCTGATTAACTACCAACGCCTTCTTAGCCCCGCCGTTCGTGGTGACCGTAAGGTTGATAGTGCGTTGAAGACGACCGGTGTGTTTCTCACCGGAGAAATTAACCGCCTGATCTCCTGATCCTGATACCGGGTCTACGGTTACGAAACCGAATTTTTGTGATGCCATACTTAAATATATTTATAAATGTCCTTTTATTATGCCAAAAATAACTTATATAATGTTAGCCATAAAATATGGGGGGGATAGATAGCACTACGACTACACCCGCTCCACGTACAGACCTATTAAATCCTGTAGATTATGGCTGAGAGGAGTTCCGCTATCCCTAGTACACTTATACACATCAGCGTTCTGGATGTAATATTTATCCTTGAATATCTCCATTGGAGGGAAATACGGGATAGGATCCCCTATGGCCCCGGCATGCTCCTTATCAATGACCTTGTATAAGGAAGCCGTATTTAGTCCGGGTTCCCATTCCGCTGACAACGTATGTGACTGAATAACCTCATAAAGGATATCCGTATCGTCCTTAACCACCCTGAGGCAGAATCCGGCATCCACCGACAACCCGAACTCCGCCCCTTCTTGTCCCCATATAGGGAATAAGACCTTAACATCCAATTTATCGTTAGAGGATAAGGATAAGTCTTTATTATTAACCACCATTCTAGAAAATCTTACAGCCACCTTCTGAGGATCAGAGGCGTCCTTCTCCTTCGCCTGTTGCTGGACGTATGCTGTGGTGACACTTATCTTGTCTGGATATCCGGATTGGACATCAATAGCCCTTACCTGCTCTACGGTAGTGGCTAGATTGATCTGCTTTTGCTTGTCCCCTAACGCCGACATAAGATCATTATCATACTTATCCATCATCCCGATCAAGATCTTGCCTTCCGCTATATCGAATTCCAGACCCATGATCGTTATCTTGCCAGCTATAGCCCCATCAGACAAGGCGTTACGTCTATCATGTTCAGGAATATAGATATTCTGATCATCCAAGAAGAACTCATATAGATTTCCGGTCTCATAAGTTCTTATCTCCTCGTATTTAACTGATTTCTCCTCATTAAGAATCCTTGACTCATCCAGCTTAGCCTCGATAATCTCCTTGACAGTAGCTTTAGGATTAGCCTCCTTGAACGCCAGTTGCTCCTCCCCAAGCTCTATCCATGGGGCGGGAATACCTTTGGAGTAATCATCATAACTATAGCCCTTGGCGTAATTATCGTCAAGAGGCTCATCTTGAACCAACATCTTGGGATATATCTCCCTGTTTATATATGTAAAACTCATAGCTTATTAATCTTGTTCTTTAACGGCGATGCTATACTTGCCTGAAGCGTAACACCAGATATTTATCTCGAAAGGCTTGTTAGCCGTAGTGGTTATAGAAGTTCCGCTCATGCTGACATAATCCCCGGAATTAGGTATCGCTTGGGTGAAAGCCGCTGAGGGGACACACCTGATCATCAGCTCCTCCCCTACCTGCATCCCTGACTGCACGGATAGGGTGGTAGCGGCTGATAACGTAGCCGTGATACTTCTCTTGCTAATAGGCAGGTTAGCTAATGTCGTGACCGTATTAACTCCTATAAGCCTGTTCATGGTCTTCTTGTCAGCCGCCGCCATCAACCCGTTAGTAGACTCGTTGGCTACGGCGTATGTCGTGTTAGGAGGTGTAGCCCAAGTGCCATCTCCACGCATGAAACTGGATGTGCTTCCATTAAGCTGTCTCAATAAGCCGTTAGCTATAGTAGAGGCTAATCCGTATGTGGTATTGGTAGGTACTACCCACGTTCCATCACCACGAAGAAAAGATGCCTGCTTGCCAGCGGCAGGAGCCGGGACCAATCCCGCAGCACCAGCGGCGGAAGCCGTAGCCGCCTTCATATTGGCGTAGGTAGTATTCGTATCCTTATAATAGGGGATACCATCGACAATAGGACAAGCCGTATATCCAGAGGCGCTTGTCACGGTACTTCCGTTCTTGACCAATCCTGTGGACCCGTTAGCTCCTACGACACCATACGTTGTATTAGTATCCGTCCAAGGCACGTTGACATACATCTTACCACCACTATCCAGCTCTACCGGATAATTCTTACCATTCTCAGCATATCCGATCATCACTAATCCCAAGGTCGTAGTATTGGCCTTGGCGTATGTGGTATTTGTCGGAACCACCCACGTACCATCGCCGCGAAGGAAGGATGCTTGCTTGCCGGCGGCTGGTGCTGGCACCAAACCTGCCTTTCCTGCGACAGAGGCGGTAGCGGCTCCCATATTGGTGTATGTCGTGTTGGTATCCGTCCACGGAACATTCACATACATCTTACCATTTCCGTCAAGAGCTACCGGATAATTCTTCCCATTAGCTGAGTACCCGATCTTAACAAGACCCAGATTATCGCTCGTGGCCTGTGAGTATGTAGTATTATTGTCAGTCCAAGGGACATTTACATACATCTTCCCATTACCGTCTAACATCACGGCGTAATTCTTGCCACTAGTAGCGTAACCGATTTTAACCAAACCTAAAGTATCAGCCGTGGCTTGATTATACGTGGTATTATTATCCGTCCATGGAACATTAACGTAAGCGTTACCAGACGAATCTAATTGCACCTTATAATTCTTACCGGAAGTCGTATATCCTACCTTAATACCACCAAGAACGGTCGTGGAGGACGTCGGAGGGGTGAAGGTGCTAGGTTTGCCCGTAACCCCAGACCACGGGACAGAAGAAGCCGAGCTAGCCGTGTACGGCTCATACCCATCCTCGCTGCTCAACTTAGACTCGTCTTTTATCAAATACATCTTGCCCGTAGACGTGACCTTTACCGTATCACCGCTTTGAGCCGTAGCTGTAGTGAGGGCGAATCTAGCCGTATCATCAGTCACCACGATCAATCTCTCTAAAGCCGCCTTAGGCAACCTATCTATATTGATAGTGCCAGAGGTGAGCTTAGACGCGTCAAACCCAGCTAACGTCGTAGTGATAGTAACATTGCTCCCAAAGTCCGACGATACGCTACCGGTAACAGCCCCGGATAGCGCTATAGTCCTAGCCGCCTGTAATTTCGTGGCGGTAGGGGCGTTATCCGTCTTAAGAGCATACTCAGAAAGATCAATATCGTTAGCCTTATCCAAAAGCCGGTCTATCTCCTTGCCATTGTATTTACCTTGAAAATCTTCCATATCATAATTATTTTGCTCAAATATAGTCATATACATAAATACCAAGAAATCGAGGGGGGGGAGATACGGGTAAGTGTCAGAAACTGCCGTCCCCGTGCAGGAATCCGCTACGGAATATAATAGCCTTGTCTTTAAGTTTCTGGACGGACTCCCATTCCCATTCACCTTCACAAGGCTTAACGACATACTTATTCCCCCATGTCTTGAACTTCCTTTCGATAACAAACATCTCCGAATCATTAAGGACATGGAAGATACTTCCTACTGGGAAATACTTATCCATCCTTAATATAACACGATGATGTTTCTCGTCATATTCAGGATCGCCCACGATACGTGCCTTATAAAACTGAAAATCGTTTAACGTCCGATCCACAGGTTCTATCCAGTAATATCCTTTAGCCATTGATATTCTCTATTTAATCGTTATATTCGCGGAAGAACAGTAACTCATAAGGTTTTTAGGTAATTTTCAACCAAGGGGAAAGGGTGTCCGTGAGGATATCCTTTTCTCATTCCCGCCCGCCCGCCCTCTGAACAAAAGATCTACCTCGAACAAATGTAGCCATAATAAAGTTACGGGCAAAAAGAAACCCCATCGGTATTCTATCGCCGACAGGGTTCTTCCAACGTTGTATCAAATCATATCACTCCATTTGATTGTGTCACCGACGAAGCACCGCACCGCCAGATACCTTACGAACGCCGTACCTTCCGGGGCGTCAGGGTCTTCCAGATAAGCCAAGACAGCCTTGACTATTTTCTGGTCGCAATCCAATACCTTAGGAAAGTAGTCGCTATAGAACATAGCGAACAGGTATTGGATATCTCCCCAAGTGGCGTTATCAGGTTTCTTGGCCCCGCATTTATCGAACATCTGCTTAGCGTCCTCCATCGTCCATCTTCTCTTGGATCCGTCAGCGTTAAGCATCTTGTCGGCGGCTTCCCTAGCCAACTCCTTGGAAAAGTGATATCCATGGGTGTCTATGTACCGCTTATAATCCGGGTCATCAGCGTCTGCTCCTCAGTAGTAACGACTCCTGCGTCCCCTGCGCATATACGGCTCGGTACCTTCGTACTCGTCACGGATGTTACGCTCACCGAACCATCCCCTGCGATACATCTCGTCCTCACGCTCATGGCGTTTCTCACGTTTCTCAAGCTCCCGCTCGTCACGTTCCAATTCCCTCTCACGTCTTTCGAGATCACGTTCACGACGTTCTAGCTCTTCCATTCTCTCCTCATGCTCCTTGCCGAAATGGTCGTATATTCCACCACCATAACCCATGTAAGTCCCATCGGAGCGGCGTGAGCGTCCCCTACCACCTCTTCGGTCGTAGATCTCATCATCATATTCCTCTTGGCCGTTGCCTAAATCTATAACTCTCATATTAACCTAATTTTTTAATTAACAACTCTTTTAGCTCATCGAAGGAAGATCCCATCTTATCGACTTTCTCCTCAAGATTCTTGATCTTCCGGTCTTGATCCTTAGTCTGCTTAAAAGCCGGATTGATTTCCTCAAGGATCGAATCACAAGCCTCTAACGTCCTCCTATGCTTATCGATACTATCGAGAATATCGGAGCTGGTCCTCTTGGCGGCGTTAAGCTGGTTCATGATCGGATCGACCGAGCAGGCCAAAGTTATGTTATTAGACATAGCGACATCCCTGCTCTCCGGTACGACATAGGTCATGGAAGACCCGTTTATCTCCACGGTAAGGTCTATCACCCTATCCTGTAGTTGCTGATATTGCCCCATCTGACCCATCTGGGGTTGCTGGAACCTAGGCTCTGACACGTTAACCACATTCCCCATCCTGAACACCGGAATATCAGACGTATCCAGTGTATATACTTGAAATCCTTTCTTTAAGTCTCTAAACATATCTCGATTTTTAAGCGGGAGGGAATACCCTCCCATTAGACATCCAATCTAACCTATTACTCATCAACAGTCGTCTCCGACGCTTGCGCGGCGGTTGTAGGCACACAGCAATCCATGAGCCTCAATACACCCCTTACCTTGTTGAAATAAACAAGGCGTTCGGTGTTGTTAACCATAGCCGCTCCGGTCACAGCCACGTTGATCGGGTTCACCACAGCCACGCCGGTTACCGGGCAGCATGTGTCGTCACCGACCGTGGATACGGTGCTGTTCGCCGGGATAGCTATCTGCACTGGCAGCGCCTCGCCTGCCGCCGGAACCACCTGCCGGATTTTCAGCAGCAGAAGACCCTCGCATGGCAAGGACAGCCATATCCTTGGGTTGATGCCGAAGATGGTGTTGGTAGTAGTCACTACCACGTTCTTCGTGACCAACTCATAAAGAGACCCTATTTTAGAAACACAAGACATTTTTAAATATTTTTTACTGTGTTTATAATCTTAAATAACTACATTCGCGTCTGGGATAGGCAGAGGTCGCGTCTTTGCTGATAAGGGTTTCTCTAAGTTCTCCCTTCCCATTCTCTTTAAAAACTTAGTCCACATTTTAAAAATTAGAGAAAATGACGAACGAAGAATTTATTAAGAACATCTCCTTTGAGGGAGAGGAATGGAGAGACGTAGTCGGATTTGAGGGACTTTATATGGTATCATCCTTTGGGAGAGTAATTTCCCTTAAAAGAGAAGTTAGAAATACACATTGCTCTTACAGAGTTGTAGGACAACATATACTAACACCAAATAAAAATACAAGTAGACCCAAATATATAAGACACAGTTATCATCTATATAAAAACAAAAGAAATAGAAAATCAATAACAGCCCATAGAATCGTAGCTACCGCATTTATCCCCAATCCTAATAATTATCCAGATATAGACCATATAGACGGAAATCCTCTGAATAATAATGTACACAATTTAAGATGGTGCAATCAAGTTATGAACATGAACAATCCGATCACAAGAAAAAGACTGTCTAACTCTAAAACAGGCAAACTAAACACAAAGAAAAGCATGCCTGTCGTACGAATCGGCAATGATGGAATGATTGAAACATTTCCCTCCGTGATGGAAGCATATAGAAATGGATATAATCACTCATCCATACTAAAATGTTGCAAACATAAAATGCACACACATAAAGGATGTAAATGGATGTTTTTATCCGATTACGAAAACCTTACCAGTAAATCAAAGAACGATATCTGCCAAACGTCAGACTAAAAATTAAATAGCTGCGTTCCCGTTGTTGCAACAACCATTATTGCAACCGCAACTATTGTTGCAACAACCTCCATTATACCCATTAAATCCATAAGGATATCCGCCATAGCCATTACTTGCAAATGGGTTGCAGACTAAATAGCTGGGCACCGGGCAAGGACGAATCTGGTTAACAATGTTTTGAGTTTGAGCTTGCTGAGCGGCAAATAACTCCAACGTCTGTTTTTGTTCACGCAACGAATCAATCGTATGCTGCATTTCCCTCTTCTCAAGATCACAGAAAGCATTCTGAATTTGCTGAGATTGAGCATCAATCTTAGCGCTCAAGATATTAAACTGACTTGTAGACTGTTCCCTGTTGTTGGCCAAACCGTTATTGATATTGTTCTGAAGAACATTGGTTTGCTCTAACGTCCGCAATTGATTGTCAAAACTTTGCTGCGTTATCATGTTTTGAGTAGCGCACGTGCTTTGGTTGATCAAAGAACTCAAATTGCAGCAGCAAGAGCTAATTTGGTTACCGATCTCACATCCTTGTTGCTGTACGGCGTTGATAACGGCTTGAGATGTCATACCTACCTGACCAGCCACCTTATCAATAGCGCCTTGTACATTACAGATAGCGTTTTGTAATTGAGAGGTAGAACAGTTAAGGGCGTTAGAGATCTGATCAATAGCGCTTCTGTTACCTTGGATAGCCTGCATCAGTAGCTCACGGCCATAGTCGTTGTTCAATTGAGCTGGAAGACCGTTAGCGCAACAATCATTTCCATTACCACCAAAACCATTCCCGAAACCACGTCCGCCCCATAACCAGAACAGGACGATGATCCACAACCACCAACCGTTAGCCCCTCCGAACTGGTCTTGGTTGTTACGACCGTTCATCAACGCAGCGACTAAATTCGGATCCATCTTATTACCACCCAAAAGGCTGGTAAACATACCCGGAATCATAGATAATAAACCGTTAGCGGCGCTACCGCTACCGGAACCCATGCCGTCTAACAGCACGATTTTGTCTCCACTTGTACCCATGTCTATTTATTTTTGAATTAATAATAACCCCACCTGATAGTGGGCGTTACAAAGTTCAAAAATTAATAATCCTAGGATCGTGATATATGTCATCATCAAAGCACGTCATGTCATGCAATTGGTATTAATAAGAACCGGTACAAGACAAAAAATCCGGAACGTATCACTACGACCCGGATTCATCGCAAATCTATAAAATCCAATGTTTCAATGCTCGAAAGAAAACGTCTCACGACGTCAAAGAGAGATTAACTACACGAAAAATCTCGCATCAACTTATTTGTATTAGCAGTGTATTCATTAACTATCTTACTGGATGAGGGATTATCCTCTATCCTTGACAGGCGGTTATCGTCACTCCTTACCGTAACATCACCCATCCTTCGTACCACGCTTTCTTGATATGATGATGGATCGGAGTATATAAGATCATCGACGAACCTATATATTGATCCATCAACCGTCTCACCTATCTTCTCATATAAGCCGGATTGGAACGACACGAAATCATCATACCTTCCACGAGCCAAGAACGAACCGTCCGGTCTCGCCTCGACACCGCCGTTGACCTCCCGGAGAAGGCCCGGATTCCTTTGGTACAGATACCTATAAAACCCGGCATCCATCATCCTATCCTGTCTATCCAGATAGAAAAGGTTTCTCATGCTACTGTCACCGGACTCGATAGCCACGTCAAACAGAAGATCCCTTACCTGACCTTCCGGCAACGACATCTCCATGCTTTTTAACGTACTTCTGTCATGGTGGTTCAAAGATACATTATAAAATCCATTAAAATCAAGGAAACGTAAGACATTATTATATAAATCCGATTTTTTTAACCTTTCCTTGATCTGGATCTTCCTCAACGATGTACAGGATTTGATAAAATCCCGATCCTTTCCCTGCCTAGCCTCGTATCTCCTGAACTCCCGATCAATATCGACATCATCCATCTTAGGGGTTACGGGATGCTGATATATTAATCTGGTAAGGATCATGTTCTCAGTATTCGAGGATGAGATGTTGGACATAACCAACTTCTTTATATTATCCATGACCACGCCAATATCAGAACGGGAAGCCCCGGCGGGAACCACGCCAGCCGGCAAGTACGAGGGTCGCTCTATACCGATATCGGCCAACATCTCATAGGCCTGATCGGTGTCGGTTATCGGGGCTGTGTTATGGTACGTATTCCTACCCATATACAACATGCTCCTATCATACATATCGGAAGGGGATGTATTCCCGGACCTTACATACACCATCCTATCACCGGTAGAATAAGTATCCTGAACCTCGTATATCGGATTCCCTTTTCCTGTTATCCTGTCAAGATCGGAGATAAAGCTATCGTATACCGGATTGCCGGCCTGTATGGAAGATAACATGACATCCAGCGACGCCATAAGATCACGGATATCCTCCGGTCTGGATATAACCATCTCATCGCTGATCGCCTCGCTTATATCCACGCCCATGTCGGCAAGATCCATAGCTATGTCATACAGACGTCCGGAAACGTCCTTGATGTCCTTAAAATCATCCATGTCGATTATCTCCCCAACCTTATCCCTTAGACCCTTCATATCCTTAGGCATACTGATATACGGTGTGGTACTATTGAAGTACGAGTCGGTAATCGTATTTCCGTCCTGACTCCGAACCTCCATACGGGTCATATTACGATACGTGTCATACATCCGATCTGCGTAATCCTGATCATCCTGATACCGGAGTGCCAAGGAAGGGTATGGGATGGAGGTGAAAACCCGGTCAAACTCCCGGCGGTCGCTGATACCGCCTACCGCCCTCATGATCGTATCCCTTACCTCCATTGGATTCAAGACCCGTCTCTTTCCTAACGAGTCATATGTATCCTCATATACCATATAATCATCACCAAGGCCTGATCCGGAGGACAAGAAATATGTATCCTTCTCATTGAGATCCCCCTCAGACATAAAATCGACAATCCTCCTCATCATATCCCTTACCCGCTCATACTCCGATCGGTTAGTCATGATATTATCAATCTCATCAGCGTCATACATCCCGGATCGCTCAAGATTGTACCTATTGAGGAATATATCACCGCCGGAGAGGAAATTGGATACAATCATATCATTAAGATCATTGATATTATCAACGCCCAAGGAAGTAAGGGTATTATTGATATCCTTAACCTCATCGGCCATGAAATTACCGGCGAAATAGTTCTTTCGCTTGATAAATGACATAACATCATCATACCTAGGTTCCCCGTTACTATCCAAATCATGTTCTGATGGCATGGACATCCAATCGCCAAAGAAGGACACGAAGTCGGGGGAGTAGGCCGTACCCCAGACCGATAAGGCCTGCTTCTGGTCGACCAACACCTCCATCGCCCTTTGGTATAATCCGGATGGTTGATTGTTAGGGGCAAGGACATTATCTACCCCACCCTCCTTATTTTTTATAACATAACAAGATCTACCCATAGCTAAATCGTTTTGTTACAAAGATATGAAAATCCCGCCTACTCTCACGAGCGGACGGGAGCCAAATAACAATAATAACAAACCTTATGTTTCTACTGAAAAAGTACAAATCATTTTGCCGATCCTCACGAACAGGCAAAAACTCAATCCTAAAACTATAAAAACGAAACTTATTGTTTAGCAAAAATATTTCTATCCGATCTACTGAGAACCCTACCTTTCAATTCCAAGAACCTAGACATCCATTCCTTAGATATCTTAGACACAATCCATTGAAATCCCTTAGGAGTCACATAGACGGTGTTAGTTCCATAAAACTCATCATCATCACGATATCTATAACGAGCGTAACCACGATCTATCATCCTTTGGGAAAGCAACCACCTCTTACCGGTCTTAGCGAAGAACTTATTATCCTCAAGCAATATCCGGAGATTCTTCTCCGCTATATCATAACCATGAGCCTCCAACTTCTCCCGAACCTCTCTGATCAACATATCTGTCTCTTGGGCTATTTCGGCTGTCTTAGCGAACTCAACCATAGGAGCTTGTTCTTTAATGATATTATCAGATATCCTTTTGGCTTCCTCTGCCGCTTTCTTCGCCTCAGCTAACGCACGCTTCTCCTTTTCCGATTTAAGCAAAGCCTCTAATGCCTCTATATAATCAGATGGAAGTTCATTCTTTGATGGCATATTGTTAGATGGCATAGAATAAGAACCTGTTTTTCTAATAGAAGGAAGAACCTCCAATGTTACCCATCTTTTAAATTTCTTGGCGAACTCCTTCTTAGATGACATAATTAAAGTATACATACCAGACTCATTAATAATCTTTATCTGGCTAACATATTGATTGTGAATAGGGGTGGAATCGTAGGCCTCCCTATCTTCTGACAATCTCAGCATTTTACAATCCTCGTCATCTACCAACCTTCTTACAGCATCCCTAGGATCTGCATACCCTAAACATTTAGCTACATCATTACCTACAAACCATGGTTCATGCTTCTCATCCAACAATACTCTCACATCCCCAAAATCAGGATTCTCAAACAATTTTAAATTATTATCCATAATATAAAAACAACGAGAGCCACCAGCGTCCGTTACTCCACTGGCGACTCTCATTTATCGCCTACGCCTAAGCGATATTAATATCTTCTTCTGGTCTAGCAACGGATAGACACCGCAAATATAAGACCTTATTTTGAAACTACAAACAAACAGGAGATATTTTTACAAAGAATACTGAGAATTTTTCCTTTTGTATCATAGCTATCTTATGTTATTTATAAAATCTTGAACAGATGAGAGATTGTACACACTTGGAATAATTCCGTATGCCTCTTGCAATTTATTTTTTTGCAGACTTCCAGCCTATGCCATCTGTAATCCAAACGAACTCAAAACCCTCAACGGAGTTTATCTTCGGTGCAATATCTGAGTACGAGCGCGCAACCTCATTCAGTTTTGAACCACCACCACTATAAAAGTTGACTTCAATCAGATATACTTTTGATGAGGTCTCAATAACGAAGTCAAAACGCTTTTCGTCGTCTCCCAACACTTCGGTAATTGCAGTCCATTCTCTCGAATACACTTCTTGTCTGAAAGGAACGCCAGCATTAGCAAGAATATTGGCTACCGTATTTTCCATAACGTGTCCGCTTCTATTCTTTCTTGCATTCGTGTCCAATCCTGTTTCAATGCCAAAGACATAATCCACAAGATTCTTGACATTCTGATTTTGAAGAACATCACCAAGTCCTGTTTCTGCCAAGAATGTCATAACAGAATCAACAGAAGTGAACATGCTTTCCAAAGGAACGCAGTTTCCTACAGAATCAAGTATCTTTTTCTTGTCACGAGTACGAACTGCTACCAATATGTCCATAACGGAAAAGACTTTCTCGTCCCTGTTCCATATTGTTTCGACACTTTTACGTAAGTCGGATGCCCCAATGAGACTATTGAGCATACACAGGCTTAACTTTATATCCTCCACGTTCTGTGAGATTTTTTCAAAGTCACAGAAGAAGTCCAACGTTTGGTTTGTCTCTTTTAGTTGAGACATGAACTTATCGAAATCTTTAAGCATAAGCCTTTTGTTTTATAGCCACACGTTGTGACTTGCGGTTGTTAATGTCGTTCAATTGCCAATCTTTCGTGTTGCGATAACTATGGACTAACAGTTCGGAAATCTTTCCTCGTTTCGCTCCGTTTGCATTCACATTACGAGAAGCCATAACTCTATCAATATAGTAATCAGCATATAGCACATCGAAGAAATTATCTGCTTCATTTTTTCCTTTGCAGTCAGAATTGCTCAACATAAAGCTATGTCCCTCAGCTACCACTTTGTCACAGAACTCTTTCAGTCTAACTTGTGAATCATCATTGAACGCTTCTTTAGTATAGTCATTAAAACTTGAAGTGTCACTAAGCGGACGGTAAGGAGGATCAAAATAGAATAATGTTTTGCCATTAGCACAAAGTAAGGTATTTTCAAAATCACCTTCCAAGATTTCCACTCGCTTCAATAATTCACTATCAGCCCTAAGTGTTTCTTCATCACAAATCTGTGGCTGCATATACTTTCCGCAAGGAACATTGAACAAACCTTTCTTGTTAACACGATACAACCCATTGAAGCAAGTACGATTTAGGAAGAAAAACTTTGCTGTATTTTCTATTGTGTCAAGATTTTTCTCATTGTAGCGTTGGCGTACAGCCATAAACATCTCACGTTTTGCGTCCATATTTTGCAAAGCGTAATATTGGGCTTGAATATCCTGCAATGCAGGAATCAACTCTTCCACATTGTCCCGAACAGTTCGGTAACACGTAATCAAGTCACTGTTGATGTCATTGATTACGGCACGTTTGATATTTGGATGCTGTTGCAGCATGTAGAACAACATAGCACCACCGCCAACGAATGGCTCTATGTATGTCGCACTATCCCAATTATCAAAGTCAGCTGGGAGTTTTGCTTCCAGTTGTTCTATGAGCTGTCCTTTTCCACCAACCCATTTGATGAATGGTTTTGCTTTTGTATTCATTATTAATCCTTTTTTGAACTAATGATTTTTCAATCATCAGTATTTATACCTTTTGTTTTATTGATAAGCTGACGAACATCAACATCCAGTAGAGCAGCTACCTTGGTCAATGTTACTAAATCTGGTTGTGAGGTATTGGTGCACCATTTTGAGATTGTTGCAGGATCTTTTCCTAATTGCTCGGACAACCATTTGCTTGTCCGCTTCTTCTCTACCAACACGACTTTTATGCGATTTATATCTTTCATCGTTTATCTTTATTATTGCATTCAGCGCAAAGATAATGGAATATTTTTGAAATCAGATTATTTTTATTACACTTTTATTATTATTTAGCATATCAGTCAGAGGAAAATCAAAATTTAATTGTATCTTTGCAGCGAGAAATAAAGAGTTGTTTGACAAGCAAACTTATGCATAATGCAGAAATTAGAATTATTGCCAAACCATTACCTCTATTGAGGCGAGAGACTCATAAAATGCTCATTTTAAGCTATTCTGTATAAATTAGCGGAATTTTATAAAAAATGTAATCAATTATATTCCTCTGTCATATACAAGGCATAATCATACCTATCCTCCATCATCATCACCACCTTCTTGATATCAGATAAAGTTAGTTTCTTTATCTCCATATTCCTACTATCCATCCTGACGAAAGAGTCCTTGAACTCCTGATCAGTTATAGCATCCAACCTAAATAGATTGTATTTTATAAGTAACTGGGTTACGTCAAATATCAGGATATTAAGATCAATATCATCCTTCAACTCATTAAGTAGATCGCGCATCATATCCTTAATAGCGTCAGTGTCAAGTTCCAACTTCTCGGCTTCCCTCATCAACCTCTTAATGATGCCATTGTACTCGATTATGATATTAGCATTATCATCATCGGTAGGCAGAAGAATATCCATCGTACATTCTATACCAACCTTATCACTAAGTCTTTTATTGAACTCCGTCATATAATCGAAAGCCTGATCCCTGCTTAAAGCGTATGTATGATCAAGCAACTGCTTTTGTCTGTTATTGACAAAATAATGACTGGTATATAACATCATCAAGACCTTAACTCGCTGGATGCGTAGGTCTTGCATAATTTTCCGGTGTAAAAAAGCGTCTAGTTGCATCTACTAAAAAAAGTCCCCACCGGGGCCATCACACACCCGACAGGGACCAACTTTTAAATATCTTACTCGTCAGGTGATGGACTGACACCGCGAAGATAAATCAAGATAATTTATTTAGCAAGGATCATGGGCTTCTTTTTCTCCCGATACTATATTACCTTCGGAAGCCAAAGACTTGTCCTCGGCCGCCTTCGTAGGCGATGCGGACCCCGATTGGAGGTCAGACGGGCTGCCGAACGGGGTCTCCGTATCCTCGAAGAACGCCTCATCCCTCCTAATACTCATCCTAAACTTAGGAGCTATGAAAGGATCGTTATTAAGATCAATATTGATCGTAACGTCATTCATCAAAATATCCTCCTTGGTCCTAGAATCGCCTATCCATCCTCTTACGTCAGTAGTCATAGGCATCTTACTAGCCGCTTCCTTGACAGCCTCTAGCCGTTTCTTGATAACATCCACGTCTCCCGTCAACGGAATCATATATGTCTTGTTATCCAACCCGGATCTGGCTATAGCGTTGTTAAGATCCATTATATCATCAATACTTACTCCACCACCTAGACCCTCTATAATTCTGTCAGCCATTGATCCGATCATGGAAGAGAATGACGATATATCCTGATTTTTCAACCTTACGGGATATAGATAATTTCTTCCGTTCCCTGTTTTTATAGCCACGACCGGGATACGTGAATTTTTATAATCACCATACTTATCCCTGACGATAGCCGTACAGAACGGGAATATATTATACTTAATATCATCCCTCATCGTAACCTCCCCGTTCTCTATATATCCTACGCTCTCGACCTTATCAACCGTCTCGTTGGTAAAATCATTCTCAGATACCATCAACGTGCCATTATCATCACTTACACTGAAGTTCGGTCTTCCCGGCAAAACACTGGTGACTGCGCCTACGAACGGTATATCAATCTCGCCAGCGACAGATCCCACATTATCCCTATACAACTCAAAGGCCATACTCCTTAAATCAGCGTTACTACCTTTTGATTCTGGATCATTGGCTTTTAGCACCGAGACAAAATTACCGTCATCATTCACGATCTTAATAACCATATTATTAACCAAATCACTACGGGCAGACTTGGTCTCGTCAGAATTAGGATCAACGGCGTTAAGGCTATTGTATTTATCATACAGTCCCTTGGTATATGGATCTGACATATCCATCTTAAACCTTACCATATCACCCTTGCGAAGGCTAGCCGTTGCTTCCTGATTCACCGACTCGTTGTTAGATCCAAACGTATCACCCGTGTAATAAGGGACAATAGACCCATCCTGCCCCTTGCGATACACCATGAACCAGTTGGAGGTCGATAAGGCGGTCTGCCGCCCCAGTATGACACCGGTAGCGTTCTCGAAAGCCTGAGCGTCATCCTCACTAATCATCCATCTTGAATGATTCTTGGACTCAATAACGCTGAACATGTTCGTCCCATCAGTAAAATCCATCACCATCTTATCATCCATAACATATTCACCGGGCGTGACGAGAGCCTTAAGCCCGGATCCCGCCATAAACCTGTCAAGCCTCATTCCTCCTACCTCATAATACATGACCCCACCGATCTCCCTCTTTTGAGCCATCAACACCACCGGATTCTGGGCGGCGTTGACCTCCGTCCTGCCGGTGGATGTCCCGGGTTCGCTCTCCGTGAGAACATCACCCATAGGTATAGACTTATCGTAATCCTTGACAACCATACTTCCATTATTATACAGCCTCATCCATTCCACGAATTGAAGAAGAGGATCATCAGAATAATTATTGATAATATCAATAGCCTCATTAAGTTTATCATGATCAACTTCATTCCCGTTGTCAATATCATTCATAAGATCATTGTAAGTCTGTATAGCCCCCTTAACCTGATCCTTATCAAGACCATTAATGTTTATATCTATGATATCATCAATAGTATCTCTGATGTTATTTAAGACGTTATCGTTGGTATTTAACCTATCTATCATTGACCTAATCTTATTAAGCCTAGCTATAGGATTATCGCCAAACCCATTTACAAGATCATTGATACGATCCTTATTATTATCATATATCTGCCTCTCCCTAGGAGATAAGATATCCTCATTACCGTTCCATATCTTTATAGCTATATTATTGATTCTATCATCAGAAGGATTTATGATATCCTCATTATCAGGTACATTCTCAACGATACCTCCCTCATCAGCCTTGATGTCATTCTCCATAGATCTGGCGATCATATGATTATAGGTCTTGAACATAAATGCCTCGTCCTCTCCTATAAGACCATCTTGATAAGCCTTATCTATGGCCTGATCATTGGCATAAAGGGAATTAGCATCAGGATCATCGGTATTCCTGAAATCATACTTGCTGTCATCCTCCTCATAAGTCTTCCCCCATGCGTTCGATAATATCTTCATGAACCCGCGCTCCTGCGCCCGGATGAATCTTCTGTCACGCATACGACGAAGTGACTCGTTTATATTCTTATAAGCCACAAGATTATGACGATACTCGCTAAGCAACGCCATAGCCTCCTTATGATTATCAACCCCACGGATAGATACGGCATTCTCAAAACCGACTATAGTCTCATAAGCTGCCATAAGATCGGCGGCGCTGATCCTTGATTCATCCCTGTTTAATAACAGCTTAGATATATCTGTCTCTGAGTTAACTAACGTAGCTAATCTCCTCTCCAAAGCAATCCTATCCTCCGTCAATTTAAGAAGTCTATCATTCTCCTTGGCTAACTTGACCTTATCAGACTCAAGAGCTTCCTTAGATGTGACACTCTGCTGAAGCTTCAAAACATTCTTCTCCATTTTCTGTATATCATCTGTAAGCTTCCTGAGTTTCTCAAGATCCCTACTCGAATCAGGATTAAGACGAGAATATATATCTAAAGCAGGTCCTATATCCGTATTGTATATCCTTCCTAACTGATTAGCGATATCATCCAAGTTATCCTTAGCCTCAAGACCGTTATAAGCCATGTTGGAGATATAGGTGTTAAATGATCTATTGGATATACCATCGGTAAGGGAGTCGGCAAATCTGCTGGCCATAGTAAAATTATCAACCTTCTTATTGAACTCACTGATAAGGTTGGACTTATACTCATTTACCTGCTCATCTGTCATATTCATATCGGAGGCTATATCGCTATTAGGTATAGACTCGATGACTGTCTTGAAATTCCCCTTAGTATCATCTAACATCCCCATTTCCTGATCATAACGAAGACGGTTGAATACGGCATCACTAAAAGTCTTATCTACGATTCTAGAATTAGGTATATCGTCAGCGTTATTATCCGTACTTAAGCCTGATAATTGAGCGTTAAGAGCCATACTGCCACGAATAGCACGGATAGCGGCGGTAGTCAAGGCGCCGGCATTGGTGTTGTAGGCCTCCACCATCCCCTTGTTCCGGGACATGTCTTGGCTCCATTCCTTTATACCACCAATAGTTTTTCCTCCCATAACCGATCCGATAATCATACCGATGCCGATTTCCTTCCATCCCTGATTAGATCCGTAAGTCTCCTTGAACCCGTTCTTTATAGCCTCCATATAGCCTATATTCTGCCGGATAGCCATAGGATTGTATCTTGATTCTACCCAATCCTCGGCGGATTTACTAGCCACTCCCTGAAGACCTTCCTCATACAGACCCTCAGATACCGGACGTTTGATAATATTGAACGTATTCCCGGCTATTTTCTGCCATTTCTTAGGCGTTATGGCCCTCAATGTCCCGTTATCCATCCTCTCGGCTCCTACGCCAAATATATTGCGTTTTATGAACTTATCCACGCCAAGATCCATGCCGAACATATCGCCGAACATAGCTATATTGGATAATGACAATATACCGACATTGGCGCCAAATACGGCATTAGCGGCATCGGCGTTGTCAGCCCTGAACTTCATAAGCTCCTCATATGGGACTTCCCTTCCATAAGCGTTACGGTAAGACTGCCTGAAATTCTCCTCAGCCTCCATCAACATGCTTCTAGCTTCGACAGATGCCTCCCATGAGGTAGATGTACCAAGGAAAGCGAGGGTGTCCAGCCCCTTGCCTATCCTCTGTCCAGTACGGGCGGCCCTAAGGTAAACGCCGAACGCTTTCTTGGTATCCGAAGCCGCTTTGCCTATCCTAGCCAAAGCCACGCCTGCCCTAGCTCCCGTACGAGCTAAGTTCATCAATCCAGCACCGGAATATACAGCTGATGATAACATGGCACCAGCGGTAAAAGCAAGACCGGATAAGAAATCGTTAGACCAGAAATTAGCCGTAGTCATGCTCTGAAGAAAATTCATATCCCGCTCCTCTCGATTGTAATAATGAGCTAGACCATAATCCATTTTCTTATCCTGATCATCCAGCCATCTCGTGAAATCGTTATCAAATACGGCGTTAAAATTACCTCTGGATACACCGGCGTAAATACCATAAAAAGGCTGGATAACGCCGCCTAATCCGTATAAAGCAGTCTTACCCGCCAGCTTACCCAATCCTCTCACCCATTTCTCGGTCCTACCTTGGCTCCTAGATAGACGCGTGTCGTTATCTACGCCTGGAATATAAGACTCGTATTTAGGTATCCAAGTACCGCTACTGAGTCGATATCTTGAATCCTCCAACGATATCTCCGGACCTGTAAGGTTAAACCTACCCTTATAGCTTTGGTCAGATGCCATATATCCCAATGGGGACATATGCTTTATATCATCATAATAATTTGTCTTAACGGTATTCTTAATCCTTTCCGACAATGATGGTATCTGCGACTTTGATCTCTCCGAAGCAGAGTACGGATCAAGCACGGGAGGCAAATCACGATCCGGTATATCGTAGGTATTCGTACCAATGGCTCTAGTGGCATCAACACCCATTGTAGGATAGCCATATCTTTCGGCCAATTTCTTTCCATCAGGAACGTTATTACCGATTTCCATTATTTCCATTATTTCCACTATTTCTGTTTTTTATCTCTTGATCAATGATACTGGCTATAGGGGAGATGAAACTCTCGAAGTCATCGGTAGTCGATCTGCCCTCACTCCTCCAATACACCTCATTTTCCTTACTAAGTATCTGTTGCCACGCCATAGTCAAATAATACTGAGGACAAAAATCAATCTTTCTGGCTACTTCGTCAGCGTAAGCTACGCCATCTAGGTCTATAGAATACAACGGGGTATCTCCCTTACTGGCTTTCCCCTTACCATATATATCCACATTTATGCCAGAAGATCCATTATTGTACTTATATCCTGAAGCCCTTAACTCGTACATGGAAGCGTTATCAAACAACACGTCAGTAGCGATCATCATCTGATTCTTCCTGATATTACCGTCATTTATATTCGTAAACATATCTATATAAGGCATTGTCATATCTTTGGCCCCGCTGGCGTAAGCGAATGGAGCCACCTGCAATGACTTAGCCATCTTCCCATAAGCGTTATCACTTGAATTGGCGAACGATATAGATACAACACCAGAGTCGTAGGTCTCGGATGGAATATTTACATCCTCTTTATAGAAAGCAAGGTCATTGGCAGCCAGATCAGCCTCGCTTACCTCAATAACGGATCTACCATCACCTCCATTATTGCCAATGATCTGATACTTACCATCACCTATAGGGGATATGGTAAACGTTATCTTCGTATTGGCATCATCCTTATCCTTAGGAATAAAACCACCACCACGGGTAAATAGGTCACTAATCTTTATATAATCATACTCGGCTTTGCTTTTAGACGGATAATCACCGGAAAAGATATACTCACGCTCGGCGTACTCATGACGATATTGCCTTAAATAATCCTCGCCAGCACGCTTTGCGTCATCATTTAACCTACCCAAATCTCCACGGCTCCATTTATGCCTTAATAAATCATTTCTTTCCTTATGCGCTTCGTCATATATAGCGGTAGCGACAGCGATCGCTCTATTATCCCCAGCAAACCTGTCTTTTATTTCCTCGATATGCCTATTCTTGTTAGCCCCAGATACGGCAAGAGACATTATAGATTCAATATCATCAAGCGACAAAGACGTTCCCATAAGATCATTCAAACGATCCATAATAATACTTGACTGACCTGAATCTACCGATACGTATGGAGCTTCCCCTTGAATATTACTATTAACAACGTTTATATTATCATTTAGCAAAGAACTATAAGCAGATAGCTTAGCCCAATCGTCTAATGTTATATCGTTTATGCCATCTATATCAAAAACCTTATCACCATTATTGTTGATATCCCCAAGATTGAATGTGCCAAATCCGTAACTAATGTCTATACCTGATCCTTCATACGATCTAGCCTCTTTCTCAATTATAGCATCAACACCATCCAAAACAGTATTCTCAGCCTTATTGAAACCCTCATTAATCTTACTATACTTATTCCTTTGGTTATTTAACCCAAGAAGCTTTATATAACTATCCTTTCCATTATAATCAAGAAGTGTATTCGTAGATCCACCATTAGCCTTAAAATAAGTCATGATAACCTGACCCCTATCCATATCCTTGACCACATTACTATTCTCAGGATCAGATGCCCATGCGTCGATCTTCCTCTTGGCATCGTCTGATAGAGACTTTACAAAATTCTCCATGCCTGTATTCACCGCCTTTTCATTGGCTATAAATCCATTCATGAACTCATCGCTTATATTCACATCTTCAAGATTGGCACTCTTCGTAACCACGGTGGGACCGGTCATGTCATCGCCCCCACCATTTCCATTCTCCGATTTACCTGATTTACTAGCTCTTATCAAAGCGGATTTCTCCATGGCTAGATTATGCCTTTTTGTCTCATTGAACTTAGCCCTCTCCATCATCTGTTGATTAGCCTTGAAATAATAATCATCAACACCAAGCGTCTCGTATGAGTTATTATAAGACCATCGTAACCCCACGCCACGAAGGAACTGCTGCCTCACCATGAACATGCCGGCCCGCTCCGGACTGTAGTTGCTGCCGATAACGCCCTCAGCCTCCTCCACGAAATCATTTTTCTGCTTGGTGATATCCGCCAGCTCTGACTCCAACCTAGCCTTTTTGACCTTATCATTGCCAACGCCCTTTAGCTTTGCCCGTATAGATTCTTCCTTGGCACTAAAATCATCAATATACCCTTTAAGGAAATCAGAGGTACTCTGGACATTGAATAGGTCAGGATTCGTCCTAGCCATATACCTACCCTCTAGTTGCATCTGAGCTTTGCCGTTCTCTGATATGGAAGCCATGGCTATATCCCTGACTTGAGCATAGCTCATTTCATCTATATACATCTCACGCATCTCCCCCGTCCTGTTACCATTGGCATCAATCACCGGCACATTGACTTTCTTTCCCTTATTAAGGGAGATGAAGTTCTTCATCTTCTCATCAACCTCAGCGTGATAATCCGTATAAGGAGTATAATGTATAGGATTAAGACGTGTTCCTACCTGACCGTCATTCATCCATGCCACGGCATCGGCGAAAGCCTCAGCCTCGTTTATAGGACTATACATCTTAGGATTATTCAATTTCATATCCTCCATCTTCTCACTAAACGACCGGATCTCCCTAGTGCCGGCAATGGCATTCAACACACGGGTATCCAGAGCCTCTCCAAGACGAGCCTGTATACTTCTGGCTATACCATCAGAAGCCAAATTAGATTTACGATACACGTTATTCACATCCTGTATCAATCCATTTAACCTATTCTGAAGATATTCCCTATCCTGAGGTTTTATAATGTCAGAATTGATAATATAATCAGCATACTCGTTTATAGCCTGCCGATTGGTATCTATCTTCTGCTGCATGTATCCCATACCCTGCATCATGACATCTATGTTGTAGGGTGATACGTACTTGCCGTAATTCCTTAATATACTATATTGTGAAGCCATCCTTTATCCTTTCTTGCCTTTAGTTACTTCCTGAGCAGGATATAATCTCCTGTAACTTAATATATCTCCTTGAGGGTCTGCGATCAACTGACCATTGGGACCGATCTTTACATCCCCAAATATAGATCTTAATGTATTCATGGTCGTAGCCGTGTTCCACTTCTGCTGAATCTCATCATTGACGCTATCGAAATACCTAGCCCAGTTCTCGTCATTTATAGCCAATCCCTGCAATATCCGTTGTTGATAAGCTTGACGTTGGGCTATGTTCTTGTCGTAAGTATTCGCCCATGATTGAGAATTGACATTATCAGCCCAAGTCCTTTGAGCCACATTCCCTTGTTCTACCTCATTTATATACTTACCTATATTGGAACTCATGATAGCCTGTAAATTGGAAGATAAAGCCCCTCTCTGGGAATCCGGGACATTACCCATCTGATCCAATTGTGATTGGAAAGCACGATTAGCCTCAACCATATACTGATCAGCCGATCTCAACACCGGGTCCACGGTAGGAGCGTAATGTCTTTCCAGACCTTCCGTTGTCACGGCTCCCGGAGTCATCCTGAACACCTCAGGAAAGTCAAGACCACCACCTACTATATTCCTGCCTCCATTGCCGCCGTTCGACTTACCGGCATTTGTGTTGGTTTTAGGAAGTGTATTAGGATCAATCAGCTCAGGCATATCCAGCTTAACATCAGGATCCTCCACATCACCTATATCCATAGGACCTGGAGCCACCTTATGCGGGTCAAGTATAAAATCAAGACCTTCCATACCTTTCATGGATCTTAACGCCTGCATCTTAAGCATATCCTCCCCAAGGATCTTATTAACAATATCTTTATTCTTGTCAGAAAACAGTTGACTGAAATGAGTGATACCAGCGTCGTTAAGAGCTTTATGCTGTTCCTCTGTAACAACATCCAGACCGATCATAGGACGAGATGAGGAATATTGACCAAACTTATTGTCTCTCATCCTATCATGATATGAGGCTTTCTTATCTTCCGGGTAATTACCTTGGCTATCCTCGCCTCCAAAGGAAACGAGTGTCGTATAATCCCGAAGCGCCTCTGCGTTGGCGATGATCGGGTTCTCCGCCGTAGCCAAGCCCATCCAGCTACTTGTCTGACCGTAGATAGCGTCTTGCAACGCCCTAGCCCTAGTGCCCTCTGAAGCTCCCATATAAGCATCGTAAGCGACCGGATTGAATGTCTTATAATAATTCAACCTCTCATCCGTATTAATACCTCCATAAGAGCCATCAGTTCCTTGGCGCTGATAACCGAAATAGTTAGGATCATTGTTGAACCTATTCTCGATCGGGCGGAAAGTTAATTTACGACCGAACAAAGACGTGCCTCCTATCTCCATCTTCTGGCGAATACCAGCCACTTTCTTAAGCAGCTCTTTCTTAGCCTCAGCTATATCCTCCTCCGTAAGACCGTATTCTTTCATGGATCTGGATATGATGTTATCTATCTCACCTCCCTTGGCGAAATACGTATCCTCATCCTTCTTCATCTTCCGGTCTTCCTGCTCCTTGTATATGACATTAGCGAAGTCCGTAAACCTTCCCTCTAAGCCATTAACGGTATCGTTACTATCATTTATAGCCTTAGATAATACGGAGGCGTTTAAACGCCTTGTATTCTCGTCATCTATCTTATCGTTTTTCTTCAGCTTCTCCAGTGCCTTCTTCTGATCATCGTAAGCTGATTTAAGACCGATCTTAGCCTTATACCTGTCCATTAACGTAGCATACGTATCCTTAGGCGTGGCTTTAATCCCATACGTATCTCTGATGTATTTAGCGAAATCCGGCTCTATGGTTGTGTCGTCGGTAATAACCTTCGTACCTTCCTCCAAGGAAACGGGCGTTCCCCCATCGGCGTGCTTCTGCCCCATGGCCTCCATCGGCGCCTCCCCGGGCTGCGTCACGTACTCACCCTTCTCGACCTCTACGTTGGCTTGATCCTCCATCGACTTAGGTAACGGATACAGGTACTCACCGGTAAGGCTTCCGCTATCGAACCTATTATTAGGCCCTAGATAAACACCCCCACCATCCTTGTACTGCATCTGGGATTGCCTTCTTTGCCTAGCCTCACGTTCCTGAGCCAACCTGATATTGGTACGAGTACCTTTCTCTGACGCTATCCCAGAAACCACGTTACGAGCCAATCCCATGATACCACTAATTCCTGAGGCTATGGTGGTTATCGTATTAGCCGTTTTAGCCCCGGTGGATAAATCGCCATATCCCTCGCTTCTCATACGCCCTATACCACGACCCATCTGAGTGAACCTAGACCCTATATCATCAGCGCCATAGTAAGGGATGGTGGTAAAATCAAAAACATCCGTCTCGCCTGAACCAGTCTTAGATTTATCAACATCGTTAACAGTTATGTTATTAAGCGTAATACCATTGTCCTGATAATTCTCAGCTATACGTTGCAAACTACCCTTGAAGCTAGACGGAAATATATCCTTCTGATCGAAAGCGGTATCATATTTATTCCTTAACCGATCCGGGGTATCCATAGAATATATCCCTAGCGGATTGACCGACGCAGGTAATCCTTGGTTGGTATTTACCAAAGGTTCTATACCTAACCCCTGTATACCATCCATATTGCCAAGCATATATGAACCGACTTTCCCGGCCTCTTGATATTTAGGTATCTTCCTCTTGATTACATACTTGCTCATATCAAATTAATTTCGTTCTGATACAAAGATAGTTTAAAAAAAATAGAGACTCATCATTTAGCAACGATGAGTCTTTGTTTTAAATAAATCTTTTAAAGATGCATAAAAACACCTATAAATATTGTTGTAATGCATACTATTTTATATATTCGCGTAAAAACAAACATTACAAAACAATGAATAGAGAAATATCAGAAAATAGTATTGAGTTCAACAAAGAAGACAATTTTATTTGTATAACAGACTTTGTATATATAATAAACTCGTATAGAGAATCAAGGAATAATCCAAAAATTAGAACTGATCATTACATAACATCAAGTATAACACAAAACGTAATCAATAATATATTAAGACAAATAGATATGCCAGAAAAAAGCATAAAGACAATATCTGATTTAAAAAATGTTGGATTAGCATACCGAAAAGGTAAAGGGTCTGGACAAAAATGGTTTGTCGATTACAGAGTATTTATATCAATCGTAATGAATATAGATGATAAAATAAAGGCACATCTAATATCTTATGCAATAAACTCAATATCCTCGACAAAGATTATATATGAAATACTAAACAGTATATCAAAAAATTATAGAAGCATTTCAAATAATAGATATAAAACGTATATAGCAATAGATAGAATATCAGGTCTTTGTAAAATAGGTAGAGCTATTAATATAAAAAAAAGACTATCAGCTCTTAGAGTATCAAATATAAATATAGAAATGATATACATAATAGATGACGACATCGAGTCGTATATGCATAAACTTTTATTAGGATTTAAAGAAGATAGAGAATGGTTTAATATAGATGAAAGTATAATAAATAGTATAGCTAAAAAATACGGATTTAAAAAATACAAACAATAAAAAATAAAATGCGATAGCTGATTATATTACCTACAATAAACCATATAGCTATCGCATTATATCAACCTATTTCTTTTAAATCCTTTTCACAAATAGCGAACCTATCGCTTTCACCAGATCGTAGAAGCCGGCACTACTGAACCCAACAGCTATCCCATACAGCAATGCCTCCCACCATTCACTCCCTATAAGCAATGGAGACACATTTAGAAACCACGCTAATATACAAACCAGCATACCTATGACTACGGCGGATAGGACTTTAGCCCACTTATGGGTGTCAATATACGGCACAACCTTGGCTAACTGCGTAGCTGACATCGTGACGAAAGCCATGATGCCTGTGAAGGTAGTTAAATCAATAGTGATAGCCCCTTCTGATGGGATTACCTCTTGCGCCATCAAAGCGAATGGCGTCAATAACATAGCAAATAAAAACAACAATCTTTTCATATCTAAAACGTTTAATTACTTCACAAATATAGTATTAATTCTGTGTTCTGCTCATACCCTTTATATTAAGACTTAATCCCGGTATCATATTAAGCACCAACTGCCTTTTCGCCTGCTCCCTACGCATACGCTCGGCTTCCGCTATCTGCTTCTCTGATTGGGGGTCGTTCTTGATATTATTAGCTATATCCTCTATAGCCTTCTTGTTGGCTCCAGATTGAGCTAGCATCCTATACAACAGGTCTTGACCTTCTTTTTCCCACCAGCTATCCATGGCAGGATGGGAAGCCAAAGAAGGATCGGCAGGGGCTACCGTCTCAGGTACGGACTGCTGACCTCCGTCCCCCGTGCCCGAATCCCGCTGTCCGAACTCGTATCTCATTGGCTCGTTCTCCGGGACACCATACCTATTAGCGAACATATCAGCGAACTCAAATCTCTTCTCATTTCTCAAGGTCGATCCAAGAGGCCTACCGTATCCTTGATTCCATGCCACGGTAGCGTCCTTGTAGTTGGTAGCGTTATCAAAATCAGCCTTTGAGTACATATAATAATTATATACATTGCCTTGAGCGTCCTTATCAAAGAACTTGCCTTGGTTCATGTAGTTCCAGCCTAGCCCCGGTACACGACCTTGATACTCATCCACAAGATAATCCAACTGCTGTGTCAATGTCGGTTTCTTCCCATACCTGCGCTGTAGCTCCTTCTTCCTCGGTCCAAGCCATTGTTGGATGCCAAAATCACCGGCGGCTCCTAGGGCTTCGGTGTCCCCTCCGGACTCGGCGGCGATGTTCGATAGGATGCCGATAGCTTGAGTTTGTGGTATCCCTTTCTTTTCTGTCAGATAGTCCCATATCTCATCATACACAACCATCTTACTATCCTCTGATCTACTAGGATCAATAACGTATTTACCGGCACCATAAGAGCGATTGGTATTTACAGGACCTCCCTCTTCTTTCTCCTCCTTATCATCAACCAGCATAGTAGAACCAAGACCTACATAATAATCCAAATCCTCATAAACACGGTTGACAACTTTCTCGGCTATATCCTGAAATTTTTTCTTATCATCCTTATCCGGTATCCTTTTCTTTATCCCTCTCAACGTCTTACCTAGATACTTGGTGAACACGTCATTTGGGATACTCGCATAATCATCCAATTTATCAAATATCCTACCATAAATACTTGACTCCCAAGGATTGTCAAACACATTACCCTTCCCAACTATCCCCATTTTGTAAGAAGGAGCAGATTTAAGAGGGACACCACCGGTAAGGATATCAAATTCTGGATGGGTATCATCTAGAGGTTTATCATCAAGCTGTTTATAATATATAGGAGATTGACCGGATATCACACGATCAAGATCAGATCTATACATCTTTCTTGCTATATCCTCTATCTCTCCTCCATCTTGCTTCTCTTCGATCTTCTCTCCCCATAGCCCGTATTTCTCCCTAGGCCATATGCCGTCTATGGCATCCACATAACCAACGGGATGCTCCCCGTCTAGACGCCGGTTCCGTCGCTCGTCCGCAGGGTACAGGGCGTTAGCCAACGGCTGCGTGATATAACCCAACCCCTTATCTTTGGATCTCGACATAGCGTCCACCACAGTCTGATATATAGGTCTTAATTTCTCAGGCAAATATAATCCCGCCTCATCAACCAGCTCGCCTATCTTCTTATTTATACCCCTAATGCTGAAATTATAATTACCCATGCCATTATTCAACGGAGACAACGCACCTCTTATCCCATTCATACCCTTAACAGCGGCTCCTCCACTAAGGATATCAAACTCCGGGGATACGTTCTTTAAAGGGCTGTCATCCATCCCCCTGAAATACATAGGACGCTCACCTTTGACCACCCTGTCAAGATCCTCCTTATATAAATCCTTTATCCACGACGGAATCTCATCCTGTTTATTCTTCTTTGCCATAAATCATGTTTTTCACAAATATACACACAATCAAATGGATATTAAAACATAAGGCGGGAACATGATCCACGTCACATACCCGCCCTTAAGAATGTAAGCGTATTAACTAGCTATTATCCCACTCGGCGAAATCGCTATCCACACGGTCTTTCAACGCCTTCCTCTCGTTAAGGAACGTCTTATAAGACTCCACGTATGACAAGTCCAGTATGCCTAGCTGGGCGGCGTTGTAGTCGTTCAGCTTCTTTTGCTCCACGTCCTTGTCCCATAGGGCGTTAATGCAGGCCTCCAATATCTTGTTGGCCGTCAACGTGGGCCATACCCTGACCTCGTTGTAACTATAGGAGATCACGGGGGCCATATCGTCACCCATCTCCCTTGTCTCCTCTTTAATATCCCACCGGTAAAGGTAGGATCCGTCACCGTCCTTTTCTATAGTGATCGGTATAGTGTCGCTATATGTTCTTTTCATGTCTTGTTATTTAATCGTTATACAAAAAAATTCCCGACGTGAGACGTGCGGCTACGCCGACGTTTTACGAAATTCGGGGAAAAAGCAAAGGCGCGAACCGATGCTACGATGCGCAGCGGAAGGCGCAGCATGCGTACTCACGCTAGCGAGGCCCGCAAACGACCCGATGTCCGCGCAACCGCCACCCAGCACCACCTGCATGCGGTTAGCCGATGTGTAGGTGTAGTAGTAGTCGCACCAGTAGGTAGAACTACTACCGCCGATCTCCGTAGCTACGATATCACCATCCTCACCTAGGAGCATCTTCTTGGCATAACCATTGGTACGGCAGATGTTGCCTTTCTTGTTATAGCCTGTGTAAGAGGTGTCGCTGAAGTTTGACGGGTCATCGGTAGTCCATAATATAGACAATCCGGTATCGCCCGTGGTGACCTGTATATTGGCCCCGTCGGTGTATTTCCAGATATGACCGAACGGATTCTCTATACCACGATACCTGTTAGCCATCAATGTGGCATGAGTACCGCCGGAAGCGTTCTTCACGACATATGCCTTCTCTCCCGATCCGTTCCCGAACTCGTTGGTATAGCCACATGGAATAAGGGGATTGGCGTTGTTGAAGTTACTCCAATCCGTCATTTGAGTAGGTCCCGGACCTAAGCCACCTTGTGCGAAACCGTTAGCGTCCTTCTGGGCGTTGAAAGGCTTCTGGCTGTCCAGCGTGGCGTACTCGACGGCGAATAGCCAGAACAGGATCTTGTGGGCGTTGTAGGTGTACATCTCCCATCCGCTGCCACGTTTCCTAGCGGCTTGCCGGAATTTGTCTCGGGTGAGGTTGGTGACGGGACAACCCAATAAGGAACGGTAGGTGTTGTCCCATTCGGAGGTGTTGTCGCCGCCTCTTCTATTTACGTTTGTGCTACCTACTCCATAGGCAGACAATAAAGTCATCGACGGCCTATCTATTCCTCCCTCGAAAGCACTCATATAACGTTTATTAATATAGGTATATCCGGGCATAGGAGTATCAGACATCATACATCCAAACTTAAGGCCTTTTACGTAGAAACGAATCCAAAACCTATCCATTTCTGCCATTATAGCCTCTAAAAGATAATCTATAGACATATCCTCTTGTGACCAAGAAGATGCTCCTAAATATTTTCTCACTCCCCCGCTATTATCTAAGACGCACCCTCTTATCTTACTCTGCACCGGCAACTCCCTATGCAGTTGCATATTCCCCACACGCTTCCCGTCCGGGCTTGACGAAGCCATGTCCCACTCTACACCGTAGGCGTACCGTTCCTCGATGTCGGGGATGTCCTCCCAAGCTGGAGACCATTCAGTAGAAATATCACCATATTCAAGCTTGATCTTGTGGATGGTACTAGTAGTACTTGATCTGGGAAAAGCATAAACTCTCAAGAAAGTATTAGATGTCTCATCACCATCTGTTGTTTGAGTTCTCCATTTAAATGTTTTGCTAGCCTTTCCATTAACAAAATCTTCAGGTGTATATCTAACAAGTTGATCTCCTCTATCACCTGAGTTAAATAACATAAAATGGTCAAGACCTTCACCTAAATCTCCCCATATAGTACAAGTCACTTCCGCATTTTTTTGGATAGATTCAGTTAACCAATAAGATGCTATAGGATAATTCGAGTTACTAACTTCTTTCCCCGATCCCAGCAACAGGTTCCTGCCGTACACGGGCAGTTTACGATATTTACCATCATCCATTAAAGATTTAGTTCCATCACCTGTAGTACGTATTGTTAACTGCCTAACATCACCCTCAGAAAAATTACTTGATAGATTTGTATATACATCAATCCCATCATTTACTGGTATTAAATAATTCGTACCAGAATCTACACCTACAGTTAAATCTTGATATATAGAGATTTGTGCAGAATTATTCTGTAGTACTCCCGTATTCAATTCTAGACGAAACCAAATATTATTATCACCATTAACATTATACCCACCAAGAAGACTTGATATATACACCCCATTATCTCTTACTGGAAACGTATTAACTGCGTTGCTTGGAAGCTTCTCTAATAATTTATTATAATTTTCCTGAGATATAGATGGATTGCCACTTGTTGTTATCTCCATAACAATGTCAAATACTGTATAATCTGGTTTGACTACTACATCCTTCCACGTGCCATCTCCACAAAGAAACTTACCCTCATCTCCCTTCGCCGGAGCTGGTACCAATCCATCCTCCCCAGCCTGAGACGCCGTAGCGCCAACCATATCCTTGACCTTATCAAGCCTACTGTCTATTTGACCTCCATTGTACTTACCAATAAAATCTTCCATGTCATTTAGTATATAAGGGGAGGTGGCAAATACCCCCCCCCCCCCCATATGTTAATAAATCAATAAATTTTCTCGTCATTACTAAACCATCTTACTATCATCTTGAACCGGCTCTCAATGTCATTCACAAACCTTGCCAAGAACCAATCGCCACGAAGACGATCACGCCACCTCCGATGATAATCGACAGCCCTAGGGTCGATCTTCCGGTCAATGTCATTCACATCCTTGATCCATACCGGGAGGTTATTAGTATCGTCTTTGACCTCGTTAAAATAGTCATTTATATTTATCTTCTGATCAACCTCCGTCACCAGTATCTCACGGCTATCGTCATTGGTTACAGGATACCTTAACCGCTGGCTCATATCGTTCTTGTCAGCGATAACCATCCGAAGCTCACCGCTGTTGTTGGTATCGTTATAAAACCATGCCTTATTGAATCCGGTAGTCCTAAGAATTTGGTAATTAACCTCATCCTGATACCTTCTGGCATCCATCCTATATTGGTAGTTCGTGAGGATCTTATTCACATACTGCTCACGTACCGGTACCTCTATAACGAACGGATATAGCTTACCGTAAAATACTTGATACGATTGGTTGGTCAATCCATGAGACCATAACCCTATCTCCTGACTTTCACTTGAGTAGTTCTTTCCAGACTGGAAATAATGCTGGTGCTCAATATAATAATCAGGGGTGTAGGATAAATATGATTTCCACTCACCCTTCAGGCAGTTATATCCAACGGTGAACGAGACGTCCATGAAATGGCTGGCGTCCTGTAGCTCCACCGCCTGCCCGTTCCTGTAGAACCGGCCGCCACGGAATTGGTACTCGCTCGGATTCCCTACCGGTATATAATCTTTCTTGGTTATCAGAACCCTCTTGAACCGATTGTCCCAGCCCATGGATAGCCCTATACCAAAGAACTTGTTATCGATATCGTAATAAGACAACTCAGCGTCCGTATCAGAGTTATATATCCGGCTACGGATGATCTTCATCTGAAGATGCTCCTTAAACCAGTTTCTAAGCCCCGGTGTGACCTCCGTAAGATTCCTACCATTAGAATCTACCTTAAACACCTGACCACGCCTTAAATCGACCCAAAAATGCCCAAATTCACAACTGATCATATCCCGGCTCTGGGTCCCGGAATATCCTAACGTCGTATTATTATACTCGATACCACGAGAGGCGAAAAGACCACCTGTCCCTATCTCGCTATTCTCCGGGGATATTCTCTCCGCCAACACGTCTATGGCATTGTACAACCCTACCTGATTCTCAAAACGAGCCAGTATCTGATCCGACTCTATCCCTTTCATGCTTATAAGTTTCCCGAAAGAGGTCTTGAACTCATGGTAATCCATAGGCTTGTACGACAGCCAAGGATCGGTCATGCCATTCTCCGACACGTCGGCGGTGCTCCATATGACGCCGTTGGGTCTTTGGTAAGCGCAGTCCCAAAAATTGCTATCATACGTCTCTGGTAATGACCTGCCACCTAACGTAAATCGATTCTTATACACAGGACTTATCTTAAACACATTATCCCTTGATATAGGGACATTACGCTCCTGAGTCCATGATATATAATCCCCCACCTCCGGATAGAACCCCTCGTAAGGCTCAGGTCCGGCTATACGGAAATTGCAATTGATCTCAGACTCCACAAGAAACTGAGGTATGCCATAGAAGTATAGGAAGAAACGACCGCTAAGATACATATCTCCGGTCTTGCAAACCATCTCATAAGCGCTCTTCCGGCTAGGGAAAGAGTATAGCGATCCGGTATCCGTATCGGTCTTATTAAGATAATCCTCCCCGGTATCGTAATTGACGAAATAACGGGGATACCCGATGTTTCGATAATCGTAATAAGGGAATGGTATCATGTCCCCCTGACCGAACTGAGTCAAATAAAACATAGGCATCTTCCTCTTAAGCGAGAATCTTGATATAAATACATCACCTCCAAAAACAGGTTTACGCTTATTCTCATCCATCAACCCGCAACCGCCTAACGATACCCACCTGATATCCTCTATCTGCCCGTATTGAGCCGGAGAATATTTCTTTATCCTCATATAAGGGCAGGATACGAAAGATTCACGTGTCATAAAATGAGGCGTCATACCAGCCACCTCATCGTTACGAATATTACACTCATCCTGAATACGGCTGGTATCGTAACTTGAAACCAACTCCGGATATTCAAGCATATACTTATCCATACCAAATGACATGAACAACGAATGCTCACGATCGAGGTTGTTTATGATAATAGGCTTACCACCTACGGTTTTCCCTTGTGAAGAGATATCCGTTACCGGATATAACCCGCTCTTGATATATTTGGCCGTTGACAATCCACGTAGCTCCGACGCCCCTATTTTTTGGTAAAATAAATTATAATGAGCGACAGAAGTATAATAATAAGCATAGTTCCGTCTAGGTCCCCTATCTATCAATGCCGTTAACCACTGATATCTGTACTTGCCTATATCCACCACGGACTGGGCTGTGGCCTTGGCGATACCCGTAGCCAGACGGATAGCCGTCAGCGCTATGCCGACAGGGTTGGCTAAAAAGAACACGCCTCCACCGACATATTGCTGTGAAGCCGACTGATATGTATACTCAGCTATAGCGGATATTAAATTAGCCATAGCCTCCACCGTAGCCAATGATGTTGCCATACTGTAAGCCTTACTCCCTAATATCGTCCATTTAGGGTGATCCTCCACTTCCCTGAATATACCGGAGGATTTACCTAATTGATAACCATCAACAAGGCACTCGGTGGGAGCGTCAGGCTTGTTAAAGGCAATATCAGGGCTTAAGAATGAATACCAGATATTACCCCTCCTGTTAAACGGATGCGTTATAAATTTCTCACGATTAATATCCTTATAGATATACATATCATCAGACAAATCGTTGTAAGGGTAATTAGGATAAAGGTTAGCCGATCCGTCTGGATCATCGTACTTAAACATATCATAAGCCAGACCAGTTCCGATAACGCTCTTATCCAACGTCCTATCGCCCCTATACAACTCATATCCTATTATAGAATCTCTTCTAGCCTTATCTATAAGACCGTTCTCTACCGCTATATCCAGAAACTCATTAACGATATCGTCATCAAGCATCACCCCCATAGGATAAATATAGGAGTCAACTCCATATTGACCGGTTAGTTGAGACGGATTACCCATAAAAGGAGCGACAGAGTTATCCGGGAACTTGTAATGACGTATAGGTCTCTGACAAAACGTGGTTGACGTATTAGGATACTCAGCGTTACCCCCATTACCAGTGAAGTAAGACTTACCCCCAACAGATTTAGGAGACCCATAGTATTTCGTCAAAGAATCTATTATGTCCTTCCTCTTTGATCCCCCCGACGATATCCCGATCTTACTTGAATCATACAACTCAAAATTAGCCGGATACTTATTGGTAGACTCCCAATATCCGAAATCACCATACTGATATGGTCTGGGAGCGCAATCAGCGGGTTTATCTCCACATGAGATACATTTCGCCTCATATGTGACAAATCTCCTTAATTTCAGTTCTTTCGTAAAGAAGAATACGTATTTCACCTCCAGTGGCCGAATGCCAAAACAGAACGGGGCGGGGAAGATGGCGGTGCCGGCCGTATAGAATCCGGCAAGCTCCTTCATGTCCTGCCTCATGGCGAAACCGGTGAAGAACACGCATACCGCAGGCTCGATGCAAACATATATCTTATGGAAAGTAGTCTTGTCATCATTCCAGAACAAGTACTTTGGCATCATAAATATCTTATGATCCACGTAATTCACTATAACACCTTTCTTGGCATCATTAGCCAAAGGATTAGGAGCCACGGTACCTTCCTTGTCCGAGAAAAACGTTATACGAACCTTATTGTATGATGACGAGTCGCCGATCGGATAATTATAGTTACCCATCATCTCTATATACATAATACCGTTATCAGGATCGGATAAACCACTTATGTATTTCTCGTAATCCAACTCCACCCATCTGGCGTATGAGGATACATGTGGATAGAACTTGAAATAAGTCAAGTTGCTTCTACCGAACCAATTGGTCTTGGCGTCAATATCATTCTGCATAGACACACGACCTTCCCAGTCAGTAGTTATACCGGTATTAAACTTAGAATTATCACCATCGCCAAAAAGACACATGGCGTTCTCGATACCAAACTGACTCTCATATTGGGGGAAATAAGCCTCCATCGTATCCATTAACTGATCAAGCATCGTCTCCGTATGCTTCTTTCCTTCCCATCCGGGATATTGATACAAATATGTGCACTTACCCAATGACCTACTCCCTTGGAATGTAGGAAGTTGAACATTCTTAATAGTAGGATTCACGTGAGGATCACCTACCGAACACCCATTAGTACATATACCCTCATCATATAACTGCCGGACATTAGACATATCCTGACACAAGACCAAGGCGGAGGAGTCTATATCAGACGGGAATTTATCCTCATCCTGACCATCCAACCATTCTTGAACCAGATCTATGATATTCTTACCTCCACTAGAGTAATTATCAAAATCACACAATACAGAAAACTTCCTTTGTGATTCGGCATTACTTTGTATTAATGTAGTAGGTTCGGTCTCCACATAATCACTCTCCAGCTTATACGTAAAATCAATCCTAGAATCCACCAAAGAGTTTTTATCCAATATAGTCCTGGTCTCTATCCTCTCGATATCGTCACATCCACTAGGGAAATCTGGAGTCTTTATACCGTCTTGATCCTCCGGCAACGATATAGCCTCGCATAACTCGTCGGTAACACCTACATTAGATTCTATGATATCACACAAATTCTCTATATTATCAGCGATATAATCAATGGCATCATCCACCGTAACATCTTTCCCCATCGTGTTAATAACGAATTGAGTCTCTCCTACCGTGGCATATTCCTGCTCTACATATCCGAGCTGCTTGACATCTAACTGATTCTTGCACTCTCCCCCAAAATCGTCAAATCCCCAAGACGAATCGTTTATAACCTTGGCCGTATTCTTAAACTGCCAAAGATGACGGCGGCTGTTCCCGGCGCACTGCGGGTTGTTCTCCAGCACCGACGCAGCCGACAGGTCGTCAGAGTTACCGTCCTCATCAACGATAACCTCCATCTCCTCCCTTGTGGCCGGACGAGGGATAAGCGGAAATCTAGCTGTCCTATATCCTGTATTGGTAAAGAATCTTATTCCTAACGGATATACCTCGTCACGCATGAAAGAGGCGTATTTAGAGCAAGCCACACCGTCTTTATACAAATTCTCCGTAGCTATCGATGTCTGCCATTTAACGAAATGACCCAAGAAATTAACGACCGGTTGAAGATTCCATTCGTTCTCCACGGTCAAGCCGTATTGAAGAAGACGATTCCCGACAGACGTCATGCCTCTGGCCGTCTTATATACCGGTATTTCCTTGGATAACTTCTCCATGGTCGTACGCTCGCTATACTGATCCGTAAGGTAATAGATGGTCCTTTCCGTTATCGGATGTATACCTTCTATGAAATACTCAAGAACCGGGCTTTGCTCGCCATTATATCCAACGGTATTCTGTATAACACCTACCTTATAATGAGATACCTGCTTATCTATATTAGACACGGTAAGGCGGATACCCATGTTGGTTGACTTACCCCATAAACCATCGCGGATAACCATATCTTGACGATCGAATAACATGATTGGGTTGGTCAATGAGCAATATCCGGTCTTCTCAATCCCGAACTCATCGCACAACGCCACGCAGAACTGGTAGGTCCCGGCACGCAGGCTTCCCCCGAACTCCACAACCTCAGGCTCCACGCACGGGGCCGTCAGCAACGGGAACACCAGCAGCTTCTCGCAGGCCAGCCTACACCTCTCTATTGGCTTGTCATCCCCACATGTCTTATACCCATGGTAATGATACCAAAAGTCACCATCATCATCCGGATTAAGAGCCTTATCGACCATAACATATCGCTGGGGATTATATCCATCGGTCCAGTATATCACCTTCCCACATTTCTCATCCTTGATCTCTATATCGAAAATCGGGTGATGAATGGAGAAGTTAAGGCAAGGATCATCGGTCCCATCCTCTATCAAGACCTCCATCAAATCACATATCTCATCGAAACGACCATCCGACTCCTCAAGCCTCTCGCCAAGGATACGATGAATATCTTTTCCTGATCCCGCTAATTGATCCTCTACGGTCTTGACATAATCCAATGACCTCATGAACGTGATCTTAGAGGTGTTGTTATCAGGATTCACCAGAAAGAAATAAGTGTTATCACCAGCTATATCATTCTTATACCCAATAACCTTATAGCCATCAAATCGCTTACATAAAAGGGTACTAGGCTCGTTCTGGATCTTAAGCTGGCTTCCATCGTCACCCTCTATGGTAGCGTTTAAGGCGAAACTATACTCAGACGGGGATAGGTCCTGTGGATGCTTATCCCTGTTCATCCCGGAGTCGGGAACCGCTATGTTAGAGTTATTTTGCACGATCTTATCTTTTTCGCAAATATAACAAATCCTGCGGATAATCACTTACACGCAGGATCTTGATAAAAACTATACCATTATGCAAAACATTCAAAATCGCACAAAAGTAAAAAATCCTCCTAACTTTCACAAGTCAGGAGGGAGACTAGATGCTCGTGGTAAAGCACAAAAAAAACAAAACAATTACAAATTTTTACCCATGTAGCTTGACTGCTTGTCAGCATCCTCTACAGATATGTAAAAGAAACCGTTAGTCACGTATCTCTCATTGACGTCTACAAAATCAGTAGATCCTTTGTCTATCCCTTTCTTCGATCCCTCGTCACATACAGCTACCAGACTATTAAAGTCATTGGAATAACCTACGACTACACCGTGTATATCCCGATTTCGAGGATCGAATACGTACCTCATCTTACACCTATCGTAAGCTAATTCTAAAGAACTTTTGCTTAGCCTCTCGTCTAATCCGGCACCCGCTACCAAAGCCAAAACGCTCTTTGATATATCACTCATGGTAGTGTCCTTGGCAGGAACCTTAGGCATAGAAACGCCTTCCATGACAAAGTCCAACGCCTTGTCTAGAATCTCGTCAAAATCATCATCTCGAACATAATTCTTGAACACCTCCAATATATACAACCGGACATGGAGTTCGTTATTGACATCATTTAATGCGATCACGTTATTAAAATTTTAAATTTTATTCATTAAATTCACATTTGTATCACAAAACATTTAATCTAATAGGGTTAAACGCAAACCCACTATCGATTATCCTACTTACATAAGAATCACCGAATACTTTTCTACCAATCCCAATAGCCCCGTTGATGTCGGCGTTAATAAGCTTTCCCGTAGAGCTTTGGAATAACCCGCGTCTCTTTCTTTTACCTAAGTAAATATCATGTTTCTTGAGAGGTTCAAAAGCCAAATGGTCAACCTTTGAAGTGTAGGATTCCTCGTGGGTCTGGAAGTCAATTCCGATCATCTTACACTTGTAGCAAATCTTATCAATGAGCTTTGAAAACGGAATTTCGACAAACCCTTGATTCATTTTTCTTCCAAGGTTTATGTTTTGCTTCCAACCCTTGTTCAGGCCGACAATAAGGTTGCCGATGTTGTTATCGATGCAAAAATTGACGATAAACCTGCTAACCTTGTGTATTTTGTCATCAATCCAAAAATTCCTATAATTGTTTAGCTGTCTAAGTCTCTTTGAAATTCCCTTATCTCCGATGTAAGACATCAACCTAGCTTTCTTTTTGTTGTACCACTGATTAAAGGACTTGATAATCTTGCCGTTTACAATGAAAGGCTTGATACCTACATTGCTTATACATGTGCATAAATTATTCAATCCCAAATCAATCGAAAGAACATTATTCTTATCAAGATTTAAATCCTGTTCCTTCTTCTCATAAATAACCTCAACCACATAGCATGTAGCTTGAGGGATGATTCTAACTTGGCATAATTTATCCCCTCCTATGTTTGTTTTGATTGGTGAAATTATACTCTTGACAAAATGGATGTAACCATCACTCTTAAGCCTGCAAGCAGAAGTCGTAAAAACTACCATATTCTGCTTCTTGCCTCGTTTGTACTTTGGTAATCTTGGCTTCGATTTGAATTTTGAAGGATTCTTTTCATATCCCTTCTTTAATCTGATCCAAGACCTTATCGACGAGAAGACTTGGGCTACGACTTGCTGGGACACTACCGACGGAAGATTCCTAAAATCAACCTGATCCTCTTTACATAGTTTGGTTGAGAACTCATATTCCTTTAGATAGTTACCTTCGAATATCCCTTGCCTGATGTTGAAAAGAACATAATTGTACAACAACCCGGATTTGAGACATATATCCTCAAACCGGTTGTCTTTTACGATATGTCTTTCAACTAGTCTCATTTAAATATCTTATGCCATAAATATAAACATTGTGTATAAAATAAATAATTTGTTCGACTATAATCTAGTTTTCGGCAAAGCTAGATTATTCCTATACAATAGAAGATCAAATATGTCATAAGTAAAGGACTAAAAAATAAAAAAACTCCCCTATCCTCACGGACAAGAGAGCCGATGTGTTTATATCATGAAGAAAAATCTATTCACCAATCCTTACAATACAGTCACGAGACTCCTTGTTATAAATCATCGTTCCTACCTTAGAATACAAGGTCTTTATATTTTGCCAATTATTCTCGCCGTGAGCGGATACGTTGGTAGGGGCATCACCGGTATAAACCTCCTCACCTCCTATATTGACAAAATCATATCCACGTTTTTCCATCGTTCCGCCCTTATAAGCTGTAAATTTGATAGTGACATTTCCTGTACCACGCCCTCCATACCAATTACCGTATATACCACACTTGATCTCAAGGGGAAGCTTATCATAATTATCGCCATCCAACAACGGCCCCATCTGAATCAGGGCCGCCTCATTACCTGATTCCATGTTATCACCACCGTGGATAAGATAATCACCTACCCGTTCCTGCGTGGTCTGGTACTGTTTACTCCAACCAACCAGCTTGCCGTCAACATCCGGGAGGCCGGTGTTATCGAAACCGGTTGCCGTGTCAAAGTCAATGCCGTCCTCGTCAGCCCAGATATACCTAAGCACTAGGTAGTCGAACTCCGGGATAATAACCACCGGGACCGACTCCTGCCTACACACGAACGTCTTCTCCTCCTTGGTGTCTTCTTTTATAACCTTGTATGTCACCTGACGTATCTCGCCAGTCTCGTTAATATCAGCGGTAACCTTAACCTCGGCAGGGCCAGTACCACTTGTCTTATCTAAATGTATCCAATCTGCCATATCATCGTATTATGTTAAATTATTTTAATATACTTGTTAAAGGTGTTAGGCCACATCCGCTCATAAGACAACATCCTCCTCCTGTTATCCTCAGCTAGTTCCCGATAATCATTCAAGGTAATCATCGACATCTTAAGCTCCTTCATGGCCCTAGCGAACTTACCCGGTTCTTGCTGAGCATATAATTTGTAAGCGTCACCGGCGCCTTGTATCAAACCGTTAACGGCGGCGTTCTCAAAGATCTTCATCTTGATATACGTCTCGACATAATCCTCAAGATAACCTAACGCCGTTTCAGGTATATACGGTAGACCGTCATCATCCTTGGGTGTAGCACGATATATGATGTAAATAAATCCATCAAACCCAGTATACATAGTATTGCCAGATATAGTTATATCATAATTATCCCAAGCATATTTATCCCGATACTTGTCGGCGGCGCAATCACGTCTCAACCCACGACCTATAGACAGCCTTACGGGGTGATGGTAATGGAAGCGAACCTCGTGAGACCCGATATATAGCTTCTCCGTGATCGTCTTCTCAAACTCCTCCTTACAGCACTCCGTGCAGGAGTTCCAACGGAAGCCGCGCTCGGTGCGCTCGACCCAGCCGATCTCGTGTTGGAGGTCAGCCTTAGCCTTGTCGCCGCCCGGAATCTCACAGACAAGAGGCTCACACCTATAGGCATCAAGCATGTCGAAAAAATCGGAAGGCAATACCGCCTGTTTGTTGCTGGTCTTGACAACCGCCTCGGACATGACGGCTATAACACCCCCAAACCTTTTCAAGGCGATCTCAGCCCACCTATAAACAGATGAGGTATCTATAGCTCCGCTATCATCGTATTTATGTAAATCGGCCTTGATCTCGGCCAATAAGCCCTTTATCGTCATAACAAACTCTTTTGTACAAAGATAGACAATAGTATATATCACACAAAAAGATCCGATCTATTCTCACGAACAAACCGAATCCGATCATAAAAACAAACATTATAGTTTATACACCCATTTAACTCCAAATACCTTGCTTTCCGATTCAACTTCTCTGTACAAGAACTTATATCTCCTTCCAGACTCCATAACCAACCTACATTCCTTGTTCAACGCCGGAGAAATATAGAGATGAAAATACTTGTTCCGAGGCATAAAATCAATACACGTATGGACATAAGAATATCCACCCGTTCCACGTCTGTTAATAGTACCGGTAAGCTTATTCAGATATATCTTACGATTAGGATTTATCTTATGACACAGATAACCGATGTTGTTTATATAAACCCCACCCTCATTATCCAGATACTTATCACGTATGACCTTCCATATCAAGGACTGACATTCGAGAATATCATTCTTGTCCACGATCGTATGTTTCCTTCTCTTGCCGTTCTTAGACATAATAGATCTATAGAATCGAAGAAAGTATTGATCAAGTATTTTAAACGACTTTGTTTTCATGTCGCAAATATAATAATTTCATCCTTATTCAAGAAATATTTGGCAAGTTTTGGTGTAAGTGTAACACAGAGACTAGCGCAGGAAAAAGCCAACGCTATGGAATGCGATTGCCCCAAAACATGGAGCTTGCGTTTGTATCCAAGAATCCCATTTGCTTTAGTGATGGGAGTATGTCAAATAAACCTAAGATCTCTTTTCTTAGTATGATTAAGTATCCTACTGATATGCCTTGTACTAAAACCTGTTTTGTCTTTTATCTTATCATAGATATAACCTTTGGATACGTAAGCTGACATATCTCCTAGAACTTTTATAATCTTGTCATACATATCATGCACCTCATTATATCTTATGATAGAGCTGTCTCTCATTCCTCTTTCGCCTATATCGTCAACTATGGCGTCATTGAAACCGAAGAAATTGATTATTGATCTTATTAGATTCATGTTATTGAATTTTTTGTGTTTTCTTATTAATATCCATATCCGGGTTCTCATCCGTAGGGATCTGCAATTTGGTTACAGTTTCCCTTAATGTTTCGGAAACCACATATTCAAGAAGTTTGTCTGGGCATATGAAATCATAATCCCATTGAGATGTACATGGCTTATCTTTTTCAGCTCCACATCCCCCTAGCTCTAACGCCGCTTTTCTGTCGAGAGTTATAAGATCAACATTTATAGCCTCTATGTTAATATCTGGTATATAGATATAACCATCATTGACATAATAATAATATTGATCTATATTCCCGTATTTACGTTCCTTGTTGTTTGCGTATTTTCTTAATGATATGGAGGTGAATATAATATCATCCATAATGTTTGACACCTTAATGATAGCAGGTCCTATACGGGTATATATCATATCGGGCAATCTTTTCTTGGATCTCATAAGTACCCTGCATAGTTTAAACTCATCAAAACAACAATCAATTTTCCGAACCCTCTCCATCTCCATGCAATTGATATGAGTATACAGTGATTCCTCGCCGAATAAGGTCCCATCGGCATACTTCTGGGCTATATATGATCTAGCTTTCTGCCTCCCTATAGACAATATCCATCTCCTGCTGACATGGGCGTCCTTGCTTATGGAGTTCATGTCATTTATAATCCTAGATACAAACTCTGAATTTTTCATGTAGCAAGATATTAAGGAGGGGATATACCCCTCCGGTTATCACTTCTTTTTCTTAACCTTGCCTCCGCATTTCATTTGAGGTTTCTTTTTCTCGGAGACCTTGCCTCCATTAGCCATTTTCTTTTTCTTAGTACATGCCATAGCGTTATGTTTTAATATTGATGTTACAATATTAATGATTTTAGTCGATAAACAAATAAAACGTATCAAGAAAGATATAGATCCGACTTACCGCCGCGGCCCTAGAGAACCTGAAACAGATATGCCAGGAAAGAGCCAACGCTATGAAGTGCGATTGCCCGCCAGTAGAATGTAATATGAGCGTATGGGTATCCATAGATGAAACATACACATCTCCTCCAGGTGCTAAGTTTACCCTTTATTGGAACGGTGGAGACGCTTGCTCTGGGTTTAGTCAAGGAGGAACCGTTAGGTTATACTGTTCTAATGTATCTGACAACTATTCTGCGCATACTACCATATCTGGCAAGTCGGGAAGTTGGTCTAGTACCGGTTTCTTTAGTTCAGGATGTGACCCTAGTAACATATCAGGATCTTGGGATCCAGATTAATAAACAAAAAAGGAGAGACTTATTTAGCCTCTCCTTTTTATTATATATCAGACTCTTAACATTGACCACCAGCTCTTCCACTTATATTGATAGAATTACATGGATATCCACGATCAAAAGATATCGTGGCCTTTTTAGTGCCTGATCCAGTAGGTATAGTTACTGTCGTACTCCCGATAGTAGTCCCTGAGCTTGAGGCTGTTACCGTCAAACTCTTCTGCGTAGTACATTCATTACTATACGTAATCTCGACCTCTACTCTTAGCGCTGAAGTGCCCGAAGGAGCGCCATTGCAAGGATCACCATCGGCATAAGCGTTGGCTGACCAATTCTTCGTTGGCTCCACGCAATCACATCTATCGGCCTGCGCCAAGCCATTAGCGTAAGAGATACCGTCTGACTGTAGGTTGCTGTCGGCTATCCTGTTTGCCTCGTCCTTGGTACAGGCGGTGTATTTACCAGCGATTTGCTTATAACTGATAGTCTTAGGAGTACAGTTGCTAGGACAGTTTGTAGCCTTAACATTTCCCCATCGGTCATCATTACCAACCTTTGCAGAACAACCCGCATCCGCTAATGCCTGAGCTTGGGATCTAAGTGTCTCTATCTTATCGCTAGCCTGAGCGTTGGCAGAAGACGTGCTAGAAGCGCATATAGATCCAGAAGGTACATCCGAATAGTTAATCGTTACTCCACAAGGCTTATCAGATGGGCAATTCCTACTTGTAACAGAACCTCCTTGGAAACCAAGCGTATTACAGCAAGCAGATCCATAGCTTCTATATTCCTCATCTCCACAATCATTTCTATATAAAGCTACACTTTCGCCAGATCTACACTCAGCGTCTCCTACTCTACTCCAAGAATTAGGATCACAACAGCTATCGCAAGAACCACCAGAACATCCACATGAGCAATACTCATATACCCGATCCTCGGTCTGGTCAGCATGACATCCATTCCTATCGCTCCTTCTGTATGTAGCCCAAACATCGCCACTAGAGCAATGTCTTCCACCGTCATAACTCCAACTAGTCCAATCTGGAGGAGTATCCTCACAATCGCCGTTTTTGTTGGCGTAAGCCTGAGCTGCGGTTCTGGTAGCCGAATCATTTCTGAAAGAGTCTTGAACCTTGTTGTTAGCGTCCGCCTGAGAAACCGTTGATGTTATAGGATTCAATCCTAATGAGCTATAAGGAACTGATATAGCTACACCTTGCTTACAAGAACCGCAATTATCCTTATAGAAAGTATAACTTCCAGTACCGGTCCACACACAAGTGCCATGCTGGTTAGCGTAATCCTGTCCTCTCTGGTCTAGGATCTGCTCTGCCTTGCTCCTGGCATCCGCCAAAGAAACCTTGCTGGTGATAGGCGTACCGCCGTTGGCTTGCGTAGAGGTCACCGTTATTCTCTGACCAACCCCACCATCGGCGCAATTGTTCTTATAGAAGTCACGGCTAGCGACGTAAGTCCATGTACATCCTCCGTTCTTGTTGGCGTAATTCTGACCATCAGATCCACGAACAGCATTCTCGGCCTTCTTATTAGCGTCAGCCAAAGATATGTTGGAGGTATACGGATGTCCCGGCAGCCTGTCGCTACTTACGGATACCATGTCGCCTACGCCGCCGTCAGCGCAATTGTTCTTCTGAACCTGACCGGTATAGCTTCCTGTCCACGTACAAGTACCCTTCGAGTTAGCCACGCTCTGTCCCTGAGACGTAACAGCCGCCAATGCCTTGGCGTTAGCGTCAGCTTGTGACACACATGACTTAAACTTACCATCAGAGCTAGGACTTGGATCCGTAACATCATTCTGGGTTACAGTAACAGAACTACCCACACCTCCGTCAGCGCATTGGCGGGTAAAGGCCTTGGATGCCGTACCAAACCAGAAGCATGTCTTATTACCACCAGCTATATACCGCTCTTGATTCTCAGGATCAGTATAGCAGGTATTGGTATTACGTTGATGTAATTTAGAGATACAATCCTTACATACGGTCTCGATAGTCTCCCATACCGGTTGCTCGGTCTTAGTATGACACGTGTCATCATAGTTCTTATTAACGAACGCCTGACCCATCCTATCGATGTAGGCCTTAGCCAAAGCGTCTGCCTCTTCCTGAGAACGGGTTGAGGTGAAGAACTGACCCATAAGATCCGGGGTTACGGTAATAGGATCGGCGTACTGACAAGTAGGACACTTAGGAGTGAACTCCTTGCTATAATTACCTACATATATCTTCAGCTCATCACAAGTACCACGATCATTAGCTATAGCCTGACCTTGCGCCTTGACAGCGGCCTTAGCAAGCTCGTCGGCGGCAAACTGACTCTCATAAGAATAGAACGGACCACCAGTGACATCAGCCTCCGTAACGTTAACAGATGAAGGTATCAATCCGGATGGACAATTATTCTTCTCGAACACCTCACTATAATGGCCGGTGTACTTAGGAGCCTCATGACAAGTACCACGCTCATCGGTGATCTTCTGACCTTGATTCATTACAGCGGCCATAGCCACTAAATTAGCCTCATCCTGAGATACGCAAGACTGGAACGGATGACCATCTACCATATCCTGTGTCACGGTGAACGGATCTCCTACCTGATTAGCGCCACAATTGCTCTTCGTGAACTCGAAGCTAGCCTTACCGGTATACATAGTGGCGTTAGAGCAAGTACCCTTGGTGTTAGCCAAAGCCTGTCCTTGAGCTTGTACTGCGGTCATAGCCATAGCGTCAGCAGCGGTCTGAGAGTCGTTGGACTGGAATGGGTGTCCTTCTACCATATCTTGGGTGATCGTCACCTTAGATCCGATCTTACACTCACCACAGTTGTTTCTCGTGAACTCCAAGGAAGCGCGACCAGTGAATGTGCAAAGGGCATGGACGTTAGCGAGAGCCTGTCCTTGGGCGTCAACGGCGGCCTTGGCCTTGTTATTGGCATCCTCCTGAGATACGGTAGACGTGAACGGATAACCGTCAACCATCCTATCATTTACCGTATAAGTACCACCAGTGCCAGTACCACAATTGTTACGGGTAAACGTACGTGTATAAGTACCGGTATATACAGGCACCTTCTCGCACTTACCTTTCACGTTAGCCACATCCTGACCTTGAGCCTCGACGGCGGCCTTAGCCTTATTGTTGGCGTCTTCCTGAGATACGGTAGACCTGAAATCCCCTGTCACCATAGTCTCATCCACGGTAACCTTGGTTCCGTACTGAGTCTTATCGCAATTGTTTCTGGTAAATTCCTTGCTATACTTACCGTAGTAGATCGTCTTCTCCTTACACTCACCTTCTAGGTTGGCTTGTTGCTGGGCGTTAGCCTCAAGATCAGCCTTAGCCTTATCATCAGCGTCCTTCTGGGAGATAATAGAGAAGTACTTACCGGCGGCAACGACATAAGTGTAAGGTTGACCGATATGGAACTCATCACAATTATTTCTCGTGACTATCTTCTCCATCCTTACGTTATAGTAGACGTTAGTCTGACAGTCGCCACGCTCGTTGGTGATAGCCTGACCTTGCGCCTCGACAGCGTCCTGCGCCAGCTTGTTGGCGGCATCCTGCGATACCGTAGAAGTGAACGGATATCCAGAACACATCTTCTCGTCCACGGTGAAGTCAACAGGAGTAGAACCCTCAGGGCAGTTGGTTCTCTGGAATACCTTGGAGTACGATCCGGTAAATACCGGTATCTTCTCACAGTTACCCTTGATATTCGCTATATCCTGACCTTGAGCCTCGACAGCAGCCCTTGCTAGGCTATTAGCGTCTTCCTGAGACACGATGGATCTGAAGTCTCCCGTAACCATCGTCTCGTTAACAACCACATCCGTACCGTATTGGGTGGAATCACAATTGTTACGGGTAAAGGTCTTGCTAAACTTACCATAATAGATATTCTCCTTAGGCTTACACTCACCCTCCAAATTGGCTTGTTGTTGACCGTTCTTTTCAATATCCTCAAGGGCTTTCCTGTCGGCGTCTTCTTGAGAGATGGAAGATACGTACTTGCCCTCAGGAATGATATAAACATATTCCTGACCGTCACTAAACTTATCGCAATTATTACGTATGAACGCCTTCCTCTGCTCCGTGTTGTACCAGATGTCGGTTATACACTCACCATGCTCGTTGGCGTATTTCTGACCGTTCATGGCTATATCCTCCATAGCCTTGGCGTCTGCGTCCTCCTGCGAGATAAATGACTTGTAAGTCCTTTCCTCGACCGTATATAACACCACCGATCCGTGTTGGTTGGCCAGACAGTCGTCCTTGGTGAACGGCTGAACCATCTTGATATTATAATAAACGGGCTTGGCGTCCTGAGCTATCATATACTCCTTGACAATATTACCGTCCTTTGACGTTATACGGAACTTAGCCGTACAGATCTGACCGGTATAATTAGCCTTGTATACGATATTAAGCTTATTATCGCCTACCCCATGGCTCTTGTCGTTAATGGCAAAGCAATTACCCTCGACACAATTCTTATCTATTTCCCTTGCCATATTATCCTTCAGTTATTCTCCATGAAACATCATCTCCGGCCTCTACCCTCACGATTTGGGTATCACCATCCTTATTAAGCGTCAACCTTTGCGGATCCACGTTGAAGGGTGGTTCCGGATCAGGTTCCTCGCTGCCATCACCGCAAGTGCAACATACCAGCTCGATATCATACTCGGTATTTGACTTGATATCGATGACAACCTGACCGTTCTCGCTAGTCACGTTATCGAAGTCATGATCAAGTATGATATAAGGTATATCATTAGGCTGTTGATTGATATTAACAACCTTACCGTTCAAGACAAACATCTCATGATGCTGTTCGTTATCCATATTCTTAGGCATAGCTATGACAAAGCTAGCCTCATACAAATCAGTGGCTCCGGGATCCTCAGGATCGGCATACACTATATATCTGCTATCCTCTTCCGGAACCTTCATGGATAAGCCATTCACGTTCATGGAGACTATATAAGACTTGCTCACCGAGCCACCAAGGGTAAGACAGGAGGCCTTGACCGAGGCGGAGTTAAGCTTGGCGTTGATGACCGCCGTCCCGCCCTCCATATCGAACATGATACTGGTAGGATCCACGCTTACCCGCTCCATGCCCTTCTGGGTTATGGTAGCGAGCTTCGTAACCTTGCCTTTCTCGACCGCTACGTAAGTCTCCCTAGGCAACCTACCCATCCATCCCGGCTCTACCTTAATAGCCACCTTATCGGGACCGGTACCGGAAATCTTGTCGTAGGACACCCATGAGGAGCCTTGCTCGATCTTGGCAAGAATATCTTTTAAATTACTAGCCATATCAATCCGCTTGCGTTATAGTCCATTTATCACTCTTGCCGACAATAATCTCAAGGATCTTCTCTCCACCCTCAGGAGGATACTCGAAGTTAGTAGGCTTAATCTCAAATACGCTGGCGCCTCCACAACCAAGATCACAGATCATATCCGGCAACCATCCCTCCTCGAAAAACCGTTCTATAAGCTCCCTGACAGCCTCTGAAAAAGAGTCAAGCTCTAATCTGTCTACGGGGAGAGATCCCTTCTTGAGGGTCTCACCACATACCCAGCCGTCACACTCGGAAGCCAAGACCGTATCGTACACTCTCTTAGCCATAGCACGAAGTATTTAAAATATTACTATTCAATGTAGTATATACGATATTAACATCAGTGAACTCATCACCCATGCAATATTTCTTCTTAAACTTAACGGACCTGCCAGAAACGACATATCCGTCATTAGGGACGATAGTACCACAATAGGTAACGCTGAGCACGTTCAACGGCTCGTATCTTAACCTGACAGCTTGAACGCCCTTGAACGAGTCACGCTGGATGGACGCCGTGGCGCCAGATACGGCAACCAGCTTCCTTACCAGAGACTCGATTACGCTATTCATGCCATCACCGTTCCTGATGTCTGCCTCAGGGAACGACTGACCGTCATATATAATCTGGGAGCTGTAGATACTACACTCATTCCCCGGTCTATATTCCGGTTTACATGGATTACAATTTTTCATATTATCAAATTAATTTGTTGATCATTCTTCTCAACTCAGATATCTCGTCATCCCTATCCCGTATAGCCTTTATCATAGCGTTAAGGGTATCGGACATATCGCAATTAGGGGATAATCCCAATGATTCCACACGTACCTTATCACCGGGGTAAATACAATCGGTACTCATGTACGTAGAGCACGGTACTTTCGTGTCGTCTACAGTAGGTCTGTATTGTTTTTTGTTGCAACCATTCATTACCACGTCTCCTCTTCCGTATCGTTATCCCCGCCGCTACCACCGGCGTTGACAAGCTCGTTTATAATCTTCTTCAAATCCAGAACCTCACGATGGTATAAATCTATCTGCTTATCCCTAGACGCTATAATACGCCTCAATGAGTCTATAACGACAGAAATGTCATTACCTTTCTCTATACCATCCGCTACCAGCTCATCTCCTGAGTATAAGACACATTTATCATACAAGGTTATAGGACATCCATAACCAACACAAGGTTCGTCCTGACAATCCCGATCGCAAGGATCACAAGGATCGTTAGGGCATTTGTTAAGAAACCTATCTATCTTAACGCCATGACAACACTCCTCGGGACGCTCCCGTGAATGATCATGGCAACAACCACCTGAATTACACATATGAATAATATTAATGTTTTTAGCAAAGATACTTATTTGGTTTAATAATAAGACAACAAGGCGCATGAAACAATAGGAGGTAGAGACCATAAGCCCCTACCTCCAAACACTAATCTATAAATTATGGAAAAACAAAAAAAGGCATTATCACCAATAACACTGATCTTCTTGATCGATATTCTCAATCCATTTCTCGCACTCAAGATTAAGATCAGCGTACTCCTGTCCCTCTACCATCAAGACCTCACGAGCCTTGGCGTTGGCATCCTCAACCGATATCCAAGACCTAAACCTGTTGGCTTTGATAGAATAATATACCTTACCTGATTTATATCCGAACGGACATACCTTTTCAAACCAATCACCGATCTTCGTATTATAGAATACAGGGGAACAACTACCTTCGGTGTTAGCCTTCTCCTGACCTTCTTTCATGAACTTCCTATAGGCTAACGTATCGGCATCGACCTGAGATATATCAGATATGACAGCTCCGGCTGGTAATTCATATACAATACCTTCCTTGCCTGATGCGCCAGCATCGCAGTCGTTCTTGTAAAACAAGCCACGAAGAGGCTGTGAGGCCCAGTCCTCGCAGCAAGCCCCGACGGAGTTGGCCTCCCCCTGCCCGATCCGTCCCAGCTCCGCCCTAGCCTTATCATTGGCGTCTTTCTTGGATACGTAAGAGACGAACCTGCCTTCCTCTATACATACCTGTTCTTTGGATCCCTTACCACTTACGCAATTGTTCTTAATAAACTCATCGCATACCTGATCATTATACCATACGGACGGTATTATGTCGGCATATGTGTTGGCGTAGTCCTGACCGTTGGCTTTAATATCATCCTCAGCCTTGCTGTCAGCCTCCTCCTGCGTATCGCCAAAATAGACGTTGGCAGGGACCCGGTAGTCAACAGAACCGCCCACGTACCCGGCAGGCGGGTTGTTTTTGGTGAACGTCCTAACTATTTCTTTATTACCGTATACCATTGTGATTCACTTTGTCACAAAGATACAATTTAAAATCAAATTACAAAGGAAGAGCCTTTTTGCTTCTCAAAACCTTATACAGATAATCCCTTAACTGCTCTTCTGTGGTTATATATCCAAATTCAATCATCTTAGCTATATCAATCTCCAACTCCATCAACTCCTTAGCCTTGACCTCCTCGCCAACAGAATTTCTTATCATAGTCTCATGAAGACCATAAACTATTATATTCAAAGATCTAGCTAAATCCTGTATTTTATCTTTAAACCTTGATGAATCCACGATTTTAGACAAAGCGGAAGACATTCTCCTATAAGCATCACCAGCCTTATCTCTGTAATCTATAAGTTGATCATGTACAAACTTCAAAACCTGAACCTCAAATCTAGGATTTATCCACATGGCGAATTTTATAAATAACAAAGGATGCATCCATATCTTATCAGGTGTCTTGCCATGTTTTGTAACTCTACCTTTTACTTTTACAAATAACTGATTATCACCATTGTCCATTTTTGGACTATGGCTTTCATCATCCTTTAGAGCTTCTAAAAATTCTATGGTTTTAGGACTATCTATAAATACAGAAAACTTTCTTCTTATGTTATCGGGATTATCATTCCATTGCTTAAGTAAACTGTTGGCATCAAAATAACCATCACTAGTTCTTTGAAAAACGTTAAAATCACCCATTTTTCTTGTCAAAACATTTACCGTCTTCATTTTTTAATCTAATTTTGAAGTTAATAATTAATTACTTTATGTCCACTCCCTCGTGAGAGTCAGTGGACATACAAAAATAGCCAATCGAAATGATAAACACAAATCGATTGGCTATTTTTAATATCCCAAAATCAGGACATTAATCACCCATTGCAAATCTTATCCTCTAAAGCATAAAGAACTTTCGCTACGGTCTTATCGCCACTTACCTTCACGCAAGACTCACCAAGATCCCGGACATCTATAGCCTCCCTGATACGGGTAAGCTCTTCGTATATCTCCTCTATCACGTCAGAGATCATAACGCACTCATCAGAGTCCTTATGCTTTGACCACTCTGGAAGATCACCCTCGTAAGGTACGCAAGTGGACGGAGTTATATGTGAACAACTGTATTTTCTCATGCCAGTAACTTATTAACACGTTCCTTTAACGATCTTAACTCATCCGGGCATAACCCGCAATCATTATCGCATAATGACCTTTGCAGACGAATTATCTTACCCCAATAGGATATATCGGGCTTGTCCCCGATCCTATACCTGTGGTATCTCATATATCTACCCCATTGACAGGACAGCCATTCGTCTACGGACTTACATAAATCCGTCCTATCAAGGTTTGATATAGATTGAGCGCCCATCGAGTATCTCCTTTCTCATTTCCTGTACCTCCTCATCAGGCGGGCATCCATACGGCAGGTTCTTGATCCATTCACGGATCTTTTTCTGCATATTAAGATAAGATACACCAACGCCATCACCCTTGGTACGAACTTGCTTATATATACTAACCACGTCACGCTCCATGGTCTGCAACGGATCTTGCATAACCATACATCCAGCGGTGCTCCTAGAAGCATATTCCCTATCGCTAACAACGGTAGAAGAAGGACGATTCATCATACTTCTCTCAATCCTTTCTCTCTCGGCCCTTAACGCCTTTTCCTTACAAGTATTACAACCCATAGCTATATTTTTTATTTAACAATCCACGCAATTGGTAGCCATCTCAAGAAGCTCTCCGACACGGTCAATAATCTCATGAGCGGCCTCTATATTGTCCAACCTAACGTTAGCCTCCGCTACGACCATAAGTGTCTCCATCTCCTGTATCTTATTTATAAGATCCTTATCCTTGTCCTCGCATAGGATATCGGTCTTAATCCATAGCCGATCAAGACGCCTGCGTATAAGATCCGTCTTAAGATACTTGCGACTGAAGTTGTAAGTAGAAGGGCTACCTATGATCTTGATATCATATATACCATCAGGTAGGTCAAGGTACTTGACATTACAATCATCGTAATTAAAGCAATTGAGGCCTAATGTTAGGCTAGTAAAGGTATTGACCTGATTCTTGCCAAGGAACAACGTAACGGGGTCGGACATGCCCGGCGTAGTGATCTCGATAATCGCCTTCCTGTCCTCCAGCAGCCCCCACTCGGACTCATCCAATACCTGCAATACCTTTGGATCACGTGTCTCTAGCACCTGAAATGACAGCCGAATATCATTCATATTAACCTTCTTATCGTACCGGCATAAGCTATCGTCATAACGGGCTTGCATATCAAGATCCGGGATATCGGTATAATATGTCTTAACCTCATGACCGTTGATAAACACCGATGTTATCTGACAAACATGAGACCTAGCGACATCAAAAAACACCATCCTTACATTACCCTCATAATCGACTCCCGATGTCGGGTATGTCAATATCTGGGTATTATACTCACCATCGTTACGTCTAGCCACGACAGTAATTACGATAGGTTTCTCTATATCGTAATCATCCATGATAATCCTAGCGGCAAACTTATCATGAATTATCTTCGGTATGATATTGATCTGATTCATCTTAGTATCTTTTTCACAAAGATAGCACATGTTGTGTCAAAAATGAAATCTATCCAATCCCAAAGATATCATCAAGATCGTCCATACTTTTGATAAACCCGCAGTCAAACATAAAAATCAATGACCTCATCAGGCCAACGCATCTCCCTACATTTATCGTCATCGTGTCAATGATAAACCTAAACACAGGGGAGTTAGGATTGCTAAACAAAACGGTGTTTACGAAACGGGTGGATAAATCAACAATGCTAGACACGGCCTCGCCTGTATCATCACCATCTTCCCCATAATCATGAAGAAGCTCATCGCTATTATCACGAAAAACAAAAAATGGCTCCAAATCCTCATCCAAAAAAGCCACTATTGAATGAGAAATGTAGCATGAAGCGCAATCAAAAACAAGCCTCTTGATATCATCCCCGTCATAATCGCCCAAAAACAAGGCAATAGCCGGCATATCGATCCAAAAGGATCTTTTGGTTATAAGACGCCTAAGATCTTTTCTTGAATCCAGCAAGTCCCTCAAAGCGTCCTCGCCACCATCAAGCTGGTCGAAAAGCATAGAGGCGTTAAACAGCCTGTTCTTTTCATTAAACATAATCTTAAAATCACCGGACCTGACTATTTTCATGGCAAAAATATTTTAGTTAAAACACAAACAATCACTAAGCGGCTCAGAAGAACAGACATAACCGTCAAGGAACGGGGTGCTATTATCAGGAATCCACACATCATCAGACAACGCGGCCATACCAAACTCATCAACTATCTCATCTCCAGACACATAATCATAAGCCTTGACGCCAAAGATCTTAATCCTTTTAACCTTGCCAAAAGCGGACTTGACTTCCTTTATCTTCCTATCCAACTTCCTCACCCCATCGACGAACTCAGAGAAAGTGACACCACGCTCATCTAAATAGCTCTTTATAGCCCTCTCTATGGTCTTGATACTGACATTACCAAAGCCCTTCTTCCTGACCTTGTTCTGAACCTTTTCCTTAAAAGAAATGCTCACCCCGTTGTTCTTGGAGGACACAAAATCCTTAAGGTCACGTTCCCTGATCGAATCCATGGAGTCATAAACAACACACTTGATATCCTCTGCGCGCTTCCTATTACACTCATGAGCCTTATAAGTAGGATTGTTCATGTTTCGCTCATCCTCTAGCTTGCGATGCTTAGGAGGGCAATTGTCCCAATAATAATACCTCGCCTTGTTACTATGTACAAAAAGGTCAGGATGCTCTTTCTTCACCTTCCTCACCATAGCATAATAACCGTGGACAACAGCCACGTTAACATAACTGATCAAAAGCCACCTAACTAACTTTATCTGATAAGCAAGATTATCACCACCAAGACGATGGTGCTTAATATAGTAACTAACTATCTCATTCACAAAGTAATAGAACCACTTGATGTTGTATTGGATCCCCAGCGACCTAAACCTTATAGGGTCAAGGCATATGATAAGAATGCCTATCAGCGTCTCCGATATCGGCTTCTCCAGTATCTCTGACTTTGATGATGATTGACGCTTTATCCTAGGGTTATCGCAACAAGGATTAGCATTGTCATTAAGCAAATAAGGTAGGATGACCTTGCCGGAATCCCTCCTCAAGGCCCTGTTTCCCTCTGACATCCTCTTTTTTTCGGAGGAAGATGCGAACTGATCAAAAATAAGTTGTAACTTTACCATAGTTTATGTATTTAAGGCAAAGATACGAAAATATCCGTATCTTCAAAATGAGTGCTTGTGAAAGTACTCATTTTTTTTGTTTATGATCACGGCTTTTTACGGCGATCGCTATGGTCGAAATCCAACTTGGACATTGCGTAGGGAGACTATCGTAGGGATAGTTAAGAAAAGAGATGCATTTATTTATCCACCTTCTTTTATAAATACAGTTGTCTATTTTGTGACATGTGATATAGGAAACTTTCGCCCCATTAAGAAGGGAGTCTCATTATAAAGATTTTCTTTATTTATCTCATAAGTTGATTGATTAAAAAGAGTTAGCTAACGCTTTGTTATTATCTAAAGTATATAACTTAATTACATTAACATGAAAATATGTAGTAGATTGAAAAATCAAGATCTCAACAATAACTTATATCAATAATTTAGTTTAGTGTATTTTTGACATCTACTTATGTTGTCTATGGATCTTTAATCGACAAACAACTACCTACATCAGACGTTAATGCATTGATATGTTTACTTCTTTCCAACGCTTAAGCGTAATACGCCAAGGGGAAAAGGGAGGTGGGCTACGAGTCGCTCCGCTCCTGGCCTGCCGTGTGGGGATACCTCCTGCCCTGCCTCACGGAGCCGCCACATTTCCTTTTGGTGTCAATAAGTGTAGACCTTGAAAAGACATTTCCTCAAACAGTATACTAGATAAGGGATTCTCTTTAAGGGATATTCTAGTTGAGTAAAAATTTGGTCAAAGAAGTTGTCTGGTCAAAGACAAAATTTTATATTCGCGATACGGTCGGTTGGATGAGTTGGTTTAGTCGGTGGTCTGCAAAACCATACACCTCGGTTCGAATCCGGGACTGACCTCGCATTTGCAATCCTTTCTGGGGTGATAACCCACAGGTGTATAAGGCGCCTTGTACACCTGTTATTTTATCAATCCTAATCTTTTCAATAATACGAACAATACAACTAGTATACCTAAGATCGAGATAAAGATAATAGCTGTAGGCCACTTTGACTCATCCTTATCATCCACATCCTTAGATTTGATATCTATCTTATTATCCATATTCTTTATATCATTCCTCGTCTTATCAATACCAAGGGAGTCGGCTGTCACGGTGCTATCACGCCGGCCAATGACGATATGGGTATCTGTCTGCGAGGACACCGGTCGCTCCCCTGTGGCAGGATCAACATCCTTGTCCGTATCGAACTCTCTCTCCGTTATAACAATATCGGCACTAAGATCAGATGTCTTGATCTCTACGATCTTCCGATTCATGACCTCATCTATCATCGTCTCTATCCTGCTGATCAACCTACTATCAATAGACGTTTCGCTAACCTGCCTCCTGCTTCCGCAAGAGGACAGGGACAGCGACAGACCTAAACAAAAAATCGCCCTAAGACTTATCCTTAACCTCATCATCAGCAATCTTCTTTATATCGTCAAACGTCTCGTCAGGTATGTTCTTGGAAAAACTAAACATCTTGAACACGTTTATTCTCTTGAACACAGCCTTGAATACCTTCACCAAATAAGCGTCAGAGAAAGCATCCCCTATCGTATTCAAGAAAAGCATCACATATCCAACAAGGGCTATATACACTCCATATTTGGTAACGGTAAGTATCATGCTAGCCTCCTCCTCGATCGGGTATAACGTCTTATATATAACACATAATGTCATTACTATAAAACAGGACAAAGCGAACTCCTTAAGAATATCAGTTAACCTGACCTCCCTAAGCCATCTCTTAAAACTAAACCTTCTTCTACGACTCCGTCGGAGCTTCCAGCCCCTTATGCTTTGCGCTAACCTAGCTAAAAAATTAGCTATTAATACTATAAGTAATACAATCAATAAATGATGCACTGGCTGGAAGTAAGCCCAACAAGAGGCACCATACGCAAGCGCAATATTCCACAAAGCCCCTACTCGCTCTATCATGTCTTTGTCTTTCATTTTGTACCCTACTCGCAAAGTTAACTACTATACCATTAAGTACCTAAAACACCACAGCATGTATACCGTTCCTAGTATCAAGGCTATCAAAATGCAACCAACCAACCTTACCCTCAAGCCTAAAGGGATATGGCAACATATCCTGATGATCCAAGATCAAGCCTCTAGCCTGTTCCGCCGTCATCGACTTGATATCAAAATCACCAGCCTTACCCAACACATGAGCGGATAGATAAACATCTTTCTTATCCTTAACTATCTGACAGATGTTGCATCTAAGACCACGTTGGGAAAACTGCCCTTGCTTATCCCAGTTATTACAATACATAGGCTGTTTGATTATATCCCTCCGTAATATAAGAAGATTATGGAGAAACGCTGTATCAAGAAACTGCCACGATCTGTCCTTCCACTTATTATATGTATGAGGACATACCAATTCCACTATATCAAAATACGAACCTAGTTCTTTTATAATATCATTTCTATTCATGTTATCCATTTTTAAAATAATGTAAAATAATAATACCACGATAACCTGATCCTCCTCGACCGCTCGTAGCCCCACTATTAACCGCTTTTGAGGCTCCTCCTCCACCACCTCCATAATAAGTGGCGTCTCCTCCTTTTTTGCCGTTTATAACAATACCTGATGTATCTTTTGCCCCAGCTCCATCGCCTCCTCCGTAATTTCCTCCTTTACCTCCGGAATAAAAGCCCATGTTCCATCCTCTTATATAAGCTCCTCCTCCTCCTCCGGCGCCCATAGGATAAGGGTATCGGTCAGGATATTTGTTGTTAAAAACATATGATCCATCTTGCCCTGGATTTCCCGGGGAAGGATCATTACCATCCCCTTCAACTCCATATCCGCCTCTTCCACCTTTACCGGCAATAGCCTGATATATACCGAATATACTATCACCACCTATATCTCCTACAACCACCCTATATGTAACACCTGGATTTACGGATATAGTCCCAGTCAGTACACCACCTCCGTTACCTCCACTCCCGGCATTATATATATCGGAATATTCTCCATTAAGACCTCCGGCGACCAACGCGAACTCAACCTCATAGACCCCATCAGGAACCGTCCAATATCCATTATCCTGAGGAGATAATTCCTCGAATACCTCTATTACCTTCCTTTTGGGTAACATCCTTCTTCTCATCATAAGGCAAATAGGATTTTACCCCCCCCAATTTAGTTTTAAAATATTTATATTCATAATATTATTCTGGTTTAATCGTCCATCTCTGGGCGTAGTTATTTTTTAACACATATATCTTCTCCATAGGTGTAGCGGGAGACCCGTTTGACGAGCCTTTCACGAATCCCTCGGGAGCCTGCTCCGTCCCGGAAGGACGCTGATTTCCGTTTGGATACTGAGCGGAATACATAGATACCTGAAGACCATAAAATTGATTCCGTTTATTGTCGCTAGCCAAGGATGTCATGGTTATCTGATCCCATTCCGTAACCAGTTTATAAAAAGAATCCACGAAATCATCTGATCGTTGTTGGCTATGAGTGGAGTTATTCACGTCAAACCATGTAATAGCCCTCATCTCATAAATATAATCCGGAAGCTTATCCATTCTAAGACTATTGCTACTAGTAGCCGAAAATCCCGTGATATATTCCAGTCCCCTTCCAGACATATTATCATCATTCCACCCTGTCCTTCTCCCAGAAGCCATCCAGTCTTCAAGAAAACTAAAAGTGGTGATTGTAGGATTTATTTTATCAACCTCAAATGATGGGACCGTGTTCAAGTCAAAATAATTCCACATATCGGTAGGACCTGGAGATATTCTCAATTCTCTTAATTCTGGAAGATCATTAAACTCCTTTATATACCTATCCAAATAACATGAACTTAAAATGAGAGTATTAAGTTTTTTCATGTTCTTTATATTCCTTATCCCGCTAGATTCTATATCCCTAAGATCAAGCATATTAAACATATTTAAATAATATACCTCTGTCTTACTGGTTATAGCCTCAGGAATTACGGTCATTCTTTGCCCTATATTTTGAAGATCGATATAAATTAACTTTTTGGATCTTGACAACTTGTCTACAGGTATACCATCATTAACATACAGCGTATGCGATACGACCAAAAACTCAAGTCCTGGTATATCCACAATCGGGAAAGATGTCATCTTGCAATTTTGGATATTGGCATAATAAATATCACAAGTAAAATCTATCGACACAGCCCGTTGTACATCCCTCCTCCCATCAGCGTAAGCATGATTATCTATAGGTACGTATTGCGATCCATCCTCCTTCCTGAACCACCACGTAGTATTGGGATTTTTCCTATGTTGTATTGCCAAAGAACGGAATATAATACAATAATTATCCTCCCCTTGAACCTTGGTCATAGGAAACTGCTCCTTTATTCCATCCCCCCAATCCACATTAGCCATACCGGGCTTTCTGGATCTAAACTCAACAAACGTATTATATGGATTACCAACGATAGGATCGGGTACATAATTATAATCATCGGTATAATAATTTCTAAGTGCCCTATCCCATGTGGTGAACCACACGAACTTGTTGGATGATGCCTCATATTTATATAATGTCTTAGCCATGGCTCTCTACCTCCCTTCTCTCATTTTCAATATAATCAATAGCTATATTAATATCAAGTCCATTATCGGACATAATATCCATCAAATCATCCTCACCATAAGCCACATACTTTAAGGCATTATCATCACACAATACATCACCATGACCTATAATAACATCCTTACCTGAAACGACTACTATATATGGGTCATGCATGTATCTACGAAACGACATGAAAGAAGCCGTATCCTCCGGTTTTACAATCCATGTTTGATTATAATTATTGGTAAGCACATATATCTTCTCCATAGGCGTTTGAGGATCTCCATTAGATATGCCCTTGACAAATCCGGATGGAGCTTGAAATATACCAGAAGGCCTATAATGATAACTCTTATAGGACGAAGCATAGATATCTACCCTTAATCCATAGAATTGATTTCTTTTACCATCAGAAGCATTACCGGACATAGTAATACTATCCCATCCCATAATATACTCATAAAAATTATTTACGAATAGATCCGTACGATCCAATGATCTTAATGCCATATATCCTGAAATAACTGTCATACTCCTCATTTCCCTAATATATTCAGGTATTTTACTAAGATCTATATCAGGACTATCAGCAAAATTCATCTCAGTGATATTTTCTAACCCCTTCCCAAGCATATACGGATGCCAATCCTTTTGATCCCAGTAACAATACCAACTGCCAAGATGCAAAAAATTAGTCAACGTGGGATTTATCTTATCTATCTCATCCATGGATATCATGGTATCAGGATCATACCCGTCTTGTCTAAATCCGGAATGAATAATAAGCGTTTTAAGATTCTTTAAATTAAGCCATTCTCTTGGATATACCTTAGTTAATGATCCGGCTAGACCAAGATAAGACAAATTAGGGAATATATCCGGCAACTTTCTTATATTGGAATTATCCGTATCCCTAAAATCACATGAACCATTTAACTGTAAAGTATGTAACTTGGATAAAGATTTCCATTCCTCAGGAATTGATTTAATCATATGATTACCTTCGGATATATAAATAGAATTTATGTTTATCGACCTCTTTATCCTATCAATCGGTATATTCCCAGCTCCATCTCCTATACCCGTAAGAGTTATACTACTAAGATCTGGAATATCCAATATAGGGAATGATCTCATCTTCAAAGTATTAGAAATAACACTATATATATCATTAGAAAACGAAAAAGATATTACATGATCTCCCACAAATCCATAATCATGATTAGGGATAGGAATGTATTGACTCCCATCCTCCTTTCTGAACCACCATGTGGTAGAGTCAGGATTCTTCATCCATTCAATATCCAGAGATCTAAATATTAAACTATATATAGATGATCCCCTTCGTTTGACAAAAGGATATTGCTCCTTTGTCCCATCGCCATAATCCACATAACAAAACCCAGGGCTATATGATCTGAACTCTATATTCGAATTGTATCCTGCTCCTTGAGTAGGATCAGGTACGGTCGATACATTATCTCCATAATAATAACTACTAAAGGCATACCTTCCTCTCAATGAGAACATAGTGAAAGTCCCATTATTTGTATCCTTGCACATCAATTTCATATCTCTCCCTCCTCTATTCTCCTGAAATACTCGACAACAGGTGAACTATCAAGCCCTAGATTACTACATATATCTATAGCCTCGTATTTATCGGCAAAACTGTACTTGGACATGCTTTCATCTAACACGTCTCCGCTAAATACTGATACATGCCCATCCTTTACGCCAAGAACGAACGGGGTGATCCTGGTCTTCCCAGCCCGCCGTGCCCTCGTAAGGGCAGCCTTAGAAGCCGGGGCAGGCGCCAAGATCCACGTCTGTCCGTAGTTGTTGGTAAGCACATACACCTTCTCCATAGGCGTCGTAGGATTACCATTACTAACCCCCTTGACAAACCCATCAGGAGCCTGATAAACGCCAGACGGTCTCTTATTAGTAGGGGCTACGGCAGTATATAAATCTAAGGTAAGTTTATAAAACTGATTCCTGTTACCGTCAGAAGCCGTCTGTGACATCGTTATATAACTCCACGACATTATCTTATCATAAAACGTGTTAACGAACGTATCAGCCCTCTCCTGCGTATTTATAAATCTACCACCATCACGCAAATTCCATATCCTAAATTCCCTTATCTCATACAAGTAATCCGGAAGATCGTCTACCGGCACCGTACTTGAAGAACAATATGCCCGTTGAATCTTGTTCAACTTCCCTCCTACCAGATCTTGTTTCCATGAGCTACCATTACCCATAAAATTAACGGCTGCCTTATCATCCCCTACCTTATCCACCTCATCAAATACAGGTATATTATTCCGATCGCTTATAATATTTATACCCACAGCCGGAATAGAATTAAAAGCCGGATCATAAGAAGGGATGTTACACCAGTTGAAGTTAAAATCAGTAAGATTCTTCCATTCAGAGAACCTTCTCCAATTAGAATCAGGATCATCCCCGAAATTAAAAACGCTATTGCATCCGAAATACCTCAGGTTTTTCATGTTCAAAAAACCTTCTGGCCAATTACTCCATACACCAGAATGAGAAAAAGTTCCCATCTGTATATTACGAAGATTAACGCTCTTGCTTATCCTGTCATATGGGATATCGCCATTTTTTAAAACGGATCTAACCACAGCAAAATAAGTTATATCAGGAAGATTAGTTATAGGGAACTCATGGAGGACAATACCCTCCATATTGAACTCCCCATCGATTACGTTAGAGAACCTCATCGTAACCTCTCTACGCCTGATATCGCTATATTTATGTGGGGGGACCGGTATGTATTGTGAACCATCCTCTTTCTTATACCACCATACGGTATCATCCGGATTCTTCTTATACTCAATGTCAAGAGACCTGAATACAATCCTATAACTACCATCAGATACCTTAACTAAAGGATATTGATCCTTCGTCCCGTCCCCCCAATCAACGTCCACGAATCCTGGCTTTCTTGTCGAGAACCTAAGACTGCGATTAAAAGCATCCGCTGATATTATCGGATCGGGTATATAATCAGCGCCCTTACCATCATAACAAGGGAACCTGTCCTCATTCACTATAAACGTGACATAGGACGCTACCGTGTCGTATCCTGCTAAAAAAGCCATACCATTAATTTATTGAGGTTATATCATAAGACACCCATTCCTTATACCCGTTAACCATCTCATATACCTTGTTGATGGTCTTGCATACGACAGCGAATCCGATATCCACGTTAGGGAACTTCTCGTTAAGCTCATCTATTGTAAGCTCCTTGGTTATGCTCTCATCCCACTTCCTCATCTCCTTTACCTCCATAAGGATCGGTTTTCCGGTTACGCCTACGCTCATCACCCATTCTCCCTCACGATTGGAATCAGCCAGATCCGGGAAGATCGTAACACCAAAAAGGTCGGAGAGGGTGAAGGTCTCGCCGGTACGGGTGAAGGACGCCGCCGCCCCGGGCGTAAGGACCACCTCGTTCACGGCCAACAGGCTCGTAAGTTTCTTGGCTCCTCCTGATACCGTGGCGTTAAACACGACAGTAACATTACCGGTAGCGCTATTAACGAACTTAATCTCATCCTTATCGCTATTTATAGCTTGTAAACGTGATCCAGATACGATATTCACGATCTCATAGTTCTTGTCATAAGTGCTTTGCAACGTAACATTACCATATCTTGTATCAATCAACGTAATCCACTTAGCCTTACCACCTACTATCTCTACAAGCTTATAAAAAACGTTATTACCGTCAGCGTCAACCCATCTAGCTATAGCTCCAGGAGCGAAATTAGTCACCTCCCGATCTTGGGTATAACTTACAGTGCTTTCCGTAGGCTTATTAGTCAAAGTAACATAAAGGCATTGCTCTACGTCGGCTTCCATCTTAACTATCCCAGCTCCATCGTAATAATAATCAGGTACGTTCTTATCTCGTATCAACAAGATAGTACCTTCCTTAAGCTTATCGGCATTGGTAGGATCATCCACGAAAGACTTCATCTGGATATAAGTATCGAAGATAATAGACGTACTCTTATTCTCTATCTTCTGATAGATATCATCAACAATATCATTAATCTCGTTTTTCGTATAATAAGGGGATAAATCAACCTTCGGACCTTCCTGCTCTAGAGCCTGAGTTCCATCCCACCAATAATCAGGAACATCCTGCTCCCTGATCCAGAAGCTGTCCCCCACACGGAGCTTAGCCGTGTTCTCCGGGACCGCCAGCCACTCATTCATGGCATCGACCGTATCAAAGATATACGCCGTGTTCTTGCCCTCAGCTATACGTCTTACGACATCCAGCTCATCCTCGATGTCATCAAGCCTTTTCTTTATATTATCAACCTCCCTCTCTAGTTTATCATAATCATCTTCCTGGTCTATAGCCTCTCCAATAGACATATACACCTCATTAATTAGCTTATTGTAAGTAATACGAGCTACTTTCTCATAAGATGTCTTATACGATCCGGCTCCTTTATGGGTATTACATACAAAATCATATGTATTCTGATATACTACAGATCCACCGGTATTTATAAAATTATATCCGTCTTGGCTCATCGTACCTCCCTTGTATCCGACAAGCTCAAAAGAGCATTTACCCGTGCCTTTAGATCCAAACCATGTAGCGTAGGCCATAAAATACGTCTCTTCAGGTAGGATATCATAATACTTAGCCCTTAAATCCTTCACCGACATCCAAACACATTCCTTACCAGACCCGGTATTATCACCACCCCATTTAAGGACTTCTCTAACAGAGCTATCTCCATTTCCGGGACCAGACCAACCTACAGCAAGATTATCTATGGTGGGAACATTAGAATTAAGGGCTTCCGTCATAGTGTCCAAATCCCTTCCGGAACTTGACTCCCATAAATACCTAAAAGTCACAAAATCGACATCTCCAATCTTAACACCTCCAGTATTACTAGGATATGTCTTTGTGACTAACTCATAATACCATTTACCGTCACGGAAAGTAACCCTTATCCTCTCTACTTGCTTAGGGGATATAGAGACATATGATCCTCCAACGGAGATATTATCGCTATCAACCGCACGGGAAGTCCCATCCTTTGGATCCTCAGGATCTACGGGGGTGTAGATCGTAGCCTGCTTATCTCCGGTGTTGATAATAACTATATAATAGCTATCCCCGTCAAGACCCTCGTCATGAGCCATGGTGACAAAACCTTGCTCGCTATCCGGTCTCCATTCAACGACAACCATATGCTTGTCCATAGGTATACCGGAAACGCTGTTAACGTAGTTGGTTGAAGACATGAAAATAGCATGGTCATCATAAGCCTCATCTACACGTTGATGTTTAGTGGCCAGACCATCAAGACGAGATATTTCTGTGGGGTCGGAAACCTCGACCCCGTTATAATCATACCACTTATATCCTATCATCGTATTCTCACGACGATATTTCCTTTTTCTTATGACCTGACCTCCGGCTAAGGCGTCAATCATAAAATAATCATTACATACTTTAACCATAGCCATTCAGATTAACAGGTTTGACATAAACAAGCCACGATAGTAGCGCCAACAGGAATGGAGGTCAGTGTCGTACCTACCGGGTAGGTCGGGGAGGATGACTCCAGCACCATTACCGACGTCCGCTCAACGACCATATTGTTATCCACCAACCTACTTCCCTCTACATAGAACCGGCCATCGGCTACCTTATAGCACTCGCGCACCGGGACCATATGTCTTTGGCTTTTATCCGCATAGTCACAGATCGTGACCTTAGCTCCCTCTGGGATAGAATTAAGCTCATCGCCAGCATGATAATCAGGATGGTCGGAATATACGACATACAATATGGACTTAATATCCTGTAATGCCGGATTGACCGTCCTAAAGCCCTTTAGATGGATCTTATGCCCCCCGATCTCATAACAATCATCTACATCCATGATATTGAGATCACAGCTAATAACGGTCCATCCGTCTATAACAGATTGCGTAGGTGTAGTATTTAATCTATATGCTGGATCAGTAGACTCTACGATCTTATAATCAAATGTCTTGAGATCAAGATTACCGTTAAGAGACTCTTGCCTCCGGATCTTTACCGTACCATTGCCGGTATCATAACAGGTCTCGGTAGTATCTATAAGCCGATCCATGTAATCCGGCTCCTCGCATTCGATACGAGTAAAATTAGATGGCAAAGAGATATATTGAGTACCAATCTTGATATCATTATCCGTAGAACTCAATACATGATGATTATACGACCTAACATGATTTAAAGGGTTGATAACGTAAGTGGATTTAATTCTTACCGATCCTCCTGGAGTCGAGTAACATTCTATCGCACTTCTGGTAATACGATCATCCAATCTTTCTATGGCACACCTTTCACGGATAAAAACCGATGGGATGCTATTCATCCTATCTCCTAGACCATATCCGTTATCAGACGAGTCCACAATCTCCCAGAACTGGTTTCTTTTCCCAAGATCACCATCATAAGACACCACATGTCTCATACGTATGCTCCCGTTTGATGTCCTATAACATTCCTCGATATCAATAGGCATTCTGTCTTCCATATCCGTGAAATCACAAGACACCAAAGACCATCCGGTAGGCAGGGTGGATATCCGCTGTCCCGGGGAGAAACCGCCGTTATCCGAATCCAGTACCTCGTAGCGGACGTGGCGCTCATTTGCCTTGGCATCATAAGACACGACTCTCCTTACCTTGACATTACCCTCACCGCTATCATAACATTCCACGAAAGACTCGATATCACGATCCTCCATATCCTCCATCTCGCACACCATGCGATCCCATCCTCCAGGTATGGCATTATATATCCTATCCACGAGAATATCGGGGTTCTCAGATCGTGTAACGACATAAACAGCGCCCCTTATATCTATATCTCCATCATAAGACGTTATTCTTAATACCTGTACACGACCTTTATCTGTATTATAGCATTCTTTCCTTGACTGAAGCATTCTATCCTCAAAGTCAACGAAATCGCAAGGAACCAAAGAAAATCCGTCGGGGAGGGTAGCTAGGGCGGCTCCTGGGACAAAGTCTGCGTTATCGGAGTCCACCACCTCGAAACGTGTGTATCTGGCCTTTATCTTGGAGTCATACGACACCATCCTTCGAAGTTTAACGTTGCCGCTACCGCTGTCATAACACTCTATATAGGATTTGATATCTCTCTCCTCCATATCGTCAAAATCACAGACTACCCTTATCCAAGTGTCTGGCAAGGATGAGAAGCTGGCGCCCTCAGGTTGTGACGGATCGGTAGTCTCCAGGACTTTATAACTCTTATCCCTAACTCCTATATTCCCGTCCCATGACGTGAGAACCTCCAGCTTCACCTTACCGGCCGGTGTCTTATAACATTCTATAGTTACCTCAATATCACGATCCTCCATATCCGTGAAGTCACAAACGACCTCAACCCAGTCATCGCTTATGCTGGTGATAAACTCACCTACCGGATTCTCAGGATCGGTACTTTGCTTGACGCGATACCATTCCTTTCTGGTACCCATCTCGTAATCAAATATCTTATACCCCTCTATCTGTACCCTTCCGGTCCCGGTATCAAAGCATTTAAGCACCGGTATTATCTCCCTTTGGGTCATGTCCGGGAAATCACATACTATACGATTCCATGTGTCGGGGATAGCGTCATACTTCGTACCGATAGGATTACTATCGTCGGTCGTATTCACCACCTCATAATGAGACACCTCCGGGTTCAGGCGGGGATCAACCGACTCTACGCCCTCTATCTGGACCTTGCCTCCTTCCGTGGCATAACATTTACTTACGAATATCAACTCCCGATCGGTCATCTCCGCTATGCTACAATCTATAGCTACCCACTCGGCAGGAACTTTGTCCAATTCCGTACCAATAGGCGTATCAACATCTGAAGAGTTGATGATAAATATCTTCTCGGCCAGTATCTCCCCCTTATTATTCATATAGGTATGGATACGAGCCTCTATCTGACCACCCGGTGTCCGATAGCATTGGTTGACGATCGACACACGGGCGTCCTTGATGTTAATGAACTGATAGTCCTTTTTAGGGACCTCGCTTACAAGTCTCTTTACTCCTTTATCATCGAAGTACACGTAACACCCGTCATTCCTCATCATGACCGGATACGTCTTTCCGTCTATGACAACACCTGAGAAGTCATCTGGCGGAACGGAGAAACCCATGCTACCGAATATGGAAGCCAGTCTCTTTAAATACTCATTAATAGCCGACATAATATCATATTTTAATTCTACTGCCTCAAAGATAACAAAAAAAGGGAAGAGAATTGAATCTCTCCCCTTTAGGAAATATATGAACGCAAAAAAGGTCGTTCTTATTTAGGGTTGGTTACTATTACTCGCCTTGACGTCTCGATTCAAAATCGGTTACAACAGCTGGACCAAGACCAGCGGCCGCCCCGATCATATTGATCATCTCCTGAACACCCTCATGAGCGCCATAACGTACACGTAAGATCAGGTTAACCGGATCATCGGCGATAACCTTTCCGAATCCTTGAGCGTATCTATGAGGATTAATCGTGATCTGGAAGTCCACGTATTGGGCTGTTTGTTCAACACGGCTGTATTCGTTCATGAATGTCCGTCCCATGAAATCCTGATGTTTCGGGAAGCCGTTGAAATGAGCGTAACCCTTCAACTCATCATCCATCATATTGCCGCCAACATGAGTACGCGGGGCTTTGCTGGATAGTCTCTCGAAATGAAGTTGATCCCACCAGATAGGAGATCCCTCGTCAAGAGAATCAGGATAACCACCGCTAGCGCCAACGATCTCAACGCTATCCTCTACATAAGTCATTTTATCCATCAAGCACTCTGACGGAGATAACAGCATTTCCTTACCACGGAAACGGATACCGCACTTGCAGTTAGAGCCAAGTTCCTGAGCCGATTCCAGTTTCTTCCACATACGGTTGCGGTAGGACGCCGGAGCCTTGCTGGTGAAGAATCCCTCGAACACCTTGTCGCACTCATCACACAACATGTTGGTATATACCTCTGTCTGGAAGCTATGCTGGCAAGCCGCCGGAGTACCATAATCCGTGATCTCCAGTTCCGGGAAAGCCTGTTTGATTTCCTCCAGAGCACTGTTTCCGCACTCATCATCCGGGATCGTGATATAATACTTCTCGGTGGATACCTTGCAAGAACCACAAGCTGACCATGAAGCGGTACGAACCGTAGGATTCTCGCACATATCGGATGTCTTAGCCACATAGTAGATAATAGCCGTAGGATTAGCCTCCACGAAAGTAGAGATCTCCTCATCCGTCAATTTCTTGGAAGTAGCGGCAATATACAAACCTGATCCCTTGATCTGGCTCATCTTATTAACCGTATCAGCTACCACATTAGGTAAAGACTCTACCGTAGTAGACATATCAACGCCGTCATCCTCCAATGAAATGGAATACAGGTATCCGCCCTTAACCTCAGTATAGCTAGGCGGGCATTCCTCGCATCCTTTCATGATAGAGATCAGACGTTGAGTATAGTCATTAGGCTTAGTCCCTTTCTTCATCACCTTATAACGTGACATGCTGCCGTTGATGCTCTCACGAACGATCTTCAATCCCGGGTACTGGGCACGAACCTCAGCCAAGGCAAGGTCATCACCAGTATCGCAAACCTCCATACAATAGAAGTTCACGTCCTCCGTCTCAGGCTCCGTAGCCTCGTTAGTACATCTTGTAACCGGAGTGATATCAATATAATCAGATACCTTACCACCACCAGCGATAGGCTGGTTCTTCATCCTCTCGATACATTTCAGGACGGCTGGCAACAAATCAACCTCCTCGCAAGGATCGCACTCCTCGCATTGATTTGGAGTATTATCACAATCATCCAAAAGGATAGCGTCATTGATCTCAATACGACCTCCCTCATAACCAAGAAGCTCGAAAGCCCTGCCGGCGAGAACCAAGCGGATAGCGATACGGTCGCCCTTGGATACGGAGAAAGCCGTGTCATCAGACACACCGTTGTATCCTAAGATAACATCATCGACATAAGCATGATCCTTCTTCGGCCAAGAAGCGTAAATCTCGGTGATCTCATTCAACGAGAACAAAGGCGTGGAAAAATCCTTATCATATATAGAGCGGGAAGCCGCTTGTTCATTACGACCGATACGGATCTCATAACGCTTGTCGTTACGAGGCTTACCGGTAAAATCAATCACGGCCTTACAACCGTTCTCGGAAGTATCTTTAGTATCGTAAATACCGATCTGTCCTTCCTTCAAGAAGATGGAATCAACATCCACCATCTTAGCATGTGGGGATACGAAAAGTACCCGGTCTTGCGGTCTGTGCAACATATAATTAATATTTTAGTTTAAAGAATCATTTACCTAACGCAAACATAACAATAAACGAGTTTACGACAATAAAGTACGGTCATGAGTATATAGATATACAAGCAAATTACGTTTTTTGTAAAAACATTATTTAAGCCACTTTTTCTTATACATCTTCCTCATCATATCAATAAGTTCATCGAAACTTTTTATATAACCCATATCTATAGCCCATATAAGATTGCCTTGTGTTTGCTCCAATTCCTTTAGCTCAGCTTCCGTGGCCTTATTCCTGATCATACTTTCATGGATATTAAAAACAATATAATTAAGACCCTTGGCGATCTTAACATAATCTACATCCTTAAATCTAGAAGCCGCCCTAGACAAAGCATTATACCTATCACCAGCCTCTATTCGATTAAGAATAAGCTTATCGGTTAACCACGTAACAACCTCGGCATACAACATAGGGTTCAATTCCATAGCTACAAGAACCCATATATAAGGATTACACATAGTTCTCCTGTTCTCGCCCCTACCAACAGTCTTATAAGCGCCAAACTTTTTCATTACTTTTATAAGAGACTCTTTTTCAACCATTTCCATAAAAACAGGAAATCCTGTTTCTATCATATATCCTTGTTTTTCAAGAATATAGTATATTCGCTCAGCACTTTCCTTGTTAGAAAGGATATTCTCTATCCTCTTATCATTCCATCCTTCCTGAATCCTTTTCCTGGTATAGGCTTCCTGTAAATCAGTCAACGACATGAAAGACGTTTTAGTGTCTTGCTTGATAGTAACACCAAAAAGATCCCTATCCTTGGAGATCATAACAACATTAGTTTTCATATTATATATATTTAATTATTTAATACGATGCAAATATATAAATAAAAGTTTTACCGTAAATATATATACATAAAAAATATATCAATATAAAATCATTATATTAAATATTTTGTAAAACGCAAAGATCGTGCTTACTATTTCTGGAGTCGGAGAAATCTCCGATTCCAGAAAATATGCATATGATGATAAAAAAATAAGCCTACCCATTTCTAGGCAGGCTTATCAATCAAAACTAACGTTGTTTATTTAAAGGAAGCCACATTATCCTTATCCATCCTATATCTATACAATTCATAAATTTACTCGCAAGGAAACCCATAAATCTTTAGTTTATGGGATGAATTGCGCCTTGCATTCGCTTTTCAATTATTATTGTTTTTCTTATATCTATCAATCGCATCTGCTTACAACTAATAGAGCCTTTGTTTACTTTTGTACCGTCAAGTTTCCTAATATCAAAGAAACCACTCTCTCTTCTTCCAAATATGTAATACAAATCCTTTTGGTATTCAACTAAGTCAAATAACCTATACCCTTTTACCAAGTATGGTGCTTGATTGAGTTTCTTCCTTCCACCTTTCAAGAAATTAACCTTGTGTATTTGTCTGTTTTGACAACGTACTTTCTTTTGATAGAAATAATATTCAAGATGTTTAGCAGTAGGATTACCACTTATACACCTTGCATCAACATAGTGGTTTTTGGGTAGTCCATTAGTGATACGAGTGTGCTTTGTGATATACCCAAAAGTCATACTTACATTAGGATAGATATTCTTCAACTTCTTGTAGAAGCTCCATCGCATTGTAGACATAAATGCAGAATCCCTGAATGATGTGCCACGCTTAACTTCGAGTTCTATTTCACCTTTATGGTATGCTTTATGACAAGATTCGCAAAGTGTTATGAGGTTTTGACTTGAATTTCCACCAACCTTTCTCGACTCAATATGATGCACATTCAAGATAGGGTCTTTACTCTTACCTTTGCAATGTTGACACTGATGACCATCACGATGAAGCACATACTCACGCACATTAAAGAAGTTGAGTTGTTCTCCTTGTTGATATTCTTTACCTGATATACTTGGATTCTTAATCTTTTGTATATCAAAAGCAGCAGTTTCTACTATAATATTAGTTATTGGCAGAAACTTATGTATCTTCTCTACAACAGTTAAGTGAGTCTGGATTTTGTTTTCAATAGATGGTGCTAACCAACCTTTTCTTTTAGATGAAACCCTATTATTGAAACGAGCCCTACGATAACGCAATCTATTTCTACGAGTTCTTCTTTGTTCTCTACGAGTAGATAGTTTCTCTACAATATCATTTCTAAGTTCTACATCTGCTGCATACAATTCCTTCTCACTTGTCGTTGCCGATATGCCGATATGCTTGCTACCAGCATCTATACCCAAACTTATGGGCTGAATGAAGTTAGTTGTGTCATAATCCAATTGAATTGTGAATGGAATACGGTACATAACATGGGCAAGGCCATTCTTTAATAGCCTTCTCACTTTACCAAACCTTTCAGTTGGCATAAGTGCCTGTCCTTGTTTGTTAATTACGTAAACCATTCTTTTTTTAAAAATTTTACTATAAGTCGGATTTCTCCGTTAAATGCTCATCGTCAATGTTATGGAGAGGTTTTCGTTAGCAACACTATCCCTACCTCACGGAATTGTTTAATCACTAACCTTAGAGCAGGGGGCTTGAGCAAACACCCACTTGGTAACTATATATTCTCTCCTAACGTAGCACCCGAAGTGCTTAGACTAATCAACTTGGGCTTTTTCAAGCCCACAGGTCTTTAGCCTGTGGGTAGTTGACTCTCATTAAGGTTGAATTGCTTGGCGACCATATCCAGGATCTCCTCCACCAAAGGATCGGGCAGCTCAGGGTCGATGTCCGTGGACCGCTCGCCGGCGGCGTTGATGTACCCGGCCAGATCCACCCGTACCGGATTCCGGTAGTAGGTCATCCTGACCTCGTCTGTGCGGAAGCCGTCCTCATACACCACGACCTTCCCGTCACCTATGGTGTAGAACGTTTCCCGATAGTCAAAAGAAGGTTTATTATTATCATCCCCAAGAAGCTCATGGACATTCTCGTTCTTAGCCTCCCATATGACAAAATCCCCAACCTCACATCCTTTATAAGAAAACGATCCTTTTATATTTGAGAACCATAAATAATCATCAGGAAGACCGAATGATGTCGATTCGGGGTCATCAATATGATTGATCTTATTAAGCGATTTCCAGTATACCAGAAGAGTTTGTATAGATCGGATGGTCTCATCATCCTTTCTATTAAGATAGTATCTTATCAACCTATCCTGAGCCTCGTTGAACAAAAGCACGAACCTCCCTGGATCAAGCTTAATCCCACCATTGGCGAGATTCTGCTCGTTCTTCTGTAAAGACCTTAGATACGCTTCTTGGATTGTCATAATTATTCCTCCTTAACCTTATCACCCTCCTCTACGTCATCCTTCTTCTTAATATCCTTAACCTTCTTGGCCTTGGACTTATCATCGATATTAGACATAGATATGATCTCCTCATACTCATCCAATACATTAGCCTTTATGTTAATAAAGTCTTTCTTGGTAGCCAAGAACTCGGCGGATGTCCGAACGTCAGGTCCTATGATCTGGCCATTATATTGTAATCCGGATGGAGTCATATTGATACGACCATTTCGTTGAAGGACGTTTACGATACGGTAAAACTCAAGAACTTCCTTGAAATCACCTTCCAATGACCGATCCCAGATATCAAGCAGATAATCAACATTGGTCTTCTTCTCATTCATCCAGTTTGATAGAGATCCTGTATAATACTCATCCTCCGTGAAATCCGGGCGAGTTACGATACCGATGTAAAGAAGAAGATCGATGACAGCCTGACGATCGTCGCCGCCTTTCTTAAGGGCGCTGATAAACTTATAGCTGATGTTCATCTTATTGATCTCACGCTGCTGAACGAAATCCTTCATATTGTCTTTCTCCACGAAACAGAACATGGAGTTCATGAAGACAGGATCGCCATCCATTTCCTGAGGAGTCAACATGCCGGAAAATACAGCCAGATATAAATAAAATAGATCTACGGTATTAGCCGTATTATAAACCTTACCCATGAAGATCTTATCCTTAGCGTCATCCCAAAATTCTAAATTGGTTTGAGATAGATCCATCTGCGACATTTCCTCGAAAGGCTTCATGATATTATCTACCCGCTGTTTGACGAGCCTGTCGATCTCATTCTTGTCAAGACCATTATAGCATCTTGATCTTGGATAAAAACCGGTGTTATAGGCCTTGGAGAAATCATCCCAAGGGCAACATACGTGAGTGGCGTTCTCCGGGAACGGAGCTTTAGCTATATTAGCGTCTTGAAAGGCCTGAGGAGCGCTTCCATCGTGTTTGCCTACAACCTCATATAAGGTATCTGACATGATATTGAAACCGTTTACCTCGGCCAATACCTTCCTTGATTTTAAAATTTCTTTCATTTCCTTTTTGCGTTACTTAAAAAAAGAGGAGAGGACACCCTCCCCTCTAAAAACCAAATTACATATATGAAAAAACTTATCCGAAGTAGTTCGGTTGAAGCTCGATAATCAAGAACTTACTGTTATCCATAACCCAAGCCGCTGAAGCTGAGTGGCACCAGAATTGCTCTTTCATGCCCGGCAAGGATGATACGATCTCATTACCGTTGGCTTTGTGCGCCCAACGACCGTACTCATAACCCCACCACATGCTTACGCCTTCTGGCTTGATATAGAATACGTTGTTATTCATATTACCTAACTTAGCGTTAGCCGTATTAGGAATAGCGGAATACGCGTTAGTTGATCCAGCGTCAGTGATATTCTCAATAATACAAGAATAAGAGGATCTAGGATACATACCATTCACTAACTCGCTACGATCTGTCATGTCAGCGTAATCCAAAGAAGGATCATGCTCGAACTCAACATTACCGATGCCAGGAAGGAAAGCGCCCTTAACCTGTACCGGACCTAAGATCATAGCATCATTAGTACCGGATATAGGATTAGAAGGCAACATACGGTCGCTACCCATACCCCAGCTCAAATTACTCAACGTAGTAAAGAAAGCTTCTCTAATCAACTTCTCTAAGTTGACCATAGCCATAGCTCCTACCTTGAACTTAATCTTACGCTCCGTAATAGGAAGATCTTGACGACCACGGAAAATATAAGCGGCAGCAGCCATAAGAGTATCCTTAGTAATACCCATCGGGCGACTATAGTAGATAGTATAACCACGGCGAAGCTGACGGTAGATACCCTCATTCAAATGGATAGGACCATTTTGATCCATAATAATACCACCTTCTTGCCACATCAACTGTCTAGCTTCCAGCTTAACCAACTCAGCCATACAGAATACCTCCAGCGTGGACGCTACCTTAGCCGTACGTAAATCAAGTCTACCATTAACAGTCTTGCCGATAATAGCCAAATCAGGAATATTACCCTCATACTCGCTTCTCATGGCATTCATACGACGAAGGGCGGTCTCCACGAACTCTGAAGTGCTATTCTGAGCGGCCTGCATGGACTTCATACCAGCGTACATAGTTGTCTCACCCTCAACACCACGGTGGTTTCCTAAACGGAATTCACAAGTCATAGAACCGGCCTTGTCAGCTCCAGATACCTTAGAGAACTGGGTGCTATACTCTCCAAGAGCATGACCGATCTTCCAGTAACGGATACCCGGACGTAATTTCTCTTTAGGGAAGTATTTAGCCTTTCCGCCGATAACACGACCCCAATAACGTGTCAAATCTCCTTCTGTCTTAGACGGAATCTCACCTGAGATAAGGATATTACAGCCGTTAGCGGCGTCATAGGTAATGACATCATAAGCCGTAAACTCAGAGGTATTCAAAACGATATCAAACAAACTACCGTCAATACCCGGTTTTAGATGATGACCTGAAGTATCCTCAGCCGTAACGACAGCGAATGTCTTTGTAACAGGTAAATCATAACGGAAAGAAGCTCCAATACCGTTAACGGAGATCGTAGCGCCGTTATTAATCATACCCATATACATCGGAACGGGGTAATTAGCGATATTAGAGAACAGATTCAACAGACCCAAATGATTCTTATCAGGATCCTCATAATACCAGCTCGCCAATGAGCCTAAGTTATGCTCTACGAGCGAAGTCTTATAGTTCTTGGCATCGGTGAAGGCAATAACGTTATCACCATTCACGGTAGCTGGAAAACTTTTTGTCAAAAATGGATTCATTTCTATTTATTTTTAATGTTATACACTCTTTGATCCACTCAGATCAAGGAAGTTAGCCTCTATAGTATCATTATCGATATTATTTTTATTCTGCTTTCCTCCCTTATTGCCAGAAAGAAGAGTGATGGTCTTCTTATTGACCTCCATCTTAACCTTGTTAGTTTTCTGTTTAAGGAACTCGTCCTTATTCATCAAGAACAAGGCCAGATCAGCGGCCATGTCCGGATTCTTGATAGCCTCCGAATAAGCTTTATCTATAGCCGTATGGCCTTGATTGTCTATCGGCTTGGTAACGAAATCGACAGCCTTACCTATCATCGTGTCGGTCAACTGGAACCCTGAGCTTATAGATGTCTTAAGACCTTTCTTATAAATCTTCATCTGCTCAATCAACTCCTGTTTCCTTTTCTCGGATTTTTTCTTCTCCTCCTCGATAAGGTTATCCATCTCCTTTTTCAGGATATCATGGAACTTATTGGCCTTGGACTCAATAAACTCATCGCCCTTGCCGATCATCATCTCCATATTATCCTTTATCTCGTCTTCCGGCATACCCAACATCTTATAATAATGCTGGATGACCGCAAGCTGATCATTCTTGTTGCTCATATCAAGGTTGTCCAAAGGCGCCTGAATGTTCTGATATTGGTTTAGAAGCTGACCTACGTTACCTCCAGCCTTATCCACCTCTATCATCTTCTTCATGAAGTCAGACATAGAACCGGTATCAACCTTATCCTTCAACAACTCATCGGCCTTATCCTTGATCAACCCCTCCACTATATCAAGTAAATCATCTTCTTTTGTGATAGTAGAAAGATCGACTGGCTTATCATCTACCATAATATCAAGGTTATCGATACTGTCGATGATACCTCTGGCGGCCATCTTTTCCAAGAAAGATTTCCCGTTAAACACTGATACCACGTTATTATTATCAGTACCGCCTTCGCCAAAGGAATCCGGGTCTGGGTTGGTAGCGTCGCCGCCCTTATCCCCGCCACCGTCAGCCGCTCCGCCGTCGGCAGGCTCTTCCTTGGTATCATCTATAGGATTACCATCCTTATCATATTTACCCTCGATATTATTCTTATCGCCATCACCGTCACCACGGTAAAAAAGTTCCTCGACACTCATGGTCTTAAAACCCTTAGCGAAATCACCCATGTCATTCATACAATTTCCTTTTTTGCTTTTTACAAAATTATCATTAATCTAATTACCAATTAAATCAAACCCATTATAGTATATGACAGAATTTTACGCCAAAATGATTACATATTTTGTAAAAATATTTACAAAACTTGTAATCAATTCTTGTTTATTATTGACGTAAACCTATCTGTATCAGAACGTTTATTCCTAGCATCTATCTCCTTTTCCTTTAATTCTAACTTCCTTTTCTCTATCTCCTCACGAGATCTTCGCTCAGCCTCGGCATTAGCCTGTCTGGTTCTCATATCCTCCTCACGGATATCCAGATCCCTTTCCTTCAAGGCTCGATCCGCTATAGCTTCCACATAATCCATACCCTCTGCGTTATCTTGTGTCCTAGCCGCTTGACCGGCGGCCATTATGCTCTTACCCCGTAAATCGAAGTTACCCTTGATATAAGCCAGTTCCTTCTCCTTCTCATGCTCGTCATTACGGGCCTGTTGATCGGCCTCGGCTTTTTGCTGTACAAGTCGTTGTTGATTCTGGTACTCCTCCTGTCTTACACGATCTGCGTAAGATCTGGCATCCCTTCCTATCTGATTCATCTCAGCCGTCGAGTTGGCATTCATCATTCTAGTGATATCAAGCAAGTCATTGCCCAAAGTATTCGTCTGTAATATATATTGCTTCAAATTCTCCAATTCCAGACGTTTCTTGGAATTAGAGACAGCCATAACATTAAGATGACGTAACGACAAGCTATTATCCGTAAGACTGACGTAAGCCAAGGACAGATCGCTGTTCCTGTACATCACGGTCCAATCGTATCCTTCCTTCTGGCATACTTGAGCCACGGCTAGATGAATATCCAATGTCCGTTTCTTGAAGTCATCGAAATCATTAAAGTAAGTCTGGGTCTGTAGCATAGTAGCGTTAACTCCCTGTTTTACGCCCGTAGAACTCTCGTATCTAGTTGACTGACCCATCGCTTGCTCGGATATACCTATCATCCTATAAGCCATCATATAGGCGTAAGACGCCATTTCCATACGGGATCTTATCTGATCCGTATTAGTAAGATCATATACACCGAACTGATTATATATGCTGCTCATCTGCGGATTCTGGTAAGGATTGTTTGTGTCATTACCACCTACACCCATAAATGAGACGGACTTAACGATCTGCATAAAAGTAGCCAAAGCTCCCTTCTTGTCCATCATATCCTTATATTCCGTAGGCAGGAATCCTAAGTCGCCTAAGAAGAACTTACCGATCTCCTTCTCGGCGTTATTGTATAGCTGGTTCATAGCAAGGTTATACATCATCTGGAACGGCTGTATGCGATCAGCGAGACTAGCCCCTATAAATCCAGAAACCGGAATGACATAATCATACAGACTGCTATCACCATGTATCTGATGAGGTATTGGATCCCCACCAATATATATAGGCTTATCCATTAAATTACCTCCGGTGATCTTAACTCCAAACCTAACCTCAGGCACATACTCCAAGATGTAGGTGTTCACCTCAGGATCACTGACGGCTTCTGCCATGACCCTCTTCACTTTCTTTATACCATTCTTCTCCAAGAACTCCGGGAGAAGCTCATCTGTCACAAGCTCCTGATCCACCATTCCGGTCTCCGTCATGTAAGTTATTAAGAATATCGGTTTCATAGATACCCAATATCCCTCCATGACCCTAAAAAGGCGAGAGTCTATCTCATATCTCTTGCCATCGGCCATTCCGGAGTTGAAATATCCAAAGGGATGGAAGCGGGGCAAGAAGCGGGGCTGGGTGTGCTCCTCCCCGTCCGGCCCGAAGGTGTGGTACTCACCCATCGGAACGCCGTAGTAATCCTCAGCGGCGACTATAGATTCATAGTCATGGTATCCCTTCCATGGGACAACCTCATTCTCGTACATACCGGTAATAGACGGCTTCTTTTTCTTCCAGTCATACCTAGCGCCGTCATTAGATACCCATCCCTCATAATCATCATCACCTCCCATAATCCGACGCTTGTCCTTGGCTGTCATCTTATGGCCGTATCTTGATATCAGCTCAACACCCTCGTAATAATGAATACGACCTACATAAGACCCATATTGCGGGTATTTCACATCAGGATGGAAAACCTCCATCGGACTCCATACCTCCGGACGATAGTAGTCGAAGCCAACGAAATGGTTACGGAACATCTTTCCGCTAAGAAGACGATCCCGGTAATTCTCCCTGTCAAGCTCATCCATATAAAACCGGCTACGGTCAGCCTCGATCGTATGATCCCCCCATACCGCCGCCTGCGTCTTCCATCTGGTACTCATGAACCTCTGGATATCATCAGGGGTCATAGACGTCTTGGCCTGTTGGATTTGCTGAACATAAGCCTGACGCTCCTCCTCAGAGTTAAACTCATTGTACGTAGGATCAAGACCAGCCTCCACAAGACGCTGATTGACGATAATATCCCACTGTTCTTGTATATGACGATGAAGTAAGTTTGACATCGTATCCTCATACTCACTTATAGCCATATCACCTACCTCATTAACCGTATACTTATCCTGTAGGTTTGTCAGCCATCCCTCAAAGGCGTTTACGATACCACCTATGATATCATAATGCTTCAAGAAAGAAGGTATCCTTATATCGCTCCTTAGCTTCTGCACGTTCCTTAACTGAGGGATAACATCCGCCATCTCCATAAAAGATAACTTACCATCCGCCATCAGATAATAGTCACGGTACATCTGGTTACGATCATACTGTTTCAACCCTATCGTCTCAAGAGCGTCCATACAATCCTCCTTCCATTTCCTGTTCTTTTTCTTCGTGGAAATAGCCTGAGGAGGTAATCCTAATAACGCTCCTTTTGCTGGAAACGAATGATCTCTATTAAACACTTCCATGATTATTCAATTTTATTTACAACAAAGATAGGCGTTTAATTGACATTCATTTACCTAAAAGCTCCTATAGATACCGATCCAAAGGCAGAGGCATATATCTCATGATGTTTATAAGCATCTTCCTTACGAGCGTTATTCATCTCATCTATCTTCGATTTAGGCATGTAGTTATTATCATCAAAATACCTAGCGAGAACCAACGCATGCCCGAAGGCTATTATCCTATCGACGTTCAATCCGGGCTTATACTGTATTATCTCATCCAAAAGAGCTATATCATCAATCAACTCAATGCCTTTAACCGTTATATCAAGACCAGTCTGATCATCATAACCAATAACGAAATCCTGCCAGCAATAATCCACGACGCACGAGAATAGCAGGTTCTGGTTGCCGGGGGTCGGGTATAGCCCCAGCTTGCTGTTCTGCCGGGAGCCGGCCTTCACATACTTATTGGCTATAGCCTCACCAGCGAATAAGAAGAAAGATGCCGGCATACCGCTCTTCCGATTAAGATACTGCTCATACATCTGGTCAGCGTTCTCCATAAGACATATAGCACCATATCCCTTCTGAAGCACCTCGCACGTACGGCAGAATTGGTCTATAGATGATGGACGGGATACGTAAGAGGCAACTATTCTATAGGCATAAGGATCTCGGATACCAACACGCCTTTTGAATATATAAAAGGATCCCAATGAAGGAGTATCAGACTTGGCCTGCTTATACGGATCTTGGCCCGCCACATAAATAAAATCATCAAACCTATTGGATTGAGGCATCTCGAATATCTGGACAGGAGCGTCAATAACACCGCCGCTAAACGGGAATCCAGCCAGTTGCTTATTCGATTTAGTAGTCCCCAGTTTATTACCTGACTCAAGAAAGACATCACACAGCATACCGCTATATTGCCCCGACTCAAGGAGATCATTCTTATGCTTGATAGCGTACTCGACCGGAAATAGGTTCTGGGATGAGCTTAAAAAACAGTCATCGATCGTAAATGGATAGAACATAGTATGAGAAGTGTACGCAACCCTATCTTTTGTAGATAGTTTCTTCCGTTCCTCATTAAGTTTATTGGTACTAGACTCGAAATCAGTAGCGTCGATCTTGATCTTATTAAGCTTCTTGTCATCAGGCTTACCAAGATAATCGCCCAATCCTATAGTTCTCTTAACACCGGAGTTAGCCATCTGACCGGGAACGAACATCGCCCATTTCCGTTCTTTCCATGTTTTCCCTTTCATGGCTCTACGATTTAAAATATCCCAGTCCATAACCAGAAGATTGTAGGTCTCAGGATCAGAAAACATTTCTTGAGCGTCCTTGGATAATTCTACCTCACCACCAGTACCAGCCAAGATAGGGCTAAGACGCCAGCCGTAAGGAGTGTCGTAGGAAGGCATAGCGGCAGTGTACGGCTTCTTGATAGGTCCCTTACCAACCTCGTCGAAAATAGCCGTAGCCGGTGTCAAACCAGCCGTCTTCTGAGTGGAGGTCTTCCTACCCATGTTGATGTTGGCTATAGAGATAATGGCATGGATATCACGTACGCCATTGGACATCCTCTTGCCTAATGTAACGCCCGAACTCCAGTCGGTCTTGGTCCTGTTGATCCTGAAAAAAGGATGCACATGATCAAGACCATACTCACAATACTCACCTATATTAGATAAATCGCTATCGCTGAAACCTACCACGGAATGACTAAGCCCGATCGTCATGGTAGCGTTCATCTGAAGAAGGGATGACATGATAGTCGTATTATGGGATACGACAAAATTGGTAGTAAGAAACTGATGAGATTTATTATCTACCTCAATACAAGTAGCCTTATACTTCCCGTAATAATCTATATCGGATATCCTAAGTCTGTTATGGGTCTTGGATATATACATATCATCACCATCCATGACGCAATAATATCCCATAGACCAGAATATTCTTCTTACGAAGGATATAATATACTCACTTTTGTAAACAACCTTAAAACGATCATCGCCGGTGCTTATACCGCAAGCGATCTTCATGAACGAGCTTATAAATAACTCTTTCTGTTTTTTGGATGAATAAATGACATCATCCATCTCCTTCTTGCTTAGCTCAAAGATCCTGTCGGTAGCGCCACAAAGGAAGGAGGCGACCAGAGACCCCATGAGCTGGGGTGATATCAGCCAACGCCGCTCAGGAAAATCAACCGCATCCCCCATATCTATAGTCATTTTAGAGAAGTCAGAGTGGATAATACCCATCGTACTCATGACTTTATAATCACCATGATACTTGACCTTCCACTGGTGCTGCCCGCAACACACCACGCTGCGACCGTCCTCAAAGGTCACTTTGTACGTATCAACGAATCCCTGAGGATATACGCCCACTATGGTAGTAAGATTCCCGTCATCACCGTATATGATATCTCCTATGTCGGCGAATCCTATTTTCTTGGAACCATAAGGAGTGTATATAAGCTCCGAGTCCAGAAGAGCCTTGCCAAAACGACGAGTACCAAACATCCCCAATCCTTTCTTCTCCTGACGGGCACGTTGGTACATCTCGGCGAAAAACCATTCATTGTCACGCAAACGACTGATCGCTGGCACACGTTCCCCGTTTGGAAGATCCTGGAATACGGGAAAGAAATTAACATGCCAATAAAGCCATGGGGGGATGAACGTACCATTGATAGTCACCCCGTACTTGACCTTATAAGCCTCTTCTTTAAAGAACTGCTTAACATCGTCATCCTGATCCTCCCAACCGAACAGATCGTTCCATACAGGAGGATTTTTCATGTTTACATAAAATTCTGGACTCGTGCTTAGACTCATTTTATAATATCCTTTAAAACAGACTCGATTCCACCAGAAACCTGACCCTTACGTTCCTTTTTCTGGACATTGCTTACAGACCTATATACATCCATGATTCCGCTCTTCTCCATATAAGAATCATTCCATGTATTTATCTTATCGATTAATTTTGATATGAAGTCAAATGCCCTTGCCATATCCTCCGGCTTCTCCTTATCCCAAGGATGTTTATCAATATAAGCCTTGGCATCATCCACGGCCTTGGATATGACCTCAAGATTATCATTCACCCGATCGACATCCTTACTCGTCGGCTTTCGTCTTCCCTGTGGCATTGGCTTTCATATCCTTAAACTCGTTATACTGTTTCATAAGAAGCTCATAAGACTGAACAACCCCGATCTTACTTACTTCCGTCACGCTCATGTCATGGAACATATCCTCAAGCTCCTTGTCGGCATATCTCAGACGTTCCTTGTCATCATAAAACACGAATCCAGATGTCCTGTCTTCTATAATACCCTTGGCGGTGGACGCATATGTCGTATCTAAATCCAGATCCATACCGAAGCTGGTAGCCAACTGGATTATGAACATCAACCTAGAATTGACTTTTACAGCCTCTATATTCAACATCTGTATCTTATGGGTCATCTCATGAAGAACGACAAAATCCTCCTCTTTTATCAACGAAGATGATTTAAGGGCTATCTTCTTAGTCCTATCCTCAATATCGCTATACAGACGCTTGCTCTCACGCTTTATGGCTATCCAATGCCTTATATGAGTATCCGCCTCTTCTTTAAGATAATCCCTGATCTCTTTTTTGATATCCTTATCCTCTTCCATTATAATCACACGTTATAATCATTATTATTTAATTCAATCTCATCACTGATGCTTTGGTCTATAGACCTCAATAAATCCCTGGTACTAACATCCCGCAAGAAGCGGACATTACCACCATTAGCCCTAGCTATCCTCCTTAAAGCGGAGTAAAGTATATCACCCAACGAATATTCAGGCAACTCACGGCATCCGACTTCCATGACAATAAGGGCATGGATACGATCATCTATCTTACTTCTTACGGGACTTCGCATAGTATTTACTTATAAGCTTCCCCTATAATACGTAGCGGGAAATGTTTGAAATTACGTTCAGGATCATCTTTCGTATAACCCATGAGAGATAGATGTTTCTCAAAATGACCTTCCGTGTATTTTGAGGTATCTAACGTCATCCTAAATATAGTTCTATTCTCATTGTCAGGATGTTTGTTATATGACACGTCTCCCATGCATCCACATCCAAGATGATGCTCCTTGACATGGAAACCATCTTTATGAGTGATAAATAACACGATTTCTATCTTATCACCTATTTTCTGATCAAAAATATTTAGATAAAACTCGCTCTCATCATCCGTCAGTCCTATATCAAAGGAATCGTTAGGGCACTCGATGTTAAAATCGTTATGATCGGCTGTTATCACCTCCATAGCATTCCATTTAGCTTTCTCTCCTTCCACGAACTTCAACGGGCATACCTCGGTCTTCATCCAAGCCTTCTCCTTGATAAAACAACCACACAACGAGCAAGCCTGCCTACCCATCAATCTTTGCAATATTACCTTAGCCGGTAACTTAAAGAAAGCTATATTAGAAGAGTTCTTAGGACATTTCTTACATAATTCAAGACGATTCTTATACCATTCGGGATAATCTTTCTTATCCTTAGGAATCCTGCCCAATAAACTATCTTCCCAAGCTTGGGCTATTACTTGGGCTTTACCAATTGTTTGCACGATAATTATTTTTTAAACTGTTTTTGTTGAAAATCCTGTAATTGTTCCCATGTCATTCCATACCGACATTGATACATGGCCTCATGGTTATCACGTATAAGAGGATCTCCGTTCTTCAACCCCTCCATATCCTCTATCGCATTAATCTTCTTATCAAGACAATCAAGCTCAATAGGCATCCTTTCATCCGGATAACGATTACCTTCCTTGACAAATATCCGGCGTATCTTATCACGCCTTACCCGCATCTCTCGGAGATTGCATATAACGTATCCGATAAACGGGATCCTGATCGATATATTGTCAGTATACCTAGCTAGGTGATGGATGTAAGATACGGATGCTTTCATGCACCACTCTACCTGTTGTTTGGTAAACTTCCCATCAGATCTTCTTACCACCTCATCCACGATATCCCTATCGAATGAAATAAGATTCCTACCCATCAATATCCAATTTGTTTCTCTTGAACACAAATCCCATTACACGGGTATCATCACCCTCCCCGTCAAGAATAAAATAGTTACGTAAGCTTCTCATCTCAATAGACAGCTCACGGGTACGGAAGTTCCCGTTCTTCTTGTCCACCAGAAAACCCCCACGTTTAAGCTCGTTGTTCAGGACAGCGACGTAAGATTCCTTCTGTCCATGACAATCCATGTACTTAGCCCTGGTATCATCAGAGTATCCGTAGTTGATGTAGAAAGAAAGTAAGTTTATCGTCCTTTCGGTAATCAAGCTTCTACCCTTTGAATCCAGATAGCCGTTGTATATCCTTAAGAATTGCTGGATCATATCCAACCTAGTATCGTAAGGTAAGGCAAATACGAAAGCTTTTCTCTGCTCGGCCATACAAAATTAGTTTTCGGCAAAAATACTTTAAAAAAATATTATTGTCAACAAAATATGATATAATCAGTGTAATGTATGCTGACTAACATATATTTACGAGAATCCAAAGGGAAAAGGCTGGTGGGGTAGGTCGAACGAAGCCGTGTATGCCCACGGTAGGCTACAATGGCGAGGGAAGTGAAGTTCACGTACGCTACGCGCGTGGACGGCGGAGGACAGCCTTATCCTGCCTCACGGGATACGACCTTACCTTTTTCCCTTTGGATTCCTTCCTCCCAAGCTATGGGATATAAAGCCAAGGGGAAATGGGAGGCCTTAGGGCATGGAGCCTGCCGTAGAAGATACGGACGGCCGGAGCGTGAGCGATCGTACAAGACCTCGCTTTTTCTTCTTTGGCTTATGCTCCACCCGATCCCCCTACCGGGGTACCGGCTTCCGGTATAGGATACGGCTTCTACCATGTTTAGCCTGCGGTATCCTGCCTGACGGCACCATACCTTGGCGGTAAAAAGCAATGTTTTATTAAATAGAGACTTTAAGTGGAGTACACAGGAACTCGACGTCAGGAGAGGTTCTGTGTACGGATAGAGATATTAGAAAGTAGTATATGTTTATAGAGTTAATTATATTTAATAAATATACCTATTAACGCGCGCGTAACAAGTAGGTTGAGAAAAAACGATCGTTCACGCGCACAGCGTTTTACGAACATTACCTACCCTCCTTAAACAACAAATGGGCGACCTTCACAGGCTACCCATCCATCCGAATAACTTGTTTCGTATTGATGAAACTCGTATATTCGCAGCAAATAAAAAACATCATGGAGACAAAGGTAGCACTTTTACAGAAAATGAAATCAAACTTCGATAAGATTCTTACCGAAGCATATATCCCAAAAGATATACAAGTAAAAAAAGATGAGCTTGGATGCCTAAGGCTTCCGGCAGGATCACTTGTCTGTCCAGTAGATTACAAACCTGTAACTAATAAGGACGGGAAGAAGGTTACGGCCGTAAAATACTCGAACAAGAAAGATAATATAAGAGGTTCCGGTATGGTTATAGAAAAGAAGTGTAAGCAGGTAACGGCTTATCTTTCTATCATAAATGTACAGAAGCATGTATTTTTAAGAAATAGGATGAGAGATGGTTACCGTGACCGTATCGAGATCAATACCGATGATTTTATAGATATCCTATCCGATGGCATAGCTTATTTCTTATACAGACATGTTATAGAGGATTGCCATGAGGATATAGAATATCAGCTAAAGACGCTTAAGGCTTACGCCGAGGGCGAGATAAGAATAGCTTTGTCTGATATCATGATCTACTCGTATAAGGCTAAGAAGAATGAGGATACGAAAGACATATTCGTAGGCAAGAAAACATCCGTATACAAATGTCTGAATAAGAATTTAAGCTCAGACGAAAGACGGAATATGGCTAACAAAAGTCGGAAACTTGATCGGGTAAAAATCCTTTCCAAAATAATATTCAGAGCAAGAACCAGAAACGTACATCACATATACAAGGTAACTAAAAGAAAGACAGTTAAGTTCAATGTAGCATACCTTCTTAATGAGTTGAATAAGAAGCTTACGGGAATAGGCATGCATGAGATATCTCAGTCAACTATATACAGATACATAAGCATGTTCTTAGGCATGTGTAAGAAGAGTATATCCGATTTGTATGACGAGGTAAAAAAAAACAATGGAATAGCGAATGCCAAAGACAGGAAAAATGTAACTATCGGACACCTAAGACTATCATACAGAGGAAAGATAATGCATATAATCATCGCCGAAGATTTTATAAAAGACGTATTTTTAGGGGTAAAAGGGTCCGAGATGAGTAAAGCTGGATGATTTGAGTATCAGATATAAAATTTAATATTTATATATTATTCACATTTATTCTTAATAGTTAATTATAACTATTCGTATCTTTGTACCATAAACATAAAAAGATATGGTAAAAGAAGATTTTAAAAATGAAAACGACCTCCTTCGTCATATTATGACGGTAGATAAAAACGTGGAGCAAGGTCGTGCCTTGAAAAAGATTTTCACCACTAGGGAGAATCTGTTCATTACCGGTAGAGCTGGTAGTGGTAAAAGTACGTTCATGAGACGTATCGTAAAGTTCTTGGGTAAATGTGTTATAGTAGCCCCCACTGGTGTTGCGGCCCTGAACGCCGGAGGACAAACCATTCACTCTTTCTTCGCTATAAAAAACGATCCTTACATCCCCTCAGTAGAGAGGAATATGTTATCAAATAAGGTTGATGTAAGTCCGTTCATGAAAAGCAAGGTCAAGAATCTTGATACTATCGTTATCGATGAGATTAGTATGGTAAGACCCGATTTGCTTGATGAGGTTGCCGATATACTTAGACAATGCAGGCGTAGCAAGGAACCTTTCGGTGGAGTTAGGTTGATTATGTTTGGAGATCTATCGCAACTACCTCCTGTGGTGACGGCGGATGATTTTATCGACAGGTATTATGAGAGCCGGTTCTTTTTCTCATCTAAGGCATTAAGAGCCTCAGGATTCTCGGTAATTACCTTCGATAAGGTATTCCGTCAAAAAGACCCACAACTTTTGTCTGTATTGGAGGATATAAGATGTGGGGTTATTACCGAGGAATCTAGATCTATCCTAAAATCAAGGGTGATATACCCTGAGAATATGAATGATACTATAGTAATATGCTCAACCAATAAGGAGGCTTATGAGATAAACAAATCTAATCTTGATAAGATAGATAATAAGGTATTTAAATTCGAGGCTAAGATATTCGGTGAAAAACCTGCGGCTCCATGTGAGGATGAACTTATAATAAAAGTAGGAGCTAAGGTTATAATAACGAGGAACGGTAATGGATATGTGAATGGTTCTATGGGTGTAGTAACAGATATAGACCCATGTGATGACGCTATATCGGTTCAGCTTTCCGATGGAAGTGAGGTTTATATAACTAAAGAAAAATGGGATAAAATGAAATATAGGCAAGTAGATGGATCTTTAGAAGGAACGTCTTGTGGTTATATCATTCAATATCCGTTAAGATTAGGATACGCTATCACTTCTCATAAAGTTCAGGGGATGACATTAGACAATATATTCGTTGATATGAGTAGGGCTTTTGAGATCGGTCAGATATATACCGCTCTTTCAAGGTGTAGATCAATTGATGGTCTTTATCTAAAATCAGTACCTAATGATAATGCGATATTGTTAAGTGAGAATGTATCAAATTTCATGGAGAAGGTGGATGATAACGATGGGGTGTTCCTGCCGGAGAAGATATCTGATATCGGTAAGGGTATGATAAAGAAGCAACAGGATTTATTTAACTTTGAGGAATTTGGATTATAATGGCTAAGAAAGAACTTTTTTCAGACGTAGATGAATTAGTATCATCTTTAAATAAAGAGCTTGGAGAAGGCTCGATAATGAACTTCGGCGATGATAAGCCTATAATATCCATACCAAGGGAAAGCACCGGATCGCTGGTGGTGGATAAGGCTCTCGGCGGCGGATGGGCGGTAGGCCGGATTCATGAGCTGGTCGGGATGGAATCTTGTGGCAAGACTATGATGTGTACGTTAAGTATGATCGAGTTCCAGAAAAAACATCCAGATAAGCTAGTAGCTATAATAGACGTGGAGAACGCTTTCGATATTGAGTACGCTAGGAAAATGGGGTTGGATATAAACCGGTTTTTGATCTCCCAGCCAAGCTACGGTGAGCTGGCTATTGACATCACGGCCAAGCTGGTGGAGTCCGGCAGGGTAGGATTTATTGTCGTGGATTCCGTGGCAAATCTAGTCCCGAAGAAGGAGATCGAGGGTGATATGGAGGATAGTAACATGGGATTGCAAGCTCGATTGATGTCAAAGGCTATGAGAGTTCTTACAGGGATCGTAAACAAAAGCGACTGTGTTCTGGTATTCATCAATCAGTATCGGGAGAAGATCGGTGTTATATACGGAGATCCTAAGGTAACGACCGGAGGTAACGCCCTTAAGTTCTATGCCTCTATCCGTATGGAGATGGCGAGAAAAAAGGTTATATTAGGTGAGGACGGATCTTCAGTAGGTCATGAGGTCAGGATAAAGGTGCTTAAGAATAAGACCGCAGTACCGTTCCAGATAGCCGAGACAGCCTTATATTATGGAGTTGGGTTTGACAAGGAACTTGAACTTTTGAAGTTATGTGAGGAAACCGGTATCTTTACCCGTAAAGGATCATGGTACTGGTACGGAGAGGTCCGAGTAGGCAATGGAGTGGATAATACGTTAAGTATTATGAGAGACAATCAAGAATTGTGTCAAGAATTAAGAACTAAACTAAATATTTGAGGTTATGGCTATCGGAGCAAAATTTGTAGACGTAATACCTTCTAGTGTTGAGAACGCTATAGAGGTAAAAAAAGAGGATGTAAAGACCTATCTATTCGTAGGTATTCCTATGAGCGAGTTTATCGGCAAGAAACATGAGTTTGAGGGATATATATTCATGTGCTTACAAGGTGTAACCGGTGGGGTTGAGCTTGGCGGTGATATAGCCGTAGCCGTATTGAGACCAGTTCGCCCCGCCGTAGGGGAGGCTTCTTACCATTTGGTGGATATCAAGAAGTGTAAGTATAATAGAACTGACGTAGTTTTATTATTTAGAGAGGGAGATTTTAAGGTTGTTAAACGTGATGATTGTAATCTTATCTGATCATGGGTACGTATATCTCTATAAAATCAACAGTAAACGCATTCAGGTACGGTATTGATCCTATACCTGAATGGTTCGATAAGATATCTAACAAGACTGATGAGGTTGATGTTATGGTTGAAGGGAATAAGGTAAAGGCATTGGATATAAGGCTAGAAAATGGCATTCTAAGGGCTTTTTACGGTTATTATATAGGTATGTACCCAGATAAATCGATACAGGTGTTTAGACCGGAGGATTTTCATTCATTATATACGATTAAAATATGAAAATATACACTGGACTGATAAAAGATCTAGGATGTAGATGTTTTTATTACAATAGCGGTATGAATATACCTATTGGGTTCGTATGCGCTGAGATACCTGATATTAGTTCTATATTATCATCAAAGAATGGATTATCTCATTTTTATGAACATATGATAATAAAACGTAATGATGATATTAGTGATAAGTTATTCTTTGATTTTAATGGATATACAGATCCTAGATCATTAGTATTTAAAGGATTTACATTGCCTGATGTTGATATCAAGAAGTGTATTGATTTTTCTTATAATTTTATCGTATATCCAGACATAAGTGAAGATCTTATAGAAAGTGAGAGGAATGTTATATTGACTGAAATTGATAATGATGAATCATGTATTAATATAGATAGACTTATAAAACTATCTGGAATAGATAAACGTTGTTTTATAAACACATTAGGTACTAAAAGGTATGTCAGCAAAATAACAAGGGATGATCTTTATATGTGCCGAGATACGATATTGAATAAGTCAGAAATGGTATTTCATTTATATGGATGTGATGATTTTATGAATAAATATGTATCGGATATAACGGAATTATCAAATGACGTTGATATTAATACATACTATCGTAATAGTCTTAAATATTTCCATGTTCATGATCCTAAATATGGTATTTATAAATATACTAAAAAGCCCAAACAGTTATATGTATCATTTGTATTAGATAATTATGATTTTAAGAAATTGTGCGTGTTGCTTATCATATTATCTATGATGTGTGATAATTATAATTTCTCTATGTTTAATTATCTTAGATCTAACGGATTATGTTATTCAGTAAATAGGAGATATATAGAATGCACGAATAGAATAGTGGCCAACTTGATAATTGACGTAAGCCCAGATAAATGTGATATTACAAAAGATTATGTGGTTGATTATATTAATAACTTTAAGCTTATAGCAAATAATGACAACATAGAATATGCTATAAGAATGATTAAATTAAATGATAGATTGAATATAATGAATATTGAGGATTACCACGATGCCTATATATCTTTTGTAAGATCAAGACTTAATGGGGTAATGGATTTATATAAATCATATGACAATATATCTGTGGATGATGTTATGGATATGATTAAAGATATTACCGAGAATAGATTAATAATTCAATACTGCTCTTTATGAATATAGCGATAGGAATAGATCCGGGTATAGATACCGGAGGATTGGCGATGATCCCGGAGAACGGGGAGGTTAAGGTAATTATGACACCAAGGATATCGGCTAAGGGAGATATAGATCTTAGGGCTATATCAAGCTTCTTCCTAGATGCCGCTGACAAGATCCAAGAAAAGGGAGGCGGGACGCTGGCGATCGCCGTCGAGGACGTCCATAGCATCCACAACAGCTCGGCTGCAAGTAACTTCACCTTCGGTGGACGCCGTAGGGAACCCAACGCTCTCTTCGCGATGATGGTGGAGATGATGGAACGATACCACTCGCATCCGGACGTCAGGTTCATGTTCGAGGAGGTACAGCCAAAGACATGGCAGAAGGAGCTTCATACGACATCCGATCGGGTGTATACGGCGGCTAAGCTGGATACGAAAGCTACCTCCATCCGATGCGCCATACGCCTTTTCCCTTTGGTCTCTTTCGTGAAACCATGGTCAGGAAAAGGAGTACAACCTACTAAGATACAAGACGGAATGTGTGACGCTACGCTTATAGCCGAATATATTAGACGTAAGTTTAAGTTATTTTAATACTATTAAGCGTTTATTGTATTTGAGTTAATATAATTATGATTACATTTGCGATGTAATAAAAAGTAGTTCATTATGCTTATAAGATGCTTGTCGAAATCATTAAATGAGAAGTTGAGTAAATTGGAGCTGGTTGTTAAAAATGTCGGGTCTAATTCACTTTATAAGAATATTAAGATAGATGTTGTCAATAATCTGGCTTATATCACTTCCGTAAACGCCAAGGTATGTGTTATAGAGCGATTGGAGGTTGAGGCTGACTCTAACTTCTCCTTCTTGGTCGAGGCAAGCTCTTTTATCAGATTTATAAAAAAGCAGAAGAATGGTGAGATTAAGATCGCGCTTTCCGATAAGAAGGACAGTATTACCATATACTACTCCTCTGGTGAGTATAGTTGTCCGGCGTTTGACGTAAATACCTTCCCTATGGTATATAATATTCCTGAAGGAGGTATTAATGTTAAGATGAATGATTATGTATCGATACTTAACAAGGCCAGTAACTATACGGAGATCAACGAGCTTTATCCTTGCATCGAGAATGTGGTTATTGATATTGATGAGATTAATATTAATATAGTAAGTACTGACAGGAATACTATTTACAGGTATTTTGTTTCTAATCAGGATAAGGTAGAGAAGGTATTCATCCCGGTATCAAACGCCTCCTCTATATTACTTGATAAACATATAGATAAGTCATTAGATACGTTGTCTATCAAAGTAGATGATACTAGGACTTACTTCTCTACCCCTGATATGGATATGTATGAGATTCACTTTGACGGTAATTATCCTAACTGGAGGTTCGTGGACGAGCATTTTGTCAAAACAAGTACCTATGTCTTTGATAAGGATCTACTCGTCCAAGCCTTCCAGAATAATATCAAGATAAATGAATTTGATCATTGTAAATTGATATTTACGGAAAAAGGATGCGGTATTATGTCGGAGAACCCTATGTCTGGAAGATCTTGTAAGGAAAGGCTTACGGCTTTATCGCATAACGGTAATGATATTATATGCGATGTGCTATGTGGTAGGTATCTTGGTATAGTTAAAAGCATATCATGTAATAGGGTCGTTATCGAACATGATCATAAATCTCATTTCAACAAGATTTATGGGGAGGATAATAAGAACGAGTATTTCTTGTCATCATCAATTATTGTTTAACGTTTAAATATATATAATATGGGAGTTCGTGAAAATCAATTATCATCTAATACACAATACTTTAATATAAGTGGAGGTGGTGTATTATATCAATCGTCAAGAGATCCTAAGGAAGGTTTCGAGGAACATATAAATGAGAAGACAGGAGCCGTATCCTACTGGAGGGTTTTCTGGAACGGTATAGAAGGATATCTTTCCGATATTTTTGTATTAGAGCAGGAGATGAATGGCGCTAAGACAAATTTCTTATTTATAAAGATAAGCGATGAGGAAGGTAATTATGTTATAAAAGTTCCGTTGATGACCTCAAGAGGCGGTATTAACAGCTATGTTAAGTCTCTTGTAAGATACTTGCCTAATATCGACCTAAAACGGAAGATTGTTATCAATCCTGCGCATACTAAAAAAGGAGAGCAATACGCTCCTGGTAATTTCTTTATCTCATACGCTAGGGAGACTCCAGACGGAAAAGATGAGCTTATCCAGCAATATTATAAGAATGGACAGAATGGATGGCCTGACAGGGTTGAGAGTACTGATATAATGGGGAATAAGAAGTTTGATTATACGACCCAAGACGCTTTCGCCTATCAGATACTTAATAAGTATATTCAAAGCATTAAAACAGATGGTGTGAAACCTGCTCATTCGGAAAGCCAAAACAATGCTGGTGAGGTTACAACGCAAACGCCCCCACCGTCATATCAGGCGCAGGCCCAGCAGCAGACACCTCCTCCATCATACCAGCAGGCTCCGCCTCAGACAGCCCAAGCACCTTCTTTTGGAAGTCAACAGCAACCTCCTCAATATCCTCCTTTTGGAGATGACAATGATCTTCCATTTTAATTAACTAATTAAAAATCAGAAAGTTGATGGAAAGTAATTTTAATATATCTACTAAAGTGAACCGTGTCTCGATGCCTACCCAAAATAAGGTAGATACGGTTATGAAGAACTTAGGGCATCGACCTTGTGTAGCGTATTCCGAGGAAAAGGATATGTATTATAAGGATGGAGAATGGGTAGCGTCAGATCTTGACGCTACCATCTTACCTCTTAGGGAGATGTTCGAAAAGACATCTGATTTGAAGTTAGGATTGAAGATCGTTTATTTAATAATAAAATTATAGTATGGCTACTATTGAAGATATCAAAAAACTTCTGGAGAGTAAGTCATTTACATCAGCCAGAGATCTTGACGAATTTGAGGAAAAGCCGGATGATAAGCTTGATGAGGTTCACATGAATTGCGATCCAATGGTGGGGATAGTTGAGAAAGATGGTAAAATTTTTCTTAACTCTTTAAAATTCTCTAAGGCATGGAACTCATTGGGAAAGGATATTCCTATCAAGCAAGGTAATGCCTTCCCGTTGGGTCAAGGTGATGTTCTTGATATAGATACAGGTGTATCGGCGTCGTTCCCGGATGATACTGTCGGGATGGTTATGATGCTGCCATCGTTCACCAACGATACAGGCCTCACTTTGGTAGGATCACCGTTCGTTTTCTCCAACAACGAGAATATTACGATCAGAGTCACTAATGTCCGCAAGGATATAGCTATAGTAGAGAAAGATAAGCATATAGCTGAGTTAATTATAGTCGGCAAGATAAAGGCCGATATTCGTAGAACTTATAAAAGTGTTGAGGATGTTCGGATTGAAGATAGTAAAGAGTAGCTATATAAATACTCTAAAACAGGATCTTGATGAGGCTATTAACTATTCAAATAAATTAAGAGAAGATTACAAAAATGCTCTTGCGAAGGTATTTGAATTGAATGAGAAAGTAAGTTATCTTAATACGCTCATTGATTCTATTAATAAAGATATAGAATCAAAGGATTCTCATATAGTTAAGATGGGAAATGAGCTTAGTAAATCAAGAGAGCTATATAATGAGTCGGTAAAAGAGAAAGAGACTCTTAAACGGGCTTATATGGATATCGAGAAGAAACATAAGCTATCATCCAAATTACTAAGCGAAGCCAGAAGAAGATACATTGAACTTGAGGATCAGATTAAGATCATGTCCGATCGTATCAAGTATCTGGAGAATCATGTCGATCCAGAGGCTTTAGATAACGATGTTTCTGATGAGGTTGTTGTCGATGAGGATAAGATGGATCCTAATTCAGACCATATCGATATACCGAAAAATGATGATAAGATTACTGAGGTCGTTAATTCCGATACCAGTAATGATACGAATGTCGAGAATAAGAAGAAATCTAAGAAACGTAAAAAACCTAAAAAGAATGAATAAGATCTTGTTATTATTAATAACTATCCTTACCTTAGCGGTTGTCGGATGCAGTACGTCAAGAACCTACTATACGGAATATGATACTACTGATATATCTTATGTGGTGGATTCCATAGTATCTTCCGGGACCGTGATGGGCCAATGGAAAGAGTGGCGGTTTACGCTGGACGACGGCCGGGTCGATAACTTTGGCTTTACCGCCCTGTACGACGCCAAGGGAAAGGCTAGGGGTTCGATACAGGTAAGGCAGAGATCCGATACGTTTAATATCAAGATAATAGATTATCATAAAAAAAGATAAGTGATGAAATACGGACTAGGTTACATACCATCACCAGCGGATGACAGGGACGCTATCATGAACATGCAGCACGAGGCTGTTCCTGATGAGTATAATATCAATAATGTCGATAGTGTAGTGGATCAAGGATCTTCTCCTATTTGCGCGGCAGTAAGCTTGGCTGAGATACTTAATTGGAGAAAGAGTATAAGATCTATTAAAAGACCGGCTAAGATCTCTCCTTACGATATATATGATCTGAGAGAGGATAAGGATCAGGAAGGGATGGTTCTTCGTGACGCTATCAAGGCTATAAAGAAAGTTGGCGTTGACGGGGAGAAGATAAATAGCTACGCTAGGATCATAGATCCGGTATCGGCTAAGGTAGCGTTGATGCTGAATGGGCCTCTGGTTATAGGTCTGTATTGCTATAATTATGGTAATCGATTCTGGCAAGGCCAAGGACAGAACTTGGGAGGTCATGCCGTTATCCTCACCGGCTGGGACAAGGCCGGCTTCGTCCTACAGAACAGTTGGGGGACGGGATGGGGTAGGTCTGGTGTAGAGACGTTCCCGTTCGATGATTGGTGCTATATGCTAGAATGTTGGACAATAGTTTCATAACTTTACTATATAAACTTCGAGAAATTCCGTCCCACATCCTCTTGTGAAAGCCGATGTGGTTATTTAGGACCCGTAGATCAATTGGTTGGATCATCTGGCTCATAACCAGAAGGTTGTCGGTTCAAGCCCGGCCGGGTCCACGCTATTTTTTTGGGGAAAAACTAGCATAGAGTTTTGTCATTAGATTTAGAGTTTAGATTTTGTTTGATACCCTTGTCCGTGAGGATCAGGGTATATGCCCCAATAGCTCAAGAGGAAAAGTAGCACATCTCTCCTAAAGATGGTATCCACGTTCGAGTCGTGGTTGGGGTACATGATGTTTTCTTAAACATATTCCTGTAGGTCGGTAATTAATAACCTCAAATAATATATAAGGTGTTGAAATTCATTTAATATTTTATATATATCTATATAGGATCAGGTTATTAGCTTAAGTCTTGAAATAAAGACTACGTTATTGGAGAATATATAGTTACCTACGGATGTTTATCCAAGTCCGTAGCTCTAAGGTAGGTGATTAAACAGGGATTGTATTTGGGTTCCAGTGTTGCCTATATAAAACCTTCAATAACATTGGCGATGGGTACTAACAGGGTTTTGCCCTGACTTATGTTGAATAAACATTGAATTAGTTTGTAAAATGGTGTATGTACAGGACATAGATGGAAAACCGATGATGCCTACGACAAGGCATGGAAAGGTTAGGCGATTGCTAAAAGACAACAAAGCGGTCGTTGTAAACACATGTCCTTTTACCATCAAATTAACGTACAAGACATCCGATTACAAACAAGAGATTGTGTTAGGCGTCGACTCGGGAACCAAGCATGTTGGTTTGTCAGCTACGACGAAAAGCAAGGAGCTTTACGCAAGTGAGGTTATTCTAAGAAGTGATGTTGTTGATCTTCTATCAACAAGAAGGGGATTAAGGAGGACTAGAAGAAGCAGGCTTAGGTATAGAAAGCAAAGATTCAATAATAGGGTAAAATCCAAGAAGGATGGATGGATTGCTCCATCTGTCCGCCATAAGATTGATTCTCATGTTAGAATTATCAGTTTTGTATATTCTATACTACCTGTCTCAAAATTGATTGTTGAGGTAGCCCAATTTGATACTCAAAAGATCAAGAATCCAGAGATATCAGGTAAAGAGTATCAGGAAGGTGAGCAATTAGGATTTTGGAATGTTAGGGAGTATGTCTTAGCAAGAGACGGGCATAAATGTCAGCATTGTAAGGGTAAGTCAAAAGATCCTATCCTTAATATCCATCATATTGAGTCAAGGAAGATAGGAGGAGATTCACCATCCAATTTAATTACTCTTTGTGAGACTTGTCATAAGGAATTTCATAAAGGAAATATCAAATTGAAAGTAAGCAGAGGCAAGTCACTTCGTGACGCAGCCGTCATGGGAATCATGAAATGGAAGTTGTACGAGGAGTTAAAATCCAGATACGATAACGTTTCGATGACGTTCGGATACATAACAAAATATAATCGTATAAACCATGGAATTGAAAAATCCCATGTATCCGACGCTTTTGTGATTTCAAGGAATTTTAATTCATGTAGGCTTGGATATTATTACAAACGTAAATTAGTTCGTCGCCATAACCGTCAGATTCATAAGATGAAAATATTGAAAGGAGGAATTAGAAAGCGAAACCAGGCTCCTTTTAAAGTTTTTGGATTTAGGTTATTTGATAAAGTGATGTTTCAAGGAGAAGAGCATTTTATTTACGCAAGAAGGCTTTCTGGGCAATTTAATATTCGGGATATTAATGGAGAGAATAAGAAAGATGTATCTTGCAAGAAATTAAAATATGTCAGCCATGGCTTGGTATCTGTTAAAACGAATTTATTTTTATCACAATGAATATTGTATTTAATAAATCGCTCATATATGAATGAGTGATAATAAATGTATAAAATATATTTATACAAAATTTAATAATTTAATCATATGGATATAAATCAAATAAAAAAGTATCTACCAGCAGGATGGGATGTGGTTGATCTAATAGATCACAGTATAATCGATCTTGATATTATGAACGGGAAGATGATGGGTGAGTATGTGGCTGTATTGATGATAAAGTCTTATGATAAGATTACTGAATCGCATAACTTAACCACCTTCTCGTTCCATGATAAGGATATGGGAGGATTACGGAGATTGGTATCGAACGCTATAATGGCGGTTGGGTTAAGGAATAATCCTCTGACAGGAGATGGGAACACGACAATCAAATAAAGGTACTGAATACACTGAAAGAGGGATATTAGATATCCTTAACAGACAGTTCTTGGTATCTCCTAGATGGATTATAAATAACTTATATGTCTATAACTGGGAGTCTGATTATCTGGCTATAACCAGATCCATGTACGCATATGAGGTTGAGGTTAAGATCTCATTAGCTGACTATAACAAGGATTTCGAGAAGGAAGGCAAGCACCAAGTAATGCAAGGCTGGTTCGAGGCCCGGAAGCAAGCCCTATACGAGACCGGGGACTGGGTCAGGTACGGCCGGCCCAACTACTTCTACTACTGCGTGCCGGATGGGTTGGTTGATCCTAAGGACATACCTCCGTACGCCGGGCTTGCTTATGTTTGTGGCAGGAATATTAAGAAGGTCAAGGATGCCCCTATCCTGCACCGTGATAAATTTGACCCTGAGGCTTATAAGATGGCGGACAAATTCTACTACAATTGGTGGAATGAGAGACGTAAGGCCAGACAGATAGAAGGGAAGGATATGAAAGACGAGTTCAGGAAAAGCATGAAAAAGGTTAAGGAGAAGATAACAGTCGATGCCAAGATCAAGGCGATGGAGGCGTTCAGGAACGTCTGCGATTACGCCTACTGGCCGTACGGGGGAAGAGGGGTGCCCGGAATGAGACCCAAATGTTCCGCTTGTGGTGAGGAATGTAAATTACAATGCCCGAAAGGGAAGGAATTTAAAAACAAAATAAGATGAGTAAAATTAGAAGTGTATTGGCGAAAGTCATTTCGTTTGCCTCCGATCAACCCATGAGTTATAACGAGGTGTTTGAGTTACTTGATGGTATAGATACGTGCAAGGTCAAGATCTGGCTGGAAGAAGGGGCTAAGATGCCTAAATATGCCCATGAGGATGACGCTTGCATGGATCTGTTCGTTAAGAATATAGAACTTGATGGTGGTAGGATCATATACCATACTGGCGTGCATGTGGCGTTACCTGAGGATTATGAGATGGAGATCCGACCTCGTAGCAGCATCACCAAAACCAAGTCCATTATCCAAAACGCCCCGGGAACTATTGACGAAGGATATAGGGGTGAGATTATGGTAGTATGTAGACGTATAGATCGCTATGGAGATCCTTCTTATTCGGCTGGAGATAAGGTAGCTCAATTGCTTATCCGAAGACGGGAGCGTATCGTATGGGATCAAGTAGAGTCGTTAGAGGATCTTGGAGAATCAGAGAGAGGAAATGGGGGGTTTGGTAGTACTGGGAAGTAATTAATGCCTTATGAGTGGAAGAGTTAAGATAAAGTCCAAGGATAAGGATAAGAAACCTAAGATCGATATATTTAAGGTAATAGAGAACCGGTTCAAGAATATGAACGAGCTTCGGGATCTTATCGACATGGATCCAAGGAAAGGGCTGGTCAGGATCCGGGACGGGGCCGGCTTTAGGGAGGTGGAGCGGGGCGGATGCCTGCACCGGAACTACCTTAATTTGTTGGAGGAGGAGCTGGGAGCGAAGTTGTCAATAGATTTGCTGGATAAGTACGTAAGAAAATAAAGTTTGTGTAATTTATAATAAGATGGATAAAATGTTCGAGAAATTAGATATGGGTAACGTATCTGATGGATATCATACCTTTAACGAGCTATACAGATACCGTATGCTTTACAATGCCGCTTTCTTCAACGAGCTGGCTAAAGGGGATGTAAAGGTCTGTAAGTCACATAAGCATTATGATGGGGAGGAATGCTTCGGTGGAGGATGGTTTATTGTAATGGCCGAACTACCTACAGGTCAGATCTCCAATCATTATGAGAACCGGTATTGGGGGTTATTCAATATCCCTGAACTTGAAACGGCATGGAAGTGGGATGGTCATACGCCTAATGAGGCCGCTGATAGAATAGAATCTTACTTGAAATTAAAATGATATCAATATCTGCCCTAGGAATTGCTTAGGGCAGGTTCGTTTTATATACCGAAGTATCTACCACGATCTGGCTGTCCATATCCTCAATCAACTCAATGATCTCATCTCTTATATCGTAAGAAAGCAAGATAGGTATTATGGTTAGCATAAAAGATAGTATGATTAAATAATTACAAAATCGATAGTAATTCATTGTAAAATCATAGAATTATTTGTATATTTGATATATTAAATGAATTGATAATGAGTCTAATAAAGCGTTCATATAAATATCGTATGTATCCGAACAAAACACAAGAAGAACTTCTTGCAAAAACATTCGGATGTGTTCGTGTTATATGGAATGCTTGTGTTGACTCATTTAACTCATACGATAAAGAAACAAACCCTAATCCGAAATTCCCGACAAAGTCGGATCTTGTTATTGAAAAACCTTGGTTAAATGAAGTATCGGCAGCTACCTTACAGCAGAAGCAACGGGACTTTATCGAGTTCTCCAGACAGTACTTCAATAATAACAGGAAAGAGAAATTCGGTAGACCGAATTATAAAAATAAACATGACAACCAGTCGTTTAGGTTGCCATTCCCGAAGTTTAAAATAGCTGACAATAAGATCCGTATCGAAAAGATCGGATGGGTTAAGATTGTTATTGATCGTAAAATCCCGGATAACGCTTGTTTTATCTCCTGTACCGTTTCAAAGAACCGTGCTGGTCAATACTTCGTATCAGTTCTTGTAGAAACAGAACAGTGCTACAAACAGAAAACCGGCAAAACAGTCGGAGTTGATCTTGGGGTAAAAACATTGGCTACATTGTCTGACGGAATATCTATTGAAAATCCTCATTTTCTTCGCGATAACCAAGCGAAGTTAAAAAGGATGCAACGGCATTTATCGAGAAAGAAATTAGGAAGTAATCGAAGAAACAAATGCAGGCTAAAAGTATCAAGACTTCATTGTGATATAGCCAACAAGCGTTCATGGTACATGCATAATTTGACCATGATGTTGGTAAATAATTACGATGTTATCTGCATTGAAGATCTAAATGTTTCCGGTATGCTACAGAGCCACAAACTTGCCGGTTCTGTATCTGATGCTTCTTTCTCGATGTTCCGTAACCAGCTTGAATACAAGTGTAGGTGGTATGGTAAAGAACTGATTGTTATAGATCGTTTTTACCCATCATCAAAAACATGTTCAAGATGTGGCTGGAAGAATAAAGATCTGAAATTATCGGATCGAACATTTGTTTGTAAAGATTGTGGCTTGGAGATCGACAGGGATCTCAACGCCGCAATAAATATACAAGCCGTAGGAGTTGATGCGGCTATACGGACGCAGAGCAGCCGGGTTGCCGGTTGTGTTGAAGCGTCTAAAATAGAGTAGGATATCTTAGTTATTTCTATGATTTTCTATAAAATTTACAACTATTGGGCATAATATCATAAAATGGAATACTTAATAAATTAAAGGAATGAGAAGCGTGAAAATACGAATATATTATCCTACTCCCCAATCCCTTTAATTGGTTAAGTATATAATTATGACTACTTTATATCTCTTATGAACCGAACACGAAAGCTTACGATCTTCTCTCTGTGTACTACGAGCCCACTGGAGAAATTCAATCTCCATGCGTAGTTAGCACTACGCTCTGAACTAGACCAATAGGTGTCGGAAGTATTGAATTGTTGTCCACCAATAGCCGATAATGCGTTATTGACACTGTTTAAGTTCATCCATATCAATGATAATTGTGGGCATGATGGTATATACCAATCATTATATCCCTTAGCGTCAGAACTAGCTAAAAATGCATTAAGTACACGACCAATTGTTACATAACCACCATATCCTTCACCTCCTTCAGTTACCTCCTTTAGCACTTCAGAATTAGTCTTCCCGTCCCAATCAGATAAAGCCCCATTCGTCCAGTCAGTAATATTTGCCGGAAGGTTAGGGGTACCAAGGTATGAACCAAGCTCAGATTTTAAATAACCGCTGGTATCACTATCATACAATTTATTATAATTTGTAATGCCGGGCTGATCCCTACCACGTCCACCCCAATAGAACAAATAGTTTCTATTATACCCTGCCGAAACGTCTTTATAGCTTTGATTAGAATCCTCGTTCTTCTCGATCATAATCCTATGACGATCATATACTAAAGCTACGGCTATGCAAGTATTATCAGCTTCTGATACCGGTATTAGTCTCAGATTTTTATTGACGGCATAAACTCCATCGCCAACATTGTTGTGGGATAATTTAAATCTTCTTCTAAACATAGCCGTAAGTTTTTATGGAGGTTGTAAATACCCCCCCCCTATATGTAATATATTGATACATAATTAAATAATTTAAGTTATGCACAAATATAATGAATTATAGGGATATGCCAAAGGAAGCAGCCGGCGGAATGCCCGATGGGTAGGCCCGGAGGGATAAAGGGAGGCCTCCCTTCCTTTGGTACTATATCCTCCCCATAAGCTATCATACAATTACTATGCTTACTCTATAGTTGCTACGAACACCATTCCCAACGGCAACAGATTGGCATCCCTGACAGGCGTTGGTTACTATACAATAACCATTTGTTATAAGATCACCTTGCCAAGTTATACGATTGTTACTTGTAATCTGATTATAAAATTTAGGCATGTAAGTGAAATTGATGATCTCCTCAGGATCAGTTATCTCCGTTATAGGAGTAAATTTAGTTATCCTATGCCCGTATAACTCCGTATCAGCTAAATCACAATGCACACCAGAATCATATAGATACGTAAGAGTCCCTTTTGAAACACCTCTAGTTGTGCCTAATAAAACGTTGTACTCATATTGTTGATCCTTTGAAACTATCTGTCCACCTATTCTTATAACTTCTATCTTCTTATTGCGATATATATCAAGATAAGATCCGTTAAAATCAGATTGATATGTATCTCCATCAATATATATATCTACAGGATTAGGACACATGATCTTGTCTATATTAATACGGTAGTGGATCTTACCGGAAGAAGAAGTCCTGCGCCTAAACATATCCCCTCCTTATCTGAGGGTTAAAATACCCCCCCCCTCATGTATTTAACTTCTTTATTCATAATATATTATGTTTTAATTATATCGCAAATATAATAAAATTAATGAGATTATTAAGTCGTGAGGGGATGAGGGATGTGGACATAGGAATATGTTGGGACGCCGGATATATTGGGATATGAGGGATAGGTGGTGAGGATGGGGGATATGCGGAGATATGTGGGACGGACCACCTCCCCGAAATCGGCCCGGCCGGGCTGCCGTTTTTTGGGCCAGCCCCCCCCGCCTACAAAGACTGGGAGACAGGAACGGCAAACGATCTGCAAGCCGAAAAAAGAATGCCTATTTTGTATTTAAATTGTTGATTGTCAATAATATAAATCAATATTTTAATATACGTTTACATTTGATTAGATTTATTACATATAATCGTCGAATTTTTATTGCAAAATATTTGTTTGACAGTAAAACATGTAGTATATTTGCCCCTGTAAGATAACAGCATTAACAAACCGGCGCACCAGAAGCCGATACAAGTCCCGAGGGTACGGGCAAATCTAATGACAGGTAAAGACATTAACAAAGTCCAGAATGAAGTAAAGAAAGCAAGTGAGAAAACGCTAACAGGTGCCGTAAAAGCTTGGTGCCAGCTGTTTAAATCTAGCAAAGAGGTTAACGAAATACTCAAGGATAATGATATCAAGGTAGATAAGGCTATAGTTCCCGCTTTGGCAGCTTTGGCTAAAGACAAGGAAGTTATAATACAGCTTTGTAAAGAGATATTGCCACGTGTAGATGAAACCTTTTGCGCCTACAAGGAGATCGAAAGAGTATATCTCGATAAACAGGATCAGAATAAAAATACAAAGTTATCAGAGGATAAGGTGGCAGAAATATCGATAACAGGCAAAGCGCATAAACGCTTTGGATATAACGAGCCTGTAGAATATGAGGGGGGTATATATTATGAGACGTTTAATGGCACCGACAAACGTATTGTAAAATGCGCCGTACCAATAAAGCGGTATACGTTTAATCTCATTGCTAAATGTGTTACATACTACTTAACACATCCTAAAAACGAAAGATAGTAGCAAGGCACCCCTATAAATGGGGTGTCGTGGTGGCATACCTGTACGTTCACGCCGTGCCACTGTTTAGACTAAACAGGTATGATCTTTAATTTATTGATATAGACATACACAGGTGGGTAGTGTTACGATAGCCTGTGTAGATAGGCCGTCGCTTAACAATGTGGTTTAAGTATTATCCTAGTCCAGGATAGTGCTATTATCTTTTGGTTTATATCAATCTGGTAAGTACGCTAGGTCAACCTAGTAGGCCGTGTAAAACACGGGGTATATTGGTGTATATACGCATGTATAGGGCGTATGTCTATGTGTTGTTAGAGTAGCACGCATGGAGTGTATAACGGGTGTTATAACCGTGCCAATATATCAAAGCAATAACGTTTAAGGTCGCTTAAATACTTATGCGTTATATGTAATAGCAAAATAACTACCCTTACAAGGGTATTTTGTGCGGTTAAATTGACGGACAAAGTGCGCCTTGTCGGTACGTATCACGGGAAACGTATGTGCGTATTTGGCCGGCTTCGTTGTCGGCAAAGGGACAAAGCCAAAGGGAATCGGGCGGGTGTGGTGTGTCTGACTGGTTGTATTGATAAGGCCGGCCGTATTGTCCCCCGGCTTACCGTTTCTTATTGGTGCCATTTAAAACAAATAAATTATGTATAGGAGAAAGTTTGATAATCTTAATAGAAAGCTGGCACTTAAAAAGGAAAAGGCTTTAGACGCTGCAAGAAAGTCTCAAATTGAGTTCTACGTTGATCTTACCAAAGAGCTATACAAGTCTAATAAATTAGATTGTAGTAGGGAATCTGATAAATGTAGGCGGAAACGTGTTAGTTACATGGCAAACAAATTACGACAGTAGTCGTTTGTTTTTATTTGATTTTAAAGTTTGTGCCCTTTCGTACTGTAGTGATATAGGACGGAAGGGCTTTTTTGTGCCTATATTTTACAAAATGATAGCATATTAATATGTTTTGCTTACACATAAAAGTGTTGAGGCGGCAAATTTTAAGCCTTGATCGAAAATGTGTAAGTAAAATGCTTTATTTATCATCATTTTGTATACATATATATCCATGCGGACGGGTATATTGTGCCCTTATGTATGGTTTTGCGTTTGAATCGATCCTAAAAGGTATATAATAGGCGGTACTTATTGTATATTTTTTATCTATGTCTGGGCTTATCTTTCCTTAGAGGTAGCTCTAGGGTTTGATATATACTATGTTGTTGATTCTCAATTATTTGTATTATTTGAGTATTGTTTTTAAATCACGATTACTTATTGTATTTTTTATGGGTATATTTATATATTTCGTACTTGCCTTGTTCTGTTGGTACATGGCTTTTGAGTTGGGGCGGTATGTTATAGCTACGGGCGACGCTCTGCCTATAATCATAGTTTCTTTATTGGTTTTATTATCAATACATTGTATTAGGCAAGTATATAAGGCAATCAAGAACAAGGATCTCGACATCCTAGACTAATCTGGCGTTCCACGTGGAACAATCGGGAGGAAGGTCTCGGTTTTTGTGCTGGGAGTTGGTGGGGTTGATTTGTTTTGCGGGAGGGGACACCTCCAGACAAGGTAAATCAAGGTAAATCAAGGGGAATAAGGTAAATCAAGGAAAACCAAGAGAATCGAGGGAAAATCAAGTAGCCCAGGTGAAACATGGAATCCAAGAATCCCAAATGAAATAAGGGGAATAAGTGGGATAAGGATAACCTCCAAACAATGGTACTCTCCAATATAGATAGGGATCTTATGGGTATGGAGGTATGTCTATGTATGGGTGTATGTGTTTCTTTGGGTGATGGAGGGAGTGTAGGAAACCAAGGGAAACGGGCGGCGGCGATGGCGTGGGGTCGGCCCCGCTGGTCGTCCGTCCCTGTTTTCCTTTGGCGGTAGTGTAATATTAAAAATCTGATAGTGATATGACGAAAGAGGAAGCGAGAGAAAGGTTCGGTGACAATATAATAAACAAACTATTGTCGCTTGGTGCTGAACCGACAAATGTATATCAGGATGATGATATTGTGGAATGGTGCAGTGATGGATGCATAAAAGTGGGCGATATTGAAGTATGGGCTTACTATTACTTTTATGAAGGAGAGAACCCTGATTTATGTAATTGGGAGGATCGCATGGAGATAGAGGTAGAGGAATGTTGGATTTAAAATCGGTTGATATGAGATTCATGTATTTAACGGAGCTTAGAGAAAAGGATATATACGTAGGCGACAAGAAGTGCAAAAGAGTAAAAATATATGTAGGCAGACCGTTGAGGGATACGCCTAAAACCTATAAACAAATAGGCGGATTTGTAGCAAAAGAACTATCCAACGCTTATAACAGCGGTTGTGTTTCCATCTATGAAGCAAAGGATAAAACGCTCAGATATTCGGTTTATCGAGACGGTTGTTTTTATCCTTATTACGGGAAATTAGAGGTGGCAGAATAATACCAAGGGGAATGCGGGCGGCTGCGGGGAGGCTGGACAGACCTTGTCGCCAGCGCCGTCCTTTTCCCCTTGGCAACAATAGGAATGAATATGAACGAAACAGAATTACTAAGATTACAAGATGAAGCGCTATCTTACCTTCGTGATAATATTACAAAGGATGAGGCGTATTATGTCCTTACGACTGACAAGGATATGATAGAGATTCTTATAGCTGATAAGAAGGACGGAAGCAAACGTATCAAAATTCTTGATATGGAATATACTATCGAGAAGGATGATATGTTATTGTTATTCGATACAGATGGGATAATAGACGAATGTCTTTTGGTTGCCAGCTACATAGGGGTAAATATGTATTTTCGCAGGCAAGATGTCAACGCTATTTTGAATAACATCAACAGAGAGAAAGTTATGGAATATCCTTACATAGCTATTCAGTTAGATAATATACAGACTATCGAAAAGCGTAGGGTTATTTTTGAGATCACCGGGCATAGGATAGATGATAACAAAGAGAAAATAGATTTTATGTTTGTTTATTTTATGGCTAGAATATTATGAGAGCGAGGAGGACTGTGAAGGAAAGAGATATTGTGAAGATATTGGTATTCGGGTATGATAGGATGCTTATAAAATCCATTAAGGATTCCGGATTCAGAAGTATGTCGGATGTAATATCGTACGCCAATAATATGGTCGGGGATAAGCCCATTGATCATATTAGGGTATCAAATGAGGCTCGTGGATGGTGTGGGTCATATACTAATTATGGTAAAAGAATAGATTAGTTCGATAGTAGGATATGATATGAGAAGGATTATAAAAGAGAAAGACGATATCAAGGTATCTATATTTAGTGGGGATAGATTGGCTCGTGTTTTCATTGATTCTGGATATAGGAATATAGCTATGGTGATAGCCGATTGCAATAGAATAGCTAATGGTTGTTATCATATACATCATATTGAGGTGGTAAATATGGATAGGGAATGGCATGGCACATATACCGCTGATGGAAAGAAAATTAATTAATATAAATAACATCATGAATAATATCATAGAGAACAATGATGGGGTAAAAAGAAAGGTAAGGGTATATGATTTCGGCGAGAAGGTCGCTGATAGATATACTATTGTATGCGTAAGTGACAGGAATAAAGATTCAAGAGGAATCTTATTTTATCCGATGTTCACTTGTAACGAAAACCCGTCGCATCCGCAAGGAATAGGGATGTATGTAGGGGACTATTATCCTCATAAGGGAGGTATGTACAACTTAGGGAGAAGAGTGAAGGATATAATGTCTTTGCCTAAAGAAGTGATTAGATACATAAAATAGGTAACAACAACATGAATGAAATAGTTTACAACAATTACGATTTGGTTGCTTTCGAGCAGAATGAAGAAGTGGTAGTAGCCGTAACATTCTACAGGTATTACAAGAAGAAAGCTAAGGGCGAGGTTAATTATAGATGGAGAACCAGATGCCCGGAGCTGGTGGATAAGATCGTAAAACACCGTACCAAGGTATTTACCGGTCAACTTATCCAGTTAGCGAAAGCGTATGGGGAGAAAAAGGTTATAAAATATCAAAAGGAGGAGGAAGGAGTATGTCAAAATACGATAGAGACGCTATAGAGATATATATACTGGATCATATAGATACAGATAATTATGGTAAGCAGTTTAAATATGATAGGGAATATATGTCTTTTATGCTTAGTGTGTTCAAGGATGAGTATAAAGAACATATCAAAAGGGACGGGATTAAGAAGGCTTTTGAGGATTACATAATGAGCGTTCCGTCTATATTCAGGATTCATATAGCGGATTGTGATATTAGATATTTATTACGTTCATGGGGAGTGGAGTTTGATAAGGATGATGATGAGATATACATCTTATACAAGAAGATCATAAGAGAGGTCTTTTTTAAGATGTGTGAGGATATGAAAGTTTGTTAATGTTGAACCAAAACCTTGGCGGGGCGGAAGGATATATCATGATCGTACGTGTGCGGATATGATCCGGGGTCGGTTCCCGGCGCCTTGACACAACTTAATTAAATAGCATATGGACAATATTTTAAAAAGAGCGGCAGCGGAATTGAAAGAAGCCGGTTGCAGGGTTTTTGCGTGGCAGGATGATACTTATAATAGAAGTTGGAGTAAGGGTGATTATATAATGTTGTATTACGCCTTCCCTGATTCGCCTAACATCGGGTATCTGAGTCGTGGGGAATATGGGATGAGCGTAGCATATAGTAGAGCTTATATACCGAGCCGTGGGAGTGGATCGGGGTGTTGTATCAAGGAGGAGGCTACGTTCGACCTTGCGACGGCGTTAGATGCGTTGAACGGGCCGTTACCTAGGTGGTGTAAGGCCTATGGGGTTTATCCAAAGCAGTACGATAATATTGATAAATGGTATAATAGAGATAATCATAACAAAAAATTATTTAAGGAGATTTGATATGGAGGTAAAAGATTGGGAAAATCTGGTTTTAAACACAGAGGTAGGATCACATTGTTTTGTTACGCTGATTGATAATAATGACATCAGTAGAGGTTACGCACAGATCAGACGCGCGGAACATTTCGGGTATAACATCTGCTTCACCCGGTTATATGGGAATAAGTTTTACTTCGAAAAGATAGAGGAAGGTCGTACGCAACAATACATCAATAGGAGGAAATAATATCACTATCAGATGACAAGGAGACAGTTTAACCGGTTGATAAATGAGCTGAACGGCAAAAGCCCGTTTATCGTATTACATAGGGATGCTGTTGCGCCTAAATACGTAGGCGTGGAGGTCTCGAAAGAAGGTGTGGTATATAATTACTCAGTTATAAGTATAAACGATGACTACAAGCCTAAAAAGGTTCTTATTTCAAAGCTATTGAGTATAGCTGATAGTATAAATAGCAATAAGGACTTAAAAAAGGATTGATTGGACGTATTTATGGTATGCGGCATCATATACGATATAATACCGTGAATAGCGTTGTATGGAGGGTATGTGTGATAATATGATAGATAACGTATTTGCGTCTTAACATCATAATATTATGCCATTATATCCTCTTTTTGTATAAAAAGAATAACGAATAATATAAATATCTTGGATATGGAAGGAATTAATATAGGTGACAAAATAGCGTTTCATATAACTGGTAATCATAATATAGGATATGCCAAAGGAGAAAGATATGTCGGGACAGTATTAAGTAGGGATCACCGATCACGCCTTCATGTGAGGGCGGGAGGCATGCCTAGAGCTTGTATTGATGAGCGGGATGTGGATAAGAATATTGATCCATATGGGGATTTTGATATGAATGAGGCGATCCCGAATCCTGTGGCAAGGGAGTTATATAAGCTGATGGGCAGGTACGTTTATACGTTCGGTAGGTCTCATGAAAGTATCAACGGATATATTGTGTATGAGTGTATAATGATGGACAGGGATTTAAGACATAATGTTATGTATGCGTTACATGATCATGGATTCGAGGCACGGCATATTGATAGTTATTCTTGGTGGATGACCAATGAGAGGCTGATGTCAGAGGTAACATATACGGAGGGAGATATCCATATAATTGTTCATGAGTGTATGGAGGATTATGTGGATAACGTGAAATTTGGGGAGGAGTTTTATAAAAACAAGTAAACATGATAAGATGCCTACTTGTAATGGCGATGATAATATTGACACCGCCAAAAGGGAGCGGTGGCCTGCCCCACGCCCCAAGCCCTGCCGTGGTAGAGGCAAGGGTATGGGATAAGCTGGCGGCCGCCCTGTCTTTCGTGGAGTCAAAGGATGACGATCGAGCGTATAACGCCTCATCCGGGGCTTTAGGGAGGTGGCAAATGAAAAGGATATACGTTGATGAGGTTAATAGGATATTACGCCTTAAACGAGAGAAAAAGCGGTACAGGTATCGTGACAGAACGAATCCTGTCAAGGCTAGGGAAATGTTCGAGATATATCAATCTCATCATAATCCTAAAAAGGATATAGATCGGGCTATAAGATTGCATAGGGGGCTACATTCCCCTAAATATGTCAAGGAGGTTAAGAACAAATTGAGAGAATAAAAATATAGGAGGATTAACATGGACGAGGATAAAGTGATACGACCAATGGATTTTGTTAGGCTTACGAGTATTGACAAATCAAAGGTGATTAAGGATACTGAGAACCATATAGGGCTGGTCAAGGAGGTCAGTCGGGACGGGAGAATGAGTATAATATGGATAGGTGAAACTTACAGTCAGTTGGCGTGGTTCAAATCGAGCGAGTTGGAGGTGGTGGATAACCTTGTGAGCATCCTGACATGCGGGCTGGCTAACTTTCGAGGAGACGGAAAAGAGAGCGCGGATAAATTTTATTCGATTGGCTAGAAATAAGGACAATTAATTAGAGGAGAAAATCATATGGATCGTGAGACATTAGTAAATATCGTTTATAGCGGTAAAGTAAGATTTATACCAGTAAGAAGATGTTCATTATGTGATGAATATATAGGATATAAATTCGTTAGGATGTGCGATGGGAGTATGATTCCAGTATTTTCTAGTGGATGTGGGTGTTGTGGAGTTAATAATGGACAATTGTTTGAGAGGACATGGGATGAGTTGCTTGATATTATCAATAATCAAAACAAGCCTATGGATAAGAGGACAGAAGCGGATGAATTAATATTAAATGAATTAATATAATAAAATGGCTATGAAATCTTATAAAGGATTCGACAAAAAATTAAAATGTCGGGATTTTCAATATGAAATAGGCAAGGAATATGAGATGGATGGAGAGATCAAGGTGTGTAGCAGAGGGTTTCACGCTTGCGAAAGCCCGTTTGATGTTTTTGATCACTATACTATGATAGACTCTAGGTTTTGCGAAGTAGAACAAGACGGGAATATATCCAAGGAGGATGGAGGGACAAAAATTTGCTCATCGAAGATTAAAATAAAAGCAGAGTTAAAATTGGCTGACATGATCAATCTTGGAGTTGAGTGGCTAAAAGAGATCACATCACCTGAAAAAATAAAAACGAGCATAAAGGATAATTCATCCGGCTACGATGCCCAGATAGGATCATCCGGCAACGGTGCCAAGATAGGATCATCCGGCAACGGTGCCAAGATAGGATCATCCGGCAACTATGCCAAGATAGGATCATCCGGCGACTATGCCAAGATAGGATCATCCGGCTACGATGCCCAGATAGGATCATCCGGCAACGGTGCCAAGATAGGATCATCCGGCAACGGTGCCAAGATAGGATCATCCGGCAACTATGCCAAGATAGGATCATCCGGCGACTATGCCAAGATAGGATCATCCGGCTACGATGCCAAGATAGGATCATCCGGCAACGATGCCCAGATAGGATCATCCGGCAACGGTGCCAAGATAGGATCATCCGGCAACGGTGCCAAGATAGGATCATCCGGC